TATAGAGTGAGTGCAGTTCCTTACAACGAATCAGGTTTTGCAAATCCTAACACCATTTATACAGATATTTCTTTTGGTGGAAACACTGTTAAAGAAGTAATTGAAAGTTTGTTTGAAGGAATTAATAAGAGTACTCGAGAACGTGCAGCAAAAGAAAAAACAGCAGAAGCGGCGAAAGTTATAGACGAATATCAAGTGTTTTTCCCTGCAATGCCTTCTGCAGGATCTAGTTTAAAAATTGAAACAACTGATACTGCAATTTCTAAAGCAAAGATTAATGAACAACTTCGATCAAATGCTGTTTACAAATTTCCGCCTATTGAGAAAAGTCCTACAGTAACATCGTCTAGTGGTGGCCGAGGTTCAGGATATAATGATCCAAGAAGAACTGATGCAGGAGAAATTCCTAAACGATACGACCCTCAGCAGAATCAAATTCAGTTTGCTGCAAATTCTAATATACACGAAATCATTGAAGCGGTAATTCGAGATAGTCTATACTTTGAACAAATATTAAAAGACGTTGAAGCTGCCAAGAAGTCAGACGGGATGATTGATTATTTTCAAATAATGATCAATACTGTTCCTGGACCAATGGATACTACTTTTAATCAACAACGATTTATATATCAGTATATAATTTGTCCATACCGTGTACATTATTCTAAATTGCCCGGACAACAAAATGCAAACTTTGATGCAGCTTCTATGAAAAATTATGTAAAGAGAGTTTACAACTATCTTTACACAGGTAAAAACATCGATGTTCTAAGTTTTAGATTAAATTTTAATAATTTATTCTTCCAGGCTGCTAATCCTAAAATGGGTAATAATGATAAGTCTGATACCAGTCAAGGTGCCGGTGCATCCAATGATCCAGTAGTCAAGGCACCTAACAACGGTGCCAAGGATGCACCAAAAGATCAAAATGATAGGGCACCTGCCCTTCCGGGGAGCGAAGCTGGATCTACTAATGCAAGGGGTCAGCCAGTACAACAGAATCCTTATTATCAAATTGCATATGCTGCCCATCAGGCTATATTAGAAAGTGTTAATATGCTTACCGGTGAGATTGAGATTTTAGGAGATCCTTTTTATCTTGCAACCGGTGGCATGGGAAACTTTTTGCCAAGTTTAAAAGATACGGCAATCACTACTACCGGCGAAGCCAATTTCAATAACGGTCCTGTAGTGGTAAAGATTAATTTTAGAAATCCAATAGATATCAATGAACAAACTGGTCTTGCTGAATTTAGCAAAACAGCGGTGCCGTTTAGCGGAGTTTATCAAGTTTTAAAATGTCAAAGTACATTAAGAGACGGTGCTTTTAAACAAAAATTAAACATCATGCGGTATAGTGGTCAGATAGCAGACGGATCTGATCTTAAAGAAACAAAAGCACAAAAAGATGTACAAGATAGCAAACCTGGAGAACAGCAAGTTATTGATCGTGCACCGAATGATGTTGCACGATCGGGTGTTAAACCTAACGAAGCAAATTTAGCCGGATGGATTGATAAAGGGCTGCCGTCAGTGGGACTGCCTGGACAATTTGCTAACTTGCTAGGTGCAGGAAATCAAGCATTAAAAACGGTTACCGGTGCATTAGGTCCCGCCGCAAATGTATTAAATCAAGTTGGTAATCTAGGTGCTGGGTTGGGCATAGGAGATGCATTAACAGGTATTAATCCTTTGTCAAAAGGAATACCAATCAATGTAGATTCATTGGCAATATTAAATGGAAATCCTTTAGCTGGTGCAGCATCACTTAACCAAGTAGGGAATCAACTTAAATCTTTAGTTCCTGGAAACATTGACGGACTTATAAACGTACAGTCGGCACAGGATGCGTCAAGTATATTGAATAAAGCAGCAAGCGGTGCATCGTCAGTGGTTAATGGAGTAGCAAAGGGTGCAGAAAGTTTTGTAGCATCTGCAGGTGCAGGAGTTAGTAATCTATTAGATTCTACTAAAGGATTAGGAGACACCGCTGGACTTGTTAATAATGTTCAAGGAAAATTAGCTAACTTAACTTCTGGTGGTAGCAGTAGCCTAACGCCGCTACAGAAATCTGCGGTAATGCAAGATGCAATTGATAAAGGACTCCCAGTCGATCAGGCGTTAAGAAACGCACAATTATTTGGAGTTAATGTTGCAGGATTTGAAACTAATCCTAGTGCAATGGCAGCTAAATTGGGAATTGACACTTCGCAGTTGTCTGGGCTAACTGGAAAATTAGATAGTAAAGTAATTTCTGAACTTCAGTCTGTTGTAAAAGAATTACCTGATAATGTTAGTTTAAACTCTGTTAAAGAACAGGGCATTATTCTTGCAAACATTGGCAAAGACTCATTAAAGAATATTCCGGCAATTCCCCCTAAAGTAACTGCACCTTTTGCAGAATTGCCTACTCCCGCAACTTCAGACACACTGTCTGTAGCTGATAGATCTAAAGTAATTAATCATGCAATTGCAAATGGCATACCTGTTGATCAAGCATTAAGGAATGCATCATTATTTGGCGGCACCGGCAGTATTCCTAGTCTAAATGGATCAGCACTAAGCTCATTATCTGCCCTTGGTAAATCTTCAGCAGACATGATAACTGGTAAAATTTCTTCAATCCAGCAGGGCATATCGGGAGTTGTAGGTCAGAGAGGTGCATTACAAGCCGGCCTTACTACAGCAATGGGTATTCCTGGATCAGTTGAAAGTCAAATATCGTCAGTTCAAAAAATGTTAGGTAATCCTGAATCAGGAGTAACTCAACTATCGAATTTAGGAAAAAGTGTTACTGCACAGTTTGGAAGTTTATCAGCAGCATCAGCCAGTCCTTTAGAAAAGTTTATGAACAACTCTGTAAATAGCCTAAACGATCCGAACGCCCCACCGTACGCAGGAACTGACCCTATTGTAAGAAGAAGGTTAGGTTTGCCTCCTATAGAAGAAGCATAATATGAGTATTCAAACCCGCAGAAGACAAAAATTACCACATCCTGGGCCTTGGCTAGGAGTAATTACAAACTATCTTGATCCTACATACATGGGAGGCTTAGAAGTCTCTTTGATTAAGTCTACTCAAGGCGAAGTTACATTACAAAGTGAAACGGTGGTAGTTCGTTACATGACTCCTTTTTACGGCATTACATCTATCAAACACGAAGGTACGAACTCTGCTGATTTTAATGATGTTCAAAAAAGCTACGGTATGTGGTTTGTACCGCCCGATATTGGTACCACAGTAATGTGTATGTTCATTGATGGAGATCCAAATTCCGGCTATTGGTTAGGCTGCGTGCCTGAGGCATTTCAAAATCATATGATTCCCGGACTTGCAGCAAGTCAAACAGTGGCAATGACTGCGGAGCAAGAAAGAAAATACGGCACTAGAAATGTACCAGTAGGTGAATTTTTAAAGAAAGGTAGAGATCTTTCTAATCCTAAACCAGACACATATACAAAACCTATACATCCTTTTGCAGATAGACTGCTGGCCCAGGGATTACTTACTGATACAATTAGAGGCACTACGACTAGTGGTGCTCGCCGAGAAATTCCTAGTGCAGTATTTGGTATCAGTACGCCCGGCCCCCTTGATCCAAATGGAAAGAAAGGCTACATTGGATATGAAAGTATTTCTACTGCACCAGTAAGTAGATTAGGTGGAACACAACTAGTTTTTGATGATGGTGATCAAAACGGACAGAATGAATTAGTAAGGATTAGAACTAGAACCGGACATCAAATCTTAATGCATAATAGTCAGGATCTGATTTACATTGGTAATAGTAAAGGTTCTGCATGGGTAGAATTAACCAGCAACGGTAAGATTGATATCTACGCCGAAGACTCAATTAGTATCCATACTGAACAAGATTTTAACTTTAGAGCAGATAGAGATGTAAACATCGAAGCTGGTAGAAATATCAATTTCCGTGCCGAAAAGAATATGGAGACCAACGTTAGCGGCCACTATTTTTTAAGTGTTGATGAAGAAACTAGAATTGTATTTTCAAAGACTAAGGACGAAACTATAGGTGCTGATTCTAAATTAACAATAATCGGTAATCACGAAATTCTTAGCGGTGCTAGTGTTAAAGTATCTGCCGAAGGCACAATGAATTTGGCTTCTGAAGGGAATATGCGTCAAAGTACAGGTGCAAGTTTCCATGTAGGTGCCGCCGGAAATTATTATGAAAGTGCTACTGCAATTCATATGAATGGTCCAGCCGCAGAGGCAGCAGAGACTGCAAGTCAAGCCACTGTACCACCTGACTTACCCTTGTATGCATTACCAAACAGACAAAAATCAGCAGGCTGGGAAAATGGTCAATTCTATAAAGCAAGTCCTATTAGAAGTATTATGCAACGTGTTCCTACTCACGAGCCGTGGGATCAACATGAAAACAACAATCCTAAGCAGTTTAGTCCCGAAGCAACAGATAATACACTACAAAGTAGAGCAAGTAGTGGTGTAGCTGATAATCCAAATATTGGAACGCAACAGCCCGCTAACGGTGCTGAGTCTACTCCGGGAACATGCAGTCCTGAATTTGCAAAAGATATCAGAGACTCTGGTGCAGCCGCAGGAATTGCAGCAATTAAAGCAGCCTGTGCAAAATTTGGTCTAACAAGTCCATATGCTGTGGCGGCATTGCTAGGCATTGCTGGCGGTGAATGTCGTTGGAGACTAGTTGAAGAAAACTTTAATTACAAGACCGATAGATTGTTACAGGTCTTTCCTAGTGTATTCAAAGGTGATCGAGCACTTGCTGATCAGTATTCTGGAAATCCAAATAACAGTTTACCTGAATTCTTGTACGGGTATCAGACCGCTAAAGGTAAAGGGTTAGGTAATACTGAAGCAGGTGATGGTGCAAAGTTTATTGGCCGAGGTTATATTCAGCTTACAGGCCGAGGCAACTACAGCAGATACGGCACACTAGCAGGTCATGACCTAATTAACAATCCTAAACTTCTAATGGATCCAGCAATCGCCGCAGAAGTTAGCGTTAAGTATCTGCTTGACAGAGTTAAAATGTCTCCATCTGATCCGGGTTATTTTGCAGCCGCATGTAAAGCTGTTGGGTTTAACACACCTGATATTAAAGCAAAGAAAACTGGGTTTTATAATTGTTTCTTAGCACAGCTACAGGGTAAAGTTGTAACATCTAGTGATGGCACACCTATTGTTGATGGATCAGGAAACCCTGTAACAACTGGGGTAAAATAACTGAATAAATAGAGTTATGGCCTACAAAAATATAGTTATAACTCCTCCAAATCTTAAAAATGTAACTACTACTAAAACTAGTCAGTTCTATAAAGGGTTCAGTACAGTAGATGATACAACTACTAATGTCAAACTCTACGACTATGAATTGATCAAACAAGATATTTTAAATCAATTCAACACTCGTAAAGGGGAACGATTAATGAATCCTAATTTTGGTTCAGTAGTCTGGGATCTAATATACGAGCCGCTAACACCTAATGTCAAGCAACAAATATCTGCAGACATTGATAGGATCCTTGCATCTGATCCTAGAGTAATTCCTACTCTAGTAAACATTATTGAACAAGATTACGGATTTTTATTAGAAGTTACATTATCTTATAAAGGTACTGATGTAAGTGACGGCATGATTTTATCTTTTGATAAGCGTGTTGGCTTGGCTGGGTAATAAACTACGTGGTTTATTTTTCCAATAAATATGCAATATTAAGGTAACTCGGTTTATGATCCCGTCAACAAATTCAAAACTACTGGTCGCAGAAGATTGGAAAAAGGTATATCAATCTTTTAAGAATTCTGATTTTAAATCTTACGACTTTGAAACTCTTCGTAGGACAATGATTTCTTATCTCCGCGAAAAGTACCCAGAAGATTTTAACGACTATATTGAATCTAGTGAATATGTTGCACTAATCGATCTTATTGCTTACCTTGGACAGAATTTAAGTTTCCGTGTTGACCTTAATGCACGTGAGAACTTTTTAGAAACAGCACAACGTCGTGACAGCATTTTGCGTCTAGCACAGTTGATTAACTACAATGCCAAGCGTAATACTCCTGCCAATGGATTTTTAAAATTAACAGCAATATCTACTACTGATAACGTATTTGATGCTAACGGTAGCAATTTAGCAAACACAGTTATTTCCTGGAACGATGTTAGCAACACTAACTGGTACCAGCAGTTTGTCACTATCATTAACAGTGCTATGCCCGGCTCTGTTACATTTGGCAAGCCGTATGACAAAAAGACAATCAACGGCATCCCTACAGAACAATACAAGTTAAACACTGCAAATTCTGATGTTCCTGTGTTCGGATTTAACAAAACAATTGGCGGCATTTCGATGCCTTTTGAAATCACCAGCTGCGAATTTACTGGAAAGACACACATCTACGAGTCAGTACCTAAGCCGGCTGATCAGTTTAGTTTTATTTTTAGAAACGATAGTAAAGGCAGTGCAAGTGCTAATACCGGTTTCTTTGCACACTTTCGTCAAGGTACATTAAACTTAGCTTCATTTGGTGTTGATGCACCTGTGCCAAATGAAATTGTTGGCATTAACGCCAGCGACATTAATGACAACGATGTGTGGTTATGGCAGCTTGATGCTGACGGAAACTATGACACAAACTGGTCTAAAGTCCAAGCCTTAACTGGAAATAACGTAATATACAACAGCTTGAGCAATCAAGAAAGAAATATTTTTGCAGTTACTACTCGAGAAAACGATCAAGTTGATTTAAACTTTGCAGACGGTCTGTTTGGAAATTTGCCTAAGGGTCAGTTTGTATTGTTTTATAGACAGAGCAACGGATTAAAGTATTCTGTTAAGCCTGAGCAGATTAACGGAGTTCAAATTTCTTTACCTTATTTTAACAAAATAGGACAAAAGCAACAACTATCTTTAACATTCAGCTTACAATACACTGTTAATAACAGTGAGAGTTCTGAGTCAGATGCTAACATTAAATTAAAAGCACCACAGTCTTTCTATACTCAAAATAGAATGATCACCGCTGAAGATTACAACATTGCACCATTAACTGCTGGTGCAGATATTGTTAAGATTAAAAGCGTTAATAGAATTTCTAGCGGAATTTCTAAGTATTACGAGCTAAGTGATGTTAGTGGAAAATATTCCGGAACTAATATATTTGGTGAAGACGGTGCGTTATACCAAGAAGATAAGACACTGACATTAGAGTTTTCTTACTCTAACAAAAACGAAATTTATGCAGCGGTGATTAACAAAATTATTCCTATTGCTGAATCTGCAAGTATGAATAATTTTTACCTGAACTACTGGCCGCGTCCAGCAGTGTCAGACCCTCCGGCAGTATGGAATCAGTCTACCAAAAGTACTAATCAATCTACGGGATATTTCAAAGATGGACTAACTGGTGTTGCTTTGCAAACAGGTATTTTTGCCGCTAGCAATCTAAGTTATTTAGAGCCCGGTGCTCTTGTTAAGTTTGTTCCGCCACAAGGACAATACTTTTTGCCAAACGGAAACTTGACAACAGTAAGTGATTCAACTACTAAAGATTTTAAATGGGTTAAGACATCCTTGATTATCGGTGATGGATCTTACGGCGGCCAAGGAAATTTACCTGACGGTACTGGACCTGTTATTGTTACTCAGAACATTCCTTCAAATGCTATTGCAAGAGAAATTATTCCTCCGTTTGACAGTGTGTTCAGTTATTCATTACAAACTGATATTGTTAATCTTTCGTTAGCCAAGAGAAATTTTGGTCTAAGTTTTGCAGAAGACACTCGTTCGTGGTATGTGATTAACGACACTGACCTAGACTTGACAAATCCTTTTACTATCCTATACCAAAAAGATTCTTCAAACACTAATAAAGATGCTAGCTGGTTATTTGCATTTACTTGGACTGGAATAGGATATGAAGTAAAATATAGAATCACAGACTATATTTTTGAAAGCGAACGAGACACCTCGTTCTTCTTTGATTCTACAACAAAGAATTATGACTTCACAAAAAATACTCTTGTGAAAGATCAAATTAAGATCCTTGGAACCAATCCGTCTCCTGTTAATTATGGAAATGCTATTATTTCATTAACGTCAACTGGTACTAACGGTAGCGTTACTGGATTTAACATTATTAATCGAGGTAAGGGTTACGTTTCTACTCCTCAAGTTACTATCACTGGTAGCAGTTCTGGAGAGTTTTATCCTGTGTTAAAAAATGGATCAGTGGATCGTATCATTGTGGTAAATTCAGGTTCAGGCTATAATACATTAACTTCGGTAGTGAGTATTTCTTTCTCTGAAACACAGTATTCTACATTGCCGCTCGGTATAGATTATGGCTGGCAAATTGACGGTAACATTGTTGAAGCAGATGGATATATTGAACCTAAAAAAATTCAAGTATCTTTCTTAGACGAATATGAAGACAATCAAATTGAAAACCCAGATGCCTTTACTGACATTGTAGCACCTGCTTCATTAAGTCCTCAAACTGGATTTAAAGATAAGTTTGTCTATTTTAGATATGCAGATAATGACTTAACATATTCAATTGTTACTAATGCAGAAATTCTTGCTTACCCTACAGAAGAAGATGTTCCGCAATCGGCAAAAGTTGAAGGGCAGTTATTTTATTTCTACGACAAATCAATTAACGTTATTAAACACTATTCAGAGTCAGCAGAAAGCTCATATGTATTACAACCTAACTACTTTGCAAGGCCTGGAAGAACAGGATTAAAGTTCCAGTATAGACACAATAGTGGCGACGACCGTAGATTAGACCCAAGTAAAACTAACTTGATTGATATTTTTGTGCTTACACAAACATACGACACAACTTATAGAAATTGGTTAACTTCAGAATCGGGTAGCGAGCCACTTCCGCCTACTAGTTCTGAGCTTGAAGAAAACTATAGCAGCACATTAGAGCCTATTAAAGCTATTAGCGATCAGTTAATTTACCAACCAGTAAAATATAAAGTATTGTTTGGAACACAGGCAGATAGAAATCTTCAGGCAACATTTAAAGCAGTTAGAAATAGCACAAGAAGTACAACAGAAAATGAATTAAAATCTAGAATACTTGCGGGCATTGAACAGTTCTTTGCATTAGAAAATTGGGAGTTTGGACAAACATTCTACTTTAGTGAGTTGTCAACATACATCATGAACATGATGTCTCCTGATATCACTAACTTTATTATTGTTCCAAAAGCAGATGTGCCATTTGGTAGTCTGTACGAAATTGCCTGCCAAAACAACGAAATTTTTATTAACGGTGCCGGCGTAAGTAACATTGAGATTATTGACGCTATTACTGCAAATCAAATTAAAACAACAGCAACTATTATCAATAGTACATTAGGAGTATATTAATGTCTGATGAATTGAATCAGGTGGAAGACAAGAACACACCGAGCACTAGAAAAAGTGTTAACCTATTACCGGTGCTGTTCAGGACAGATAAGAACAGCAAGTTCTTAGCAGGTACTATTGACCAATTAATACAACCACCTCAATTAAAGAGACTTGACGGATGGGTCGGCAGTAAAATTACTCCAACATATGATCCAAGCAAGGATTATTATATTGAGTCTAATCTTAAAACTAGACAAGATTATCAATTAGAACCTGCACTAGTAGTTACTAATGATATTTTAAAAATTATTAAATCTACAGCATATGATGATTTAATCAACCAACTTGACTATGAAGGTGCAAATACTTCGAGACTTGATAGACTTTTTGACCCGCAGTTTTATTCATACGACCCACACATTGACTGGGACAAATTTGTTAACTTTGAAAAATACTATTGGATTCCTGCAGGTCCTAATTCAATCTCAATATCAAATCAACAACGAGAAGTAGTTAGCACATACAATGTAACTGACACTGCTGACGGTTTTAATTTTGTTTTCACCCCTGATGGACTTACTCCTGCTCCTCAAATTACTTTGTACAGGGGAGTTACTTATAAATTCAATGTTAAGAGTCTAAGTACATTCTGGATTAAGACTTCTAGAATTACTGGGAAAGAAGCTCCTTACAGGGCTACTACTAATAACGGTATTTCTGAAGGTGAAATAACATTAACTATTGATCACACAACTCCTAAAGTTCTTTACTATGTTTCAGAAACAGAAATTCTCAATGGCGGAGAGTTCATCATCAAAGATATTGAAGAAAACAGCTTCATTGATGTAGAGAAAGAAATTTTAGGAAAGAAAAATTATAAGTCTTTCTCTGGAGTTGAATTCACTAACGGAATGAAAATTAACTTTGTTGGTCAAGTATCTCCTGAAACATACAAAGATAAAGAATTTGTTGTTGAAGGTGTGGGTTCTGAAATTAAGTTAGTTGAATTTGATTCTCTAATTGCACCGGAACGCTTTGCTACTGTTTTTGATGAAAGGTTTGATAGCGAAAGCTTTGACAAATATGCATTTGATCAATCTATTAATCTTCCTCTAGTACCTGAATATATCACCATCAACAAGGCTAGTAAAGATAAAAACCCATGGAGTCGTTACAATCGCTGGTTCCACGAGGATGTTATCCGATTGAGTGCAAAACTCAACGGAGTACCAGTACTGCTACCATTTAGCGATAGAGCAAAACGACCTATTGTTGAATTTGAAGCTGACATGCAACTTCATAACTTTGGCAGTTTTGTTAAAAAGAATGTTCAGTTCATTGATACTATTACTACTGATGTATTTTCTACAGTAGAAGGCTCAGTTGGATATTACATCGACGGAGAAGAAGTTGGTCAAGGTGATCGAGTAATCTTTACTGCTGACAATGACAACTTTGTTAATAATAAAACTTATATTGTTAACTTTGTAAAAATTGGAGAAAAATTTAGAATCAGTTTAGACGAAGAACCTGATGTTACTCCGCAGGCAGGTGACTCAGTTGTTATTACTAAAGGTACTGTTAAGCGTGGTGAAAACTGGTGGTTCAACGGAACTAACTGGGTATCAAGTCAGCAAAAAACTGCTTTAAATCAAGCACCTCGATTTGAGATCTACGATAATAATGGTGTTGCATATAGTGACCCAGTTTATAAAGAAATTTTCTTAGGATCTAAGATTTTTGGTTATAGCATCGGCACAGGCGTTGCAGATTCTGTATTAGGATTTCCTTTAAAATACAAAAATATTTCTAATCAAGCATATTATTTGTTTGAAAACTATTTCATGACTGATGTTAATTTTGTTGTTGACGGCAACAATTCTTACTCAGTTCCTGTGTCTAACGGCTTTATAAAAAGAAACGTTAATAGAAACGACTCCGTTTATATCAATGTGTGGACAGAGTCTGCTGGATATCAAATTCCTATTATTCAATATACCGTTGCAGACTCTGTAATTACTGAATTAGAAATTACTGCGGTTGAAAATGCCGGTTATCAAAATATTGAAGTAGAAGTATTTGTCAACGAAGATAAAAAAGTTTTATTAGATGAGTATACATTATATGCATCTGGCAGAAGATATTTTGTAGTTTTTAAAAATCCAGTAACCGTTGGAGACAGAGTACTTCTTAAAGTTAAAGGCACTGGAAAACCTAGTCTAACCGGTGCATACGAAACTTCTTTAGGATTTACAAATAATCCGTTGAACGGCCCTATTTCTCAATTTACTCTTTCCGAGTTGTCTGATCACGTTAAGACTATGATTGACAGGCATCCTAACTTTGTTGGAAGCTTCCCGGGAACTAGCAACATTAGAGATATTGATCAATTACCTAGTTACGGCACTAGACTAATCTGCAATAAAAACCCTCTCGCATTTGCTGCATATTTTATTGCTAACGACAAATACAATTTGTTGTCTGCAACAAGAACGGTTGCACAACATTACAATCAATTTAAATTAGGGTTGATTGATCAAATTACAAAACTTAAAGGTAATTACACTTCTGCAAAAGCATTAGATATTGCATTATACAATATGAATGTGAATAAAGAAGTATCTTTTCCTTATGCACTAACTGATATGGTTGCTTACGGTACTGATTTAGTTTCTAGATCGTATCCTGTAACTGACAGCAGAAATAAAAATTATTCAGTAGTGTCAACATTTAATCTAACTGAATTATCTTTACGTTCTGTTATAGTGTACAGAACAGACACTGCTGGCAATATAGTACAGCTAGTTCACGGGTCTGAATATGAATTTGATCTATTTGATTCGTCAGTTAATATTAAAATTGATTTAGTCAAAGGAGACATTATTACTGTTAATGATTATCCTAGTACTAAAGGCTGCTACGTACCGCCTACACCTACTAAGTTAGGTCTATATCCTAAATTTGAACCTAAGATTTATCTTGATGATACGTTTGCAGGAGAAGCAAGGAATGTTATTCAAGGACATGACGGCAGTATTATGCTGGCATTTGATGACTACCGAGACGACATAATTTTAGAATTTGAAAAAAGAGTCTTCAATAACATTAAGATTAATTACAATCCTGAATTGCTAGATATCAATAGTATTCTTCCGGGTGCGTTTAGAACTAACAAATATAACCTTAAAGAAGTTAATGATATTCTTTCCAGAGAATTTTTAAAGTGGGATGCGTTCTACGGATTTAATTATTCCTTTAACACTACTGCTACTGAAGATAGAAAAACTTGGAACTATAAAACAGGAAAAGATTTAGTTACTAAATTGCCACTTCCTGGCAACTGGAGAGGTATCTACAAATATTTCTTTGATACAGATCGTCCACATACTCACCCTTGGGAAATGTTAGGCTTTCCTATTATGCCTGAATGGTGGGTCGATGCATATGGACCTGCACCATATACTAGAGGCAACACTATTTTATGGGAAGACATTGAAAAAGGGTTTATTAGAGAACCTAACAATTTCACTGTTAATGCAAAATACATTAGAACAGGATTGTCTAGAATATTGCCTGTTGACGACAACGGAAATCTTTTAGACCCGGCATCGGCTAATATTGCTACCGGACTAGATTATCTTAGCACAACTGATAATTGGAAATTTGGAGATATTGCTCCAGTTGAAGCTGCTTGGAGAAGAAGTGCCCTATATCCTTTTGCAGTACAAATTTTAATGGCTTTAGCACAACCAGCTAGCTATGCAGCTATGTTGTTCGACACTAGTAGAATAACAAAAAATCTTGCGGGACAATACGGTTACGGTGAAAATAAAGAATTCGTTAGCTTTGATATTCTTAAATTATATCAAGATGTTATTAACGATCAAGACACCCTTGCTGCTGGATACAGTGTGTTTTTAATTGAAGCAGGCAAACAAAAAAATAGAAAGTATCTATCTGAACTTAAATCTGAATTGAATTTTATTTCTTTTAAACTAAGCCATAAATTAGGCGGATTTGTTAATAAAGAAAAATTTAAAGTTATTGTAGACAGTGTAAGTCCTAACAGTGTTAGCACTGGCGTTGCATTAGTTAACGAAGATCATGAGATATTTTTAGACAAAAGTAGTCCAGTTAAGAGTTTAGGAATCAGTGGAGTTATTGTTCAACGAACAGAAAAGGGTTATTCTATCAGAGGATATGATACAAAGAATCCTTATTTCAATTGCCTGATGCCAAATTTCACAGCAACTGATCCTGCAATTACAGTAGGCGGAAAATCAGAAGCATATGTAGATTGGGCAGCTTCTAGTGCAAATCCTATGACAGGTCTTGATACTACTTCAGTCAGTACAAATTCTGGTTATAGATATTACAAACAAGGTCAAGTAGTTAGATATTTAGGCGGCTTCTATCGAGTAAAGATGGGTCACAATTCTGGCTCAACGTTTGACTCTTCTAAATTCCAACCGCTTCCGGCACTGCCAGTTATAGGCGGAGTATCAGTTCGTCGTCCTTCTAAATTTGGTTCAACAGTTACAGAAATTCCTTACGGTATCGAGTATGAGAACCCTGAAGATATTCATGCAGTTTTATTAGGTTACAGTAAGTGGCTTGAAAGTCAAGGATTTGTTTTTGACGAGTATAATAAAGACCTTACAGAAATTTTAGATTGGACATTTAGCTCCAAAGAAATGCTATACTGGACTACACAAAAGTGGTCAGTTGGCAGTGTAATTACTTTAAGTCCTTTTGCAAACGGTGTTAAATTTGAAGATACAACCGCAGTAGTTGACGGATTAACCAATGCATTCTACGACTACAGTGTTTTAAAAGCAGACGGTACTGTACTTTCTAATAAGTCTATTTCTACTTCAAGAGACGAAAACGTTTTCACAATTAAAACAGTGAATACCACTGACGGAATCTTTTTTGCAAGATTAAATCTAGTACAAAAAGAACATACCCTGGTATTGAATAATTCTACTTTGTTCAATGATGTGATCTACGAACCAGAGACTGGATATAAGCAACGTAGAATTAAGTTAATAGGCTTTATCACTGGTGGTTGGAACGGCGATATGTTTAGTCCTGGCTTTATCTACGATGAAGCACAGATTTCTACATGGGAAAAATTTACAGATTATTCTACAGGTGATGTAGTATTCTATGCGGGCAATTATTATTCTGCAATTTCAAAAGTTTTAGGTGCAGCTGAATTTAATTTCAACGAATGGTCTGTACTAGGAGAAAAACCTGTAGCAGAACTTCTTCCTAACTTTGATTATAAAATTGGTCAGTTCGAAGATTTTTATAGTCTTGATATTGATAATTTTGATGCGACTCAACAAAGTCTTGCACAACACCTTGTTGGTTACAGTCCGAGAAGTTATCTTGATAACATTTTTACTAATGCGACAAGCCAGTATAAATTCTATCAAGGCTACATTAAAGAAAAAGGTACTAGAAATACAATTAGTAAATTGGCCAAGGCTAGTATTATTTCTCAAGGCGGCTTCGTAGATTTCTATGAAGATTGGGCATTCAGGATCGGTAACTACGGTTCATTCCCTACTAACGAAACATTAGAGCTTACTTTAAATGAGTTGCAATTCAAAGAGAATCCGCAAATTATTAAATTTGTCGAAACTGAACCAATCACATACAGTGAGTTTATAAGCTATCAGACTCCTGAAACCATTGCTATTAAAACAAGCGATTACTCTAGCACACCTTTTAAAACAACTAGTACCGCTCTTTCTGACAGTGTAGCTATCTTACCGACTGCTGGATATGCTAGACTTGATGATGTTACGGCTACGGCTTTCAACAGAGACAGCCTGCTTGACATTGCTAACAACAGAAGTCTAAAAGATGGAGACACGGTGTGGGTTGGATTCCTACCTAACGGTAACTGGGACATCTATAGATATACTCAGATTTCTACAAGAATTGTAGATGTGGATGTTTATTCGCCAGGGTCTAGTTTATTAGTAACAACTGATTTTAGACACAATTTATCTATTGGGGATATTATTAGTATTAGTCAGTTTGACGGACAAGTTGATGGAGTATACACAGTTGATCAAATTATAGAACTTAATCAGTTTGTGGTTTCGTCTGTTCTTACAACATTAACAACTCCATTTTCTCCAGCAATAGGATTGTTGTTTAAATTTGTCAGTTCAAGACTTGGACAGTTTGACGATTTAGAAAATTCTATATTACTTGATAAGATCGGTGTCGATGAAAAGATATGGGTAGATGATCAACTAGGTAAGTGGGCAGTGTATCAAAAGACAAACAATTTTGTTTCAACAGAATTTAAATCTCCTTATGTTGCTTACACACTAGGACAGAATCAACAGTATGGCTACCAAGTCGCTGGCAATTCTGCAGGAACAAAACTAGTAACTAGCTCCCCTAATTTTTATTACTCAGCAGACGGCCGCTCTCTAGATTTTGGAAAAGTTTATACCTACAAGATCAATAGTGGACAGGCTCTATTCTCTAGTGCAGTGTACCCAAACATTTCTATATCAGACACGTACTTCACAGGAACTAATACTTCTTTATTCGGGCAGTCGATTAAATTTGATGATGATAATGATTTGGTCTTTATTGGCTCGCCTGGTACATCGTACATTCGACAAGTTACTGCAACTAACAAATTTAGTACAGTTAACTTAACTACTTCAACATCAAACTTTATAGAACAAGGATTTGTTAGAATAGCTAGAATTGATTTTGACAACAACGAAATTTTGTTTAATGCAGCAATTAGCAGCCCTCAGCCTCAGTCTGGAGCAAACTTTGGACATGCTATGCACGTTGGAAATATTTCTCCAACTTCTAAGGTACTATTTGTTTCAAGTCCCGATCATGACGGCATTGGTGCAGTTCATTATTCTGTACTGAACATAACTACTAGTTCTGTTAGTGTTGCAGCTAGTGCAGATACAAATGCAAGGATTTCAGTTAGTGGACTAACTGCTGGCAGTAAATTTGGTAATGCAATTACTGGTAATTCTTCTGGTACTAAAATTGCAGTGTCGGCACCTGGATGGTCTACGTCGACCGGTGCAGTGTTTGTTTACTCACTTGCAGGTTCTGGAACTTACACTAATGTACAGACAATTACTTCTCTAGATAATGCATTTATCGGTATTGCAGGACCCGGAACTGGGTTTGGCAACAGCATAGTAATGAGTGAATCTGGAGACTACCTGTTTATTTCTGCAACTAAAGCAAGCGATAAAACTACTCGTTCGGGTAAAGTTATTGCAATGAAATTAACTAATGGGCAATATGTAGTAGATCAAGTTATTGATAATCCTTATTTAAATAACGGTTATGACTTTGGCAGTACTATGGAATTGTCTCCAGATAACAAGACTTTAGTAGTATCTTCAGCAGGTGCAAGTCACAAACCTTTTGCTACATTTGACAGTTATACTTCTGCAATTGCTGGCAGAGAAAAATATGTACTAGACCCTAACAGTAATCTAAGAGCATCAAGAACTACATTTGATTCTGATACAACTAATTTTTATTCTGTAATTAAAAATTCTGGTGCAGTCTTTACCTTTGTAAAAGAAAATGAAAAATATATCTTCGGCGAAGAACTTTTTAATCAGTTATCAATTGCTGGGCAATTATACGGAAATAGTGTGCATGTACACAATTCCGGTGTTGTAGTAGGTGCACCTGGCTTAGATAGGCAACAATCTCAAATTGGTGCTTTATATTTTTATACAGCTAAGTCTGATTCACTAAACAGCTGGAAACTTATTAGATCTGAGGAAGACCTTGTTGATCTAAGTACAATTAAAACAGTTAAAACTATCAACACAAAAGATCAGTCAGTAGTTGATTATTTAGAAATCATAGATCCATTGAAAGGTAAGATATCTGGCTTTGCTGATCAAGAACTTTCTTATAAGTCATTGTTTGACCCTGCGGTTTATTCTATAGGTGTTAGCGGAGTGGTGACTAACACTAACAACAACTGGTTAGACGAACACGTTGGAAAATTATGGTGGGATCTGAGCTCAGTCAAATATGTTTGGTATGAGCAAGGTGAATTAGAATTCCGTAGAAATAGTTGGAATACTTTATTCCCTGGATCTATGATAGATGTATACGAATGGGTAAGAACATCATATCTTCCTAGCCAGTGGAGTGCAATTGCTGATACTAACGAAGGCCTTGCACAAGGCATTAGCGGCCAGCCTAAATTTATCGACAATTCAGTTATTTCTGTAAAACAAATTTGGAATCCTATTTCTAACTCGTTTAGCAATGTCTATTATTACTGGGTTAAAAACAAGATTACTATTCCTGAAGGTGCATCTAGAAGACTAAGTGCATACGATGTTGCAACCCTTATTGCAGATCCCAAAGTAAAAGGTGTTAAGTTTGCATCTATTATTGCAAACAATGCGTTTATGGTAACTAACATGGGCAGTTCTATCATTGGAACTGACATTAATTTATCAATTGACGTAGATACAACTGGAAAAGAAATCAATAAACACACTGAATGGTTGTTGCTGCAAGATGGAAATGCATCTAGCGTACCTAATACACTAATGATCAGAAAACTAATAGACAGTCTATTAGGAAAAGATACAGCAGGTAACTCAGTACCAGACCCAATGTTGTCTGATAGATTAAAGTACGGAATTGAATTTAGACCAAGACAAAGTATGTTCAAAGATAGAATCGGTGCTCTAAGAACATTGGTTGAATACACTAACAGCGTATTGAAAACTGCTAACATTGTCGACAGTGTAAACTTTGCCAAGTTCAATGCTAAAGATGAGATTCCTAACCAAGTATTAGGAACTTATGATGTATTAGTTGAAGACTTGATCGAAAGAGATTTTGCAGTCAGTACTAGAAATCTTAAGAGAGCACAGTTAACTTGCCAGGTAAGAAATGGTAAAATTATTTCTGTTACAATTATTGATCCGGGATTCGGGTACGGCACATTGGAAAAAGTTTTAGTTAACTCTAACCAAGAAGCAGTTAACTATGTTGGTCCAACTGTTACTATTGACGGCAATGGTAGTGATGCAAAAATTGTAACTGAAGTTAACGTTGTTGGCGAAATTGTTAAAGTCACAGTGGTAAATCCTGGAAAGAATTATACAGCATCTCCAGCATTAGCAGTTAGACCTTTCACAGTAATAGTAAGAACAGACGACACAGTAAATGGTCGCTGGAGTCGCTACGAATGGGAATACGATCTTAAAGTATTTTTAAGAAAGTACACTCAGTCCTATGATACTGCTAACTTCTGGAAATATATTGATTGGGTTGACACAACTTACAATCCTGCACAAGATATACTTGCTACAATAGATGCACCGTACCAGCTAGCCAGTGTATCTAGTATCCCTGCTGGCAATTATGTTAAAGTAAGAAACGGCGGTGATGGCAGATATATTATTTTAAGAAAGCGTTTATCTACTGCCGGTGTTGGAACTTACAATAGCTCATTTGATTTGATTTATCAAGAAAATGGTACTATTAAGTTAGACGAGTCTATCTGGAACTATAAAGCATCAGTATACGGATGGGATCAAGTATCCGGATGGGATCAAACTTCTTGGGATCAAAATCCTGCTAAAGAAACTGAAAACATTATATACGGCTTACTTGAAGATGTATTTGTAGGGCCGTTAAAAGTTTACTATAACAAACTTTTCTTTAAGCTAATCAAATATGCACTAAGCGAGCAAAAATTCTTAGACTGGGCATTTAAAACATCGTTTATTAACGTGTATAATCATGCCGGAAGTCTAGATCAACGACCTGTTTATAAGTTAAACAACGAATCTTATTACCAAGACTACATTAACGAAACTAAACCATACCATACTAAGATTAGGAATTTTACTAACAACTACACTGCAACAGACGTTACAAGTGCAGTCATTACTGACTTTGACCTGCCATCAGTTTACAGTCCTAGTCAAGGCAGATTTATTCCTGTTACATTTGGTAGAGCAGAATTGAACACGTATCCTTGGAAATCTTGGTTACAGAGTTATTCTTATTCAGTTGATGCTATAGATGTATATGACGGCGGCTCTGGGTATGAATTACAACCACTGGTTGAAATTTCTCCTCAGCCAGGCGATACTACTGGCACTGGTGCTAAGGCAGTGGCATATATTGCACTTGGAAAAGTAAGTCAAATTGTTGTTACTGATGCAGGTTCTGGGTACACTGCAACTCCTATTATTAAACTAATTGGTGGCGGCCCGACAACTCTTACTCCAGCAAGAGTATCTGTAAGAATTACTAACGGTGCTGTTAGATCAAACTCTATTACGATGAAATTTGATAGAGTATCTGGATATAATGAAATTACTACATCTACTGCATTTGATTCTTACACTGCAACTGGTGCTAGCCGAGAGTTTGATTTAACATGGGCACCTAGTCCTGATAAGAATAACATCACAGTTAAGGTAGACGGTATCCGTGTTCTTTCTGGAGATTACACTGTTGAGAAATATTCTGAAAAATACAATGGATATTCTAAACAGTACGGCAAAATAGTACTTGCAGATATTCCTAAAAAATTATCAAAGATCACGGTAGAGTATAAAAAGGATCATTCTTTATACCATGCAGTTGATAGAATCAGAGATTACTATGCACCGGTATCTGGTATGCCGGGTAATACTGCAACTATGTTAATGAATGGATTAGAATATCCCGGAGTAACAATTGACACCCTACCATTTGAAGTTTCAAAAGGTTGGGACACTACTTTGTTTGGTGACAGTAATTGGGATGATTTTATTCCAGAAGTAGGTGCGTATGAAACCAAAGGACCAAGAGTAACTGCTACTGTGGCGGCAACTACTAGCAATAGTGCTGGTTCAGTATTATACTTTACATTAGCAACTAATAAAGATATTACAGGTGTTCGAGTGGGATCTACGGTTACTATTGCAACAGTAATCTATACAGTTACTTCGTCTACCATTGATACCGCTAACATGACTAGATGGGTATTACAATTAGGAGCACCGGTCGGAGTAACTCCTGGTGCCTCTCTAGCATTTGTAAATCCAAATCCATTAGTCTACACTTTGCCTTTCGTTCCAACATTAGGCCAAGGATACAATGCATATATTAAGTATTCAGGTACTGACAATTTTGTAAGAATTGATACTACTGCTACAGCATTTGTTGGCAATGGATACGTTAGTACAATTACAGTTCCTGCAATTTATAATTCTAATGATAGAGTATTGTTTAGGTCTACTTCAAGTGACGGCTCTTTACCAGTTGTTGATTTAGATTTAGATACCTATATTAATCCTAACGGTGCTACTAGCCCCGGATGGTATTATGACAACATCAATGGTATGATGGTACCTACTAAGTCTGATGACTTAGAAGATATCAACATTGATGGTGATAAGTTAATCAGTGCAGCTAACAGTTACGGTCCTGAAGAAAATCTTCCAGGTAGGGTTTCTGATAGTTTAGGAATCAACGTCTACACTTATCCTACAGCAGGTGCAGCGTTAATGATTAACAAAAAGTATTTTAAAGACGCATTCACTAGTAGATATCCAATCGGGTTTACACCTCCTAGTAATGAATCCGTTGAAGTAATGTTAAACAACAGATTGTTGTCATATGGTGTGGATTACATTATAGATTATCAAACTAATGAAGTTATTTTCTTAGAAGATCCTTATGCCGGAATTCGAGGTCCTTATTTTAATCCTACAGATGTCTTACCAAGACGCCAGGGCACGGTAATTGAAAGTAATGCAGGAGATGATACCTTTACCGGTCCATACCCTCTTGGATTTTCCTGGAACATGTTTGGAACATTGTACAATGAAGTGTATGTTGGAACAAACGGCTATTTAACTTTTGGTGCCGGCGATAGCCAGTGGACTCCGCTAGTGCTAGGGCAATTAATAGCACCTGCAATTTATATTGAATATTGTGACTTGTGGCAAGATTACGGTATTAATCCTAGTACAGGGCTACGAAATACTCCGCTTTCAACTGGTGAAACTCCAGGCCTATTCTTAAGCGGCGGCGAAGTAGGCGACTTTGTATATTGGAGACTGCGTTTTCAAGGCTCTCATTATAATCAAAGAACTTCGACTACGACAGTTCCGGCGTATCAATTTGAAGTTACGTTATATAGTGACGGAACAAATCAGTACATCGAAATGATTTATGAAAATACATGGAGAGGTGCAAACTTTAACGGCGACCAAGGATTTATTACTGGTGTTGCATTAGGTCGTTCTGGTAGCACACCGGGTACTGGTATTCTAGTAGATGATGCTAGTATTCAAAATAATACTAGCCATGTATTTTATAGTACCAGTAACGGCGGTAATTGGCAATATGCCGGTCGAGGAAGCTTCGATCCATTTAAGAATCAAAATCCAGATCCGGAACTATTATCTATTACTACTATGAGCGTTGGTGGCAAGAACTTGCTAGAAAAAGCATCAGTTCCTATTACATATGCTAGTGGGCAGAAAGTATTTGATTTTGCATCTAGTTTTGCAGATATTAAGAGCAGTTATGTAACAGTTAACGGAGTTAAACGTACTGATTATACATTATCTGGATTAATTAAAGGAACTTCGGGCAGAGTAAAATTAACGTTTGCTACTAACTTGGCAATTGGAGATACCTTACAAGTTTGGTTCTTTGCTAGTGATCACAAAGCATTTAGTGAAGTTAAGGAGCAGATTATTGCAGTTACTTCGGGCACCACAGTGTTCACATTAACTTCACCTCCGGGAAATATTCAACCGTTCCACAGTCAATTGATTGTTGAGCGTGATGGTCTACGTTTGAGCCCACCAGACACTGTATATTATTCGGCAGCTAACGGAGTTAGATCATTCTCGTTAGATCAGCATATTGATTACCCGCAAGGGCTACCTGATAGAGCTAAATTAGAAATTTATGTTAACGGTGTAAGAAGAGATTTTGACACCGCAGTTAGATTAAATCAAGATGAAAATCTAGTAGAATTTAACACTCAAGAGTTAACGGATACTGATGTAGTTGCTATTACATTGTTAAGAGATCATGATTACTATGTTACTGGATCAACATTAACATTAACTGATCGAGTTAACGTTGCTAGCTCTAGTACAATTAAAGTTACAACTTTTAACAACCATGATAACAGCTTGTTTAGAAGAGAACGCTTTAACGGTAACTATGCAGGCATCTTTAAGTTAAGCAGAACTGTAATCAATAGTAATTATGTTTGGGTTGAAGTTAACGGACGTCCAATTACTAGAGAAACTGAATTTAAAATTGGATCTGATAGCAGAACAGTTATCTTGAATGAGCAATACAAATTAAAATCCACTGATACAGTAGTGATTATGAGTGTAGTTGATCAAACAAGTGAAGCACTAGTTGGTTATAGGATTTTCCGTGACAATCTTGGTAGGACACATTACAAGAGAATTAGCCAAGAAAATTCTACCCAACTTGCAGCAGATCTATTGCCAACTGATACTTCTATTACAGTAGAAGATTCGAGCGTATTGACATTGCCAAATCACAGTAACAATCGTCCTGGCGTTATTTTAATTGACGGAGAACGAATTGAATTTTATAAAGTAGAAGGTAATAAACTCAGCTGGTTACGCAGAGGAACATTAGGCACAGGCATTAAATCTTTACACAAAGAAAGTTCTATAGTGTTAGATCAAGGTCCTGAGCAAAATATTCCGATTGTTGAATATAAGAAACAAGATAAGTTTACTATTAATAGCACAACTAACACAGTACTAACATTAACAAATATTGTGTTTGATGGCGGAGTTATTAATTCTTATAATCATGTTGACGTTGTTTATCAAGGCAGAGTGTTGCGTAAGCCACTATCTGATACTTACACTTCGTTATTCAACAACGGTGTAAAAGTTGTTAAAAATACAACAGCAACTTACAAGACAACCGATGTTAGTGTTGCATATGATTCAGGAGAAACTAACTCTTATAACACTGCAAGTACAGTATTGTTATCAGCTGAATACAGCATTACCACAGCAACAAATACTATTAATTTGAACTTTACTCCTAGAGTGGGGTCAGAACTAAAAGTAATTCAAACAGTGTCTCAAGAGTCTGGAATTGAATATTCTAACATCCATTCTAGAAATGTTGAGCAAGTTAAGTTCTTGTTGGAGAGGCCATCTTTCCTACCAGATAAATATTACTATGGTCAGAATACTGCAACAGATCAATACCTAATCCTTGAATTTGGGGATACATTAGACAGTGAAACAGGAGATCCTTTAATAGGTTCATAATATGGCAAGAATATCGCAACTTACAACTTTAACCAACGTAACGGATCAAACAATATTTCCGGTTGTTTCTAGTGGGACAAATTTTCAAGTAACATTTGCAAATTTTAAACAACAGATCCAAGCAGCCGCACAAGGTAGTACAGGCCCCCAAGGATCAACTGGTGCTACAGGTCCGTCTGGAGCAACTGGAGTTGGGTCAACTGGTGCAACCGGAAGTCAAGGTGCTACCGGACAAAGTGGGTTGAATGGAGTTGACGGTGCAACTGGCCCACAAGGATCTACAGGCCCTATTGGTGCTACTGGATTTAACGGTGCAACCGGCCCCGCAGGTGCTACAGGTTCAGGATCTACTGGTGCAACAGGCCCTTCGGGTCCTGCAGGATCAACTGGTGCCACGGGCGTTGGTAGTACAGGTGCCACTGGATCTGGGTACGGCGGGTTAACTTCTACGTCGACTCATTCAATCAGTGCAGGTACTAAAACTTTTATTCTTAATAAATCTGCAGACGAAACTGCGTTTACAGTGGGTAGTTCTGTAAAGATAACACCAGTGCTTGGCCTTGACGGTACATATGGTCTTGGTGGCTTTATCAATACCTTAACTGGAAATACTTTATCTATTAATGTTACTGCATTTACTGGAACAGGTACATATTCAGATTGGACATTTACAATTTCAGGAAGACAAGGTGCAACTGGTGCAGAAGGAGCTTCTGGTCCCCAAGGAGAGATTGGAGCACAAGGTTATCAAGGTGCTACAGGTGCAACAGGTACATTAGGTTCCACTGGTGCTACTGGACCAAAAGGAGATGCAGGCGATCCAGGCGGTGCAACTGGTCCGATAGGCAGCACAGGTGCTACCGGTGCTACTGGCATTCAGGGAGTAAACGGATCTACTGGAGCAACAGGTCTTAGGGGCGGAACAGGGGCAACAGGCCCGCAAGGCTCAACTGGTCCTGCTGGTAGTTTTGGCGGCCTAACTGTTAATTATAGATTTAGCACTGCGGTAACAGATGACGATCCGGGCAATGGTAGAGTTAAATTTAACGATCAAACTTTACCCGATGCTACTTCTTTGTATGTTGATGATCGAGATATTAATGGTGTTGACCTACAGAGCTTCCTAAGAACAATTGACGATAGCACAAGTCCGTTAAAAGGACATTTTAGAATTGGAGTTGCTAATACTCCTAGTACTTTTGCAATTTTTACAATTACTGCAATTTCTGAAGAAGATGGCTATTTTAAAATAGACTGTGCTCATGTTGACGGTGCATTTAGATTTGATGATCAAGCTGAACTTATTTTAACGTTTGCAAGAACTGGTGATATTGGACCTACCGGATCTACTGGCCCTCAAGGTGCAACTGGTCCCGGCTTTGCAGGACTAATATCTACTAGCACAGTAGCTATTGGAACATCTACAGTAACATTTGTTACAAATAAGTCTGCTGTATCCGAATCCGCATTTATGGGCGGTAACTATGTATATGCTTATGCAGGATCTAGTGCAACAATTTACGGTCAAATTGTAAGTTTTGCAGGAAAAAATCTTGTACTTAACCCAATTAGCACTGAAGGTACTGGTACTTACAGTTCTTGGTTATTTGATTTAACAGGGGAATTAGGACCTACTGGACTTACTGGTGCTACTGGCCCACAAGGTAATAATGGAGCAACTGGTGCTGAAGGATCTACCGGTGCTACTGGCCCTACTGGTTCTACTGGCCCTCAAGGAGATCCAGGCGGTGCTACTGGCCCTCAAGGTGCTACTGGTGCATTTGGCTCTACAGGTGCAACAGGCTTAACAGGTGCTACTGGCATTTTTGCAGGGTTATCTTGGACATTAACTAATAACGGTACAATTGCTTATACATTTAGTGGTCCGGGTATTGTTGCAGGTAACACAGATGACCCTGTGTTGTATTTGTATAAAGGGTTTACATATAATTTTGTAAACGCAGCACCGTTACACCCTTTCCAAATTCGAGTAAGCAGTGGTGGTGCAGCCTATACAAGTGGTGTTACTGGTAGTTCTACAGGAACAACTACTATCACAGTTCCGATGAATGCTCCTAGCACATTGTACTATCAATGTACGGTTCATTCTGTAATGGGTAACATCATTAACATAGTATAAAATAATAATGGATAAGTATGAACATGCAAGAAGAAAATAAACAACAAGAACAAAGGCCAGTGCAAGAAAAACGCCCCGACGAAGTTGGCGGAATTAGTCTTCAAGGTCATATTAAGATCTTTGATCCTGCCACTAAAGAAGTCTTTGTTAATAAACGCAATGCTATCCATTACGAAAATTTTAGTCTAGCACTGGTTAACAGTGTTGGAAATCAAGGTTACGGATGGGTCAGTAAAATGGCGTTCGGCAACGGAGGTAGTAGAGTCGACCCTACTGGTATTATTACATACTTAACACCTAACTCTGTTGGTCAAAATGCAGCATTATACAATAAAACTTACGAAAAATCAGTTGACGCTGCTAGCTCATCTAATTTAGATCCTACAAGAAATTATATGGAATCTAGGCATTTAGTTGGTGCAACATACAGTGATCTTCTTGTTAGTTGTTTATTAGATTTTGGAGAACCTAACGGTCAGTCAGCGTTTGATAACAGTGCAAATTTAGACGGACAATTTGTATTTGATGAATTGGGATTAGTAGGATACGATTCTACTGGAAATGAATTGTTGTTAACACACGTTATTTTTCACCCTGTGCAAAAGAGTTTAAACAGAATGATACAAATTGACTACACTGTTAGGGTTCAAAGTATTAGTGGGGTAGGAGCATAACATGGCCTATACAGTTTATTTTTCTGACCCTACAAAGTATAGCAGTGCTATTTTAGTCGATGACGGTCTGCCCGGTAATCCTGGAAATAATTATTCTACTAGTCTAACACTAGTTGGAAAAAATGCTTCAGGATACGCATACGATTTTGCCACTAACTTTCTTCACCTGTTAGAAAATCATTCTAACGCTACTCCGCCAAACAACCCTATTGAAGGGCAACTTTGGTACGACAATGCTAATCATAAATTAAAAATCAATGATGGCACAGCTAATGGTGCAAATTGGAAATCGATTAACGGAGTGTACCAAGAAGCTTCGGAGCCCCCCGAAGCAGTTACTGGTGATGTTTGGGTAGATACGACAACATTTCAATTAAAAGTTAAGAATGAAAACAGTGAATGGATCTTGGTAGGTCCAGCTGTTGACGGTAGCAGTAAGTCTGGTCCAATTGCAGAAACAGTTTTAGATACTGTAGGTGTTGGGCATAAAATTATTGCAAACTATGTTGACGGAAACATTGTAGAAATTATTAGTCCTGAACAATTTACTCCACAGATTAAAATTGACGGATTTGAAACAATCAAAGCTGGTCTTAATTTAACAGCAGTCAATTCCGCAATTTTGAATTCTACTGCATATGCAGCACAGAATCTTATTGTAACTACACCTACTCGGGGCGTTATCAGCGGTAATTATTTTGTTCGTAACGACATTGATACATCTATTAATGGAGTATTGAACGCTAAGAACGGCTTTACACTGGGCGTCGATCCTACTTTCTTAATTCAAAAGGAAGGCACATTTAAAAATAAATTTGTCAACAGCAAACTTAATGGAACATTTGCATTCCAAGTAGTTGACGAAAGTGAAATTTATAACGAAATTTTAACTGTCCAGGGAGAAAATAAGAGAATAGGAATAAACACTCCTAATCCTCAATTTACTTTGGATGTTACTGGCAATGCTAGATTTTCTGGAACTGTTACAATCACAACCAATGCTGATGATGCACTAACTATTTCGGGTGCAGTTGCATTTGGTAAGAACACTTCGTTCAGTAGCACAGCAACATTTAACTCAACGTCTACATTTTTTAATGGGATTAAGATAGGTAATACAGTTACTGATGCTTCTTTATTCTCTAAAGAAATTATTCAACCAGCAGTTCATAATGTTTACACCTTAGGATCTGTTACTAAGTCATTTAAAGAAGTTCATAGTGCAGTATTTAGAGGCACGCTTGACGGAACATCTACAGTAGCAACTAGATTAGCATCTTCTGCAACATTCACAATGGCAGGCGATGTATCTAGTGCAGGTATTACTTACGGCGGAACGAGCGAAACTAGAACATTTACAACTCAATTGCAGGCTAATGCAATTACATCAAGAAACACAGTTACTAGTGTTGCATCAACTGATGAATTATTAGTAGCTGTTAAGAGTGTTAGTTTTGTTTCAATACCTGCTAACGGCGGATCTGGTAGCGGTATTGCGTTTGATATTACTCGTCAAGCTGCTGGAACATATGTCATTGACAGAGTTGCAAATAGCGGAACCAACTATCTTGCTAACGATGTGTTAACGGTTCCTGGAACATTGCTAGGTGGCGAAAATAATATCAACGATATGTCAATTACTATTCCAAGTGTTAACATACTTGGTAGTGCCCCAACAAACACCGCATTATTTACAGCAGTCTCTGGTACAGGGGTTACTGGATTAGCTAAGGCCAGTCGAGATGCTTTATTGTCCAGTGTGTTAGATTTCTTAATTCCTCCCGGTACAATTATGCCGTATGCTGGAATTGAAAAACCAAACCCTGCAACACCGTTGAGCAAAGGATGGTTATTCTGTGACGGGTCAGTGGTTGGACGTACAGACTATCCTGCATTGTTTGCTGCAATTGGTTACACTTATGGTAAGACATTGGTTAACGGTCAATTTAGATTGCCCGATCTTCGAGGTAGAATGATCATTGGTTATGATAATATGACCAACGGTCTTACTAGTAGCGGCGGAACTGCAAATAGGGTAGTAGGAGCAAATACACCTAACTCTTTTTCTGCATCTCAAGGAACAGCTCCGCCAGTAGTTGGCGGTCGCACTACGGCTACTATGACAGCAACATCATTCTCTCAGCAGTTTCCGTATCCAACTCCGGGCTTTGGCGGAACCGCAACAGGTATGGTAACTACCGTAATGAATCCGTTCCATGCTATGAATTATATTATCAAGGCCTAATAAGTTATGTCATATACGATTAAATTTACAAACGGAAAAACATTAGCAGTAGTAGCTGATCAATCAATTGACGAAGTGTCAACTAGCATAACTTTAGTGGGCAAGAATGTTAATAATTACGGACAGTATGTTAATGCTAACTTTGTGTCATTGCTTGAAAACTTTTCAAACTTAATTGAACCATCTAGCCCTGTTGTAGGTCAAACATGGTTTGATACAAGTGAAGGACGATTAAAAGTTTATTCAACTGGTACATTTAAACCAGTTGGTGCTCCTATTATTAGCACCATTGAACCAGCCGGTGCAGTCCGCGGTGACTTATGGGTAGATACTACTGACAATTTATTAAAATGGTATGACGGAACAGTTTGGCAACTGGCTGCTAAACAATATTCTGACAGTGTAGGTAAAGAAGGATGGTTCGTAGATACAATAACTGACAGCTCAGGTTTTGATCACGAGCTGTCTATTTTCTATAGTCAAGGTGTTCGTTGGGCAGTTATGTCTACTTCGACTATCACACTTCAACCAGAAACGTTAACTGCAATTGCTTTAGGCACTAGCACTATTAGATCTGGTTTGATGATTAACAGTGCAATTGGTGCTAAATTTTATGGTGTAGCAACTAGTGCAGAAAGTATTCAAGGAGTTAGTCTCGACAGCGTACTAAGATCTAATTCTTCAACAGAAATTACTGGTAAATTTGATTTTGTTAACGATAACGGTATTTCAGTTGGAACAAATTCAAATGTTGAAATATTAGTTGACAATACTGGAGTAGTTACTAGTGTGATCCGAGGAACAATCCAAGGCGAACCTCTAGAAATTAGATACAATAGTGTCACAACTGGCACTGATGCAGTAGCAATCCATGTTGATTCTGACAATGATCGAATTGGTATTTTTAAACGAAATCCTACAGTTGATGTAGATATTGCAGGCGATGTGCAGATTTCTGGAAACCTTACAGTGCTAGGAACTCAGGTAAGTGTAGAATCTACATTTATGAGAATTGAAGATAAAAACATCGAACTTGCAACTGGCCAAACTACTGCAACCGATGCGTTTGTCGACGGCGGCGGCATTACATTGCACGGTTCTACTGATAAACTTTGGGTGTTTAGTGACTCGTCTGATTCTTGGCAATCTAATATTGGCATTGATACCTTAACTACATCTGGATCTTATAAAATTGCAGGGGTTCCTGTATTAGAATGGGCAGGTGCTGCTGACTACAAATTAAGTTCTTCAGTTAAGTTTGCACCGGGATTAATTAATTTACCAGTGCTTCAGGGACTAACTGTTTCCAGTGTTGTTATCTACGATAAAAATATCTCAACAGTTTCAACACCGCTAACTGATTTATACTTAACTCCGTCGAGCGGATATGTTAATTTAGACAACTCTAACAAGATTGTTGGACTAGCAGCTACAGTTGACGTTGATACTGATGATACTGCGGTGTCTAAAGGCTACTTTGAAGGTCGTCTTGCTGGTGCATTAGGTGGATATAGTGCTAGAAAGCCTTATACATTGGCCATTGATATCACTGACTTTGACACAGTTAACGAAGATATTATTGCTACGTTAGATGTTACACTACCAGTTGACGGATTTGGTGATCCGTACTATGTTCAGCCTGACGGTGCTAGATGTACGGTTTTATGTACCAAGTATGAGGCCACTACTGCAACATATTTGTTGAATAATTTAAACACTTCTACTGTTAGAAAATTATTCAATATTGTTACCGGTATTAATTATACAGCAACATCAACTACTACTTCGTTTATCAACACTATAACAAGTACATCTACTTTATTAGTCACTGATTTTGAATTAGCAGGTAATGTAACTATTGCTACTCCCATGCCTCGTATTGTTAGAACTGTAAAATTGTTTGCAGTTATTGCAGGATATTGGACATTTATTGAAGATGTTGATACTACCTATCTAACATCTGACAGTGCGTTTACTCTAACTACAGGCGTAAAAACTTTCACAGTTAACAAAAGTAGTTCTACAGTTTATAGCTTCCCAACATCATGGGGCAGCATATTCAGTACCGGTACTAGCATAACAATTAGAGAAACTGATACACAGGTTAACTACCTACAAGGAACAATTTCTGAATATTCAGGAACTAACTTAACAGTTAATGTAACTGCTGCATACAATACTGCAACAACATCAACGTTCACATCGTGGATTATTAGAAGAGACCTATAACGGAGAGCAACTAGATGCCTTATAATTTGAATTATTTTGACGGGAGAGCTTTTATAACGCTTGCTGATGGTGTAGTCGATCAGCAGGCTTCTTCTAGTCTCTATTTAATTGGTAAAGATGTTACTAGTTATGGTACTATTCAAAACGATAACTTCCTTTGGTTAACTGAAAATTTTGCAGGAACAGTGGAACCTGTTAATAAAGTACAAGGACAGCTTTGGTTTGACAAATCCGATAGTGTATTAAAACCGAAAATATACGACGGTGGCGAATGGAGAACTATTGGAATTGTTACAGCAGGAGTAACTTCGGCAACAAATGCAACACTTGGCGATTTTTGGTATGAAACTTCTGCAGGACAGTTGTTTATTAAGAATACGCTGTCTAATTATTCACTAATTGGACCAGAAGCAGTTCCCGGCTTTGGTACTACTAAATTTGTATCGACTAAAGTTATTGATTCTGCTAATGGAATACATGCTTGTATTGTAATGTATGCTGATGGCATAATTTTAGGTGCAGTGTCTAACGACGATTTTGATGTTAAATCGACTGAAGCAGTGTACCTTGCAGGTATTCCTCATGTTGGTCGAGGATTTAATTTTGCATCTGGTGCAAGTATTAGTTCCGACGATGTGTATTTAAAAGCAGATGTTGCTGAAGTAATTACAGCACGGTGGTCTTTTACTAATAGCAGTGGAATCGGAATTGGTACATCTACTATCTATTCAAGCGAAGCTGGTAATTTAACATTACAATCTACAAATAGAAGTGTTGTGGTTAATGCATCTGAATTTAGACCAGGAAGCAGTTTAACAACATTAGGAAATTCTTCAAATAAATTTGCTAAAGTTTATACAAGTGAAATTAATGCAGGTAGCAGTATAACTTCTGCAAATTTAGTTGGTAAGTTTATTTTAAGTTCTAGTAGCAAAATTGAACCAGGCACTGATGCTTCAATTAATTTTGGTGCAGCTAATGCTCGCTTTGCTACGTTGTTCTCAAAAGGATTGAATGCAGGCGGAACGGCTGAGTCTGGAGTTATTACTGGCCAATGGTCTATGGGTGCAGGAAGTTCATTATCTTTACAAAATGCTACATTAATTGTTGACACTCTTGCTGCTCCGACTGTTTCAGCTACAACAGCAGTTTCTACTCCTAAATTATCGGCTGGAAGTCCTAGTACTAACGGCACATTTGAAGGCCAGTGGTCATTTGGATCAGGGTCATCGTTATCATTGCCAATTGGCACAACATCTTATTATGCTGACATTGCAGAAAGATATGCAAGCGATGAGCAGTATGAATCTGGAACAGTTGTAATGTTTGGTGGGACATCGGAAGTGACTATTGCAAATGTTCATAGTACACCCGCAGTTGCTGGAATAGTAACAACAGAACCTGCACAAATTTTAAATTCTGAATTGGCAGATTCTGTTGCAATTGCCCTAGTTGGTCGAGTACCTTGCAAAGTAACAGGTAATATCACTCGTGGTAATTTATTAGTAGTGAGTCATATTCCGGGAGTCCTTACAACTTCTCTATTCCCAAGTCCGGGAACAATTGTAGCGAAAGCAATGGAAAATTATAACTCTCCAGATGTGGGAGTAATTGAAGTAATGGTAACAAGAGGCTAATGAATGTCATATATTATTAACAAATCAAACGGTACAAAATTAGTTACTATTGAGGATGGCTCTATTAACGTTTCTGTTTGTGATCTATCTTTAGTTGGTAAAAATTATGCTGGCTATGGCGAATCTATCGCAACTAATTTTGTTAAACTTTTAGAAAATTTCTCAAACAGTAAACAACCACCTAAACCAATTACTGGTCAAATTTGGTACGATAGCACTAACAGAAAAATTAAATTCTATAATGGTGCAGAGTTTAAACCAGTTCCTTCGTTGCAATCATCAACAGACTATCCAACTGATCAATATAAAGGTGACCTGCACTACAACGAAACTGAAGGCAAACTTTATTATTATGATGGTACTGGATACGTTTTAATTGGACCACAACTAACAGGCAAGTCTGCAATCAACACAGTGACACCTGTTCTTCTACAAGAATCTAACGGCCAGGTACATTATGTATTGAAGCATCAAATTCAAGATCAGTTTGTTGAAACAGACCTTAAAGATATTGTAATTGCTTCAAGGGCACAATTTGTTCCAACATCCGGAGACTATTCAGATTATCCTATTATCAAAAGAGGATTAACATTACCCGGAACAAACAGTTTTGGAGTATCTTATAGTTCTGAAAATCTTGAAGGTTACTTACTATGGGGCACGGCTTCTGACAGTATTCGATTAAACGGTAAAGAGTCCAGTGATTTTGTCACATATGAATCTCCTATTTTTACAGCACAAGTGCAGGTTAATAATGTCAGCGGAGTTAACATTGCACAGAACCAACTAAGATTGTTCTCCAATGTAAACGGAGCTCAAATTACTTCAAGTTTATATAGACTTAGTTTAAATGTTACTGACACTAACCAAGAAATTATAAATGTTGTTAACGTTGATGCTAGTGATAATCCGGCATTGCTTGCAAGTAGAACACTAGGAACCTTAGTTAATATTGGCAGTGCTTCGAATCCTTTCAACATTATATACGGTAGAGAGTTTAATACAGTAGGTGCCGACTTGGCAGAAAACTATCTTGCAGATGCAGAATATGAGCCGGGCACTGTGTTACGTTTAGGCGGAACAGCAGAAGTTACTATCTGTGCAAGTTACGAACACGAAGGCATTGCAGGTATTGTGTCAACTCAACCTGGATATCTATTGAATAGAGATTTGGCTAACGGAGTTGCTATTGCACTTAAAGGTCGCGTACCTTGCAAGGTAAAAGGACCAGTTAAGAAAGGTGATGTATTAGTTTCGTCTAATATCCCTGGACATGCCGAAGTTCGTAAGTACGGACATAGAACAAATCCAATGGCAGTGCTAGGAAAGGCACTCCAAGACTTCACTGGTGAAACTGGCGTTATTGAAGTAATGGTATATTAAAAAAGCCCCGGAAGGGGCTTTTTTATGCTTCAGTAGTTTCTACTTTTGAAGTTTTCTTCTTTGGCGGATCAATTGTGTCTGCTTCTTTTCGCAATCTTGCAGCCTCTTTATAAAGAGCATCTGCTCGACTACGCATTTCTGCAGGAGACAACTCTACGGGTGTAGTGTCGACAACAATTTCGTTGTCTTTCATTTTGTCTTCCCTAGCTTTGTCCCATTTAGTTTTTACAGATTCCTTTGCACTAGGGCTTGCAGGCTTCTGCTCAGTTGATTCTGTAATTGCTAATTGATCAATAGTAATACCTTTTTGGTCAGCAACTAGTTGATTTAACTCACTTAGAGTAATTTGATTCTTATTATCAAATACCATAGTGACCATATTAGTTGCAACTTTAGTCAATAGCCCATTACGGTGTAAAAATTCCAACATGTTGGAACCATCTGGGAACCTACGTACAGCTAATACATCTGCAAGTTCATTTGCTTGCTGACCAGAATCGCTTTCAATTAGACTCATAAGAGAATCGTGAAATGCATCGGGTAATGCATTAGTACCGCATACTAGAGCACTGGTAGCTTCGCCAGGCAGTGTTCTAAACACAACGGCTAACTTTGCTCCGTTGTTCTTCATTTTTCCAACATGTTTCATATTTTATCCTTATTCTGGTTGAGCAGTTTGCTCAGCAGCCTCTGGTGCTTTCTGTGCAGGTACAACAGCAGCCAAGAAGGTATCTAATTTATTAAATACACCTCCAACTGCGGCCATCTCGGCTGCTTTGAATGCACCGCGAGTTGCGGCAATATCAATAATAGATCTGACATTTTGTAGATCTGTAATTGTTAGCTCAGGGGCTTGTTTTTCTTGTTCTGACATTTTTAATCCTTATGCAAAAGTGGACAGGCTAACGATAGCATAGATAGTTCTTTTGCATCTTCAACACCTATCTCGATAGCAGTAGTTAGCTTATTATCATCCACGATGGTGCATTTTCTGACGCAATAGCGACTATCCAAATTAAGATAAATCCATTTATCTAGCTCTCTAATATCGAGCATTTTTTTAATTTGGAGCTTGCTAAAATTAGGAGGAATCCGATCTAGTCTTCTCATTGAGAGTACGTTTAACGGATTCACTCTTCCTTTACTGATAGCCATAATATACCTACTTTATTTATAATAGGCAGTCTGACCGAATGGAGAAACAATGGATTCAGTGCCGTGTATTACAAACAGAGTTTCGCAGTAGTTTTCATCGCCCCAGCTACCGCAAGGGTATCCGTCCGTAAACATAATGAAACGCTTAGGTTCAATACCTTCTTCTTTCATAAAGTCCCAGTTAGCATCAAAGTCAGTACCACCACCGCCTTTAACATCGTAGCTCATAATTTCATCAGCGTTATCGCCAGTGAATTTTGCATAATTGTAGACGCTGGTATCAAAGCACCACAGATCTAATTTAAAGTCTTGGTACTCATCCATAATACCTTTAACTTCACTCAGGAAGTCTTTAGCCATTGAGTCGGAGATAGAACCTGACATGTCAATTGCAACACTGACATCGATTGTTTCTTCGTTCATCATACCGGGCAAGATTGCACCGCAGTGCTGTGACTTACGGTTGGGACGTTGGAAGCTAAAATTGCTCTTAATGATACTTTGGATATTCATACGGAGCAGTTGACGCCAATCCATTTTAGGTTCAGTAAAGTCTTTAATTAGACGTTGAACACCTGCAGGAATACGACCGGCACCTGCTGCCTGAGCAGCCGCCACCATTGCTTCTTTAATCTCGTCACGGATCTGTTTCTTTTCTTCAGCAGTTAAGGTTGGACGTTTACCCTTGCCTTCTTGGTCGCCGTCCTCACCTTCACCCTCGCCTTCGCCCTCACCGTCAAGGTGCTCGTCTAACATCTCGCCAAGTTGGCTCAGATCAATCTTCTCGGCCTTTTCGTACAGCTCGTCATAGATCTGTTCATAACTCCAACCACGGTATTTGTTGTCTTGGAAAATTTTAATGAAACTAGGCACTTCACCAATTTTCTCATCTTTAAGGATTTGATTGGCTGCAAAGTCTGCGGCAATGTTTGACAGCTTAGGATCTCGACCATCGCGACGACCCATGTGATCAAATACGTTGTGGAGAACTTCGTGTGCAAAACCAAACTCTGCTTCTTTAGGCTTGAGCTTATTAACGAAGTCCAAATTGTAATAGAAATTGCGGCCGTCTGTTGCTAGAGTTGAGCACCAGTCTGACGCATCAATTAGCTTCATGCGGGTAGCAAGGTTACCAAAGAAAGGATGGCGTAGCAACAGACCAACTCGTGCGGTGATCAGTTTATCTACAATTTTTGCCTTTTCAGCAGAAGTGTATTCTTTTGCAGGTGCAGTCTTTTTGACTTTTTCTGCTTTCATAACTGTTGACATATTGTGTCCTTTTGTTGTCTATGTATTATTATATACCCAAACTCGTAAGAAGTCAAGCAAAAAGGGCCCCAAAGGGCCCGATTTTAACCTTCCATTGCTTGGATAATGTACTTGCCGTATTTGTCGTGGAACTTGTCAAAGTTCTTCAATTTGCTAGCATCAAACGGCAGTTGATAGTTAGTCAACGCTACCTTTGCACCCATAACAACCAATTCGGTTGGGAAATTATCCATCATAAAGCCAAAGAAGTTGTCTGCCATACTGTCCCACTCTTTAACTTTCTTGCGATCTGCTTCTTGAAGCTCGTAGCACATAGAAGTAGTCAAAGAATACATAGCGGAGATTTCTTTGATGTTAATCTTAGTAACCTTACCCGACAGGATGTCTTCTGGCTGTGGCATCTGTTTAGCAACCTTGCGGTGTGCCATAAACTTAACAGCAAGACCTTCGCCAATAGCACCTGACACCAAATCAGTCAGTGTGCCTTCATCCAAGTCGTCGTCAATCAACAAATCGGATACAAAGCTCCAAGAACGTGGAGTAGCAAACGCACGTGAGCTAGACTTTGGGTCAAAGTCATACAGGTCCTGCTTGGCAAAAGAACAGTAACCAACAACCTGTTCATGCACACGATTCTTAGTAGCCCACATCAACCAGTCTTCAAAGTCAGTACGGAGTTCCAAGTGCAGGAAACGATTAGCCAACGGAGCAGGCATACGATAAGTAACACCCTTGTCAGTTTCACGGTTACCTGCGGCAACAATTGAAACACCATCGGGCAATTTGTATGTACCAACACGGCGATTCAGCACCAACTGATAAGCAGCCGCTTGAGTAGCAGGAGCCGCAGAGTTCAATTCATCCAAGAACAAGATCGCAGTAGATTCTGGATCAGTGGGCAATTCTGCAGGAGGTGCCCAAGTCATTGTATTGGAAGTGGAGTTGTAATAAGGAATACCTTTGATATCGGTAGGTTCCCAAAGTGACAAACGAACGTCAATCACTTCGCGATTTTGTTCATCGCCAATTTGTTTAACAATATCGGACTTGCCGATGCCTGGAGCACCCCACATGAATACCGGACGCTTAATCTTTACGCACTTGCGAATAGACTTTTTTGCTTCGTTAGGAGTGACTGCACGATTACCGCTGAGAGCTTCTGCCATTTTAAAACCTTAAAAAATGTGTTGAAAATTTGTACGCTGTATCGTTAGCGTATGTATTGATTATACAGGGTTTTCAGTCAGTTGTCAATGGTTTTTGCTGTTGTGTTTTTGCAACACTCATTGCCCTAGAAAGGCCGTATTTTTGGATATTTCCAGAAAACAATACTAATTGCACTGCCATCTTTTCTCTATATACAAAGATAGCTTTTTTGGTTAGATAAAATGGGCAGTCAATAAATTGATCCATTTGGATAATTAACCGATTTGTCCATTCAACTTCTTTTGGCAGATCAATTTGATAGCATTTGATATCAGCCTGTTGCATCCATTCTTGTCCAGAATCAGTTAGCCGTAATCCGCCTGTTGCTTTTTGTCTAGGATTCATCCAAAATGCAGGAAGCATTTTTTTAACATACTCGTCGTGGTGAGGCTTACCTAGTGTTTCTAAAACGTATTTGACTATTTCAGTCCGTTGATTCATTGCCTAGTTTTTCACCAGTTGTGAGTTTATAAACGGAGAAGTCCTGACAATTGAACATTTTGTTCAGTCGTTCTGCTAGATTGTGTGCGTGGCCGCTATTGGAAAAACTAACTTTTTTATACTTTGGACCTAAGTCTTGTGCCACTATGCTGGTAGTTTTTAAGTTGACTGGTTTGTCTTTATAAAAAACTGCCCAAATTGCATCGGCTTCTAATACCTGTTCAGTCTTGTAATTTTTTTTATTTGTTAGTTCTAATAATACTGTAGGTTTAGGTCTGCTCATAATGCGTACAATCTCCGTTATATACGCATTTATTTAGTTGGGATTTATCGAAATCCACCACCGTCCATAGATACCTGTATCACTTCTTCTTGACTAGGTTGTTGTACAAAGTCTTCTAATTTTCCCACTAGTCTGGTCATAACTACCGCAAGACTATCTGCTAATGCAGTAGCTTCATTTATGTCTAAAACTACAGTCTTTTGACCTGATTTCTTTGCAATACGAGCCTTTTCGAGATAGTTTTCGATGGCTAATGTGTTAATTTGTTTCATTTTCTTTTTTACTTAGAGTAGTGAGCATCTGTTTCATTTCGACTTCGGTCTTAAAAGGTCCATGAAATGGATATCGATCTAATGTAATTAGCTTAGGACAAAAACTTTTAACCCAACCTTTGCGGAATTTAATTACATAGTAACCTGCACAATATTGACTTTTGCTTTTTGTACTCTTAGCATAGATAGGCAATCTTTTCCTAATGTCGTACACTGATCCAAACGGTTTTGATCCGCATGGAAAATCATAAACTGCATATTCTTTAGTTTCGGATTTTACAGATTTAACAACATCAAAAAATACAACGCCTAGTTTTTCTTTAACATCTTTTACGGTACCTATGGCAATTTTATTGCCGTTCTTTAAAATAGAGTACGAGCTACGTTCTTTATTCAAAGTACCTACTTTTTTACCGTCTCTTTCTAATAGCCAACTTTTGTTAGGTATCAAAGGTTTTGCAATAGTTGTCATTTTATCTTTCCAATTGTTATTATGCTGATACTTTGTATCTCGCATTAAAGGGCTCTGCGTAACTCTGTGCTTGATCTGTGATTTTTTGCAGATCGTAAGTTGCACAAAATTTCATAAGTCTGATGCCAACTTGCGGCACATTTTTTTCTGCGGTAATTGCTGTGTTGATAGTTTCGGTAATAAGATTACGAATTTCTTGAGGTTGCTCAGTTAAGTCACACAGTAGACGATTTCGATTATAGTCATCTAGCACTTTATGCTCAACGCCTTCGTGATCAACCCACTTCTGGAGCATGAGATTGTTCCAAGAATATCCTTTAGAATTTCGATCAGCAAATGCTTCACGAAGTCCTACTTTGTTCTTTGTGCCTTTTTCACGCACACCTGGATATGCACTAAAGATATTATCGCTAGTATCGCCACGCATACATTTCTCGAACAATAGCCATTCTGGATCAGGTTCGGGTTTTACAAGTCCAGTTTTCTTGTCTTTAACTCGTTTGCCCTTCTCGTCAAAATACCCCTCATGTGTAGTAGTAACTTGACTGACACCGTTATATTGTTTGACATTGGGTGCAACCAATTGTGCGAAATCTCCATCTGTCGAAATGATAATATGTTGGTCCTCGGGATGTGCCTGAATAAATCCTGCAATAAGATCATCTGCTTCTAGACGAGGATGTTGCAAAACAGTACAGTTAGTCTTCTCTGTAATAAAGTCTTTAAACTGATCAAATGTTTCCCAAAATACACGGTCTTCTTCAGCTTCTCGTGGACTCTGTGCCGCACGAGCTTCTGTACGTTGACGCTTGTAAGGTGCATAAAAATCCTTACGCCAGCTACGCCCCTCGAGGTGAAAGATAACATGGTCACCTTTAAAATCACGCCACGCTTTGCGTACACTGCTAAGAATTGTATGAAGACTCATACCTACTTTATCTTCAAGTCCACCACGCACTACGTGACGAGCTCGGAAGAATGTATTAGCAGTATCGACGTGAATAAATGTTTGTGCCATTAACTGACCTCTACTTTCCCATTACCTAAATTGTTTACGTTTACAAAGCCACTGCCTCTACGTTCCATATCTACACCTTCCTCGGCACCAACGCCTCTGCAAAGCTCTTGGAACCATTTATCCACAATGGCCTCATCTGACTCGCCAGTATAACCAGCGGATCTTAATTGTAACACAAAATACTCATTCCAGTCAAGTTCAAAGAATCCGTTACGCACATTTTCTTTATTAACATGAGTATCTAGTACAGCTACCCAGGGCTCTTTCTTTTCATTTGCTATTTCTTTTGGGCTAAGTTTTGATAACCGTTCTAATTCTCTAGCACGTTCTGCCTGTGCCGCCGCCTCTTTGGCAATTTGCGTAGAGCGTTCTGCATCCTCTACAGCACGTCTAGTTTCGGCTTCAATTTTGTCAATGCCAAATATTTTTTTAATAAAACTGTTCATTAAGTTCCCCACTCATTTTTAAATAACGGCACTTGCAATCTGTCACTGTAGCGTAGACCTGCGTTCATTGCCATAATAGCTACTGCTCGATTGTTTAGTGCGTAAACACTTTCAACACCACCTACTGGCATTAGATAAACATGTCCTTTAAATCCTGCGGCACGATATTCTTCAGTAGCACGTTTAGCATCAGCAAAGTCTTGTTCTGTTGCAATAACAAACTTCAAATAAACTGTACCGTAGTTTTCATAGTCACAAACTACTTCTGGCTTAATAGCATCTGCCCACGGCTCACCGCTACATGGAAGTTTAGCACTTACGCTGAAAGTAATTTCTCTCTCGTCGCTACCGAACGCCCAGTCTTTTAAATATTCTTTAAATGCTGTAGTAAGACGCATAGTACCGTTGGTCTCAAAAGTAATTTCTTTTAGACCTGCCATCTTAGAATGTGATAACAAATCTGGATATTGTTTCTGCCATCCTAGCAATGGCTCACCGCCTGTAATTACAAGATGTTCGTCCCGCCATTCTTTGTGCGGTAACGAATCAACAATAGCATCGGCAATTGAATCAGTAGAAAGAAGGGGAGATAGATGCTTAAAGCGAGGATCCCAACTAGCGTAACTGTCACAACCTGTACTAACCAAAGGTAGCGATTTGTACTCGGTGTAAAGAGTTGGGTCAATATTTTCTGCTTCATTGCTAAGTTCTCCTCGTGGCATGCCAAAGCCTTGACATTTAAAGTTACATCCAAATGTACGCAAGAAAACGGAAGGTACTCCCATGTACCGTCCTTCACCTTGGATACTGTAAAAAAGTTCTGCGATTTTAATCTTACTCATAAATTCCTGACCATTGTTTTAATTTTTCAATCTTAGCCTGCTTGGCAGTATTAAGACCTTCTTCTGTTATAATATCATAAGATTTTAACAGATCTATCATAGCAAGTACATCCCCAATCTCACCTTCTAGGTGCTGTGCATTAGTTAACGGCTTACCGGGTTTAAAATTGTTTAAACCAAATCGATGACATTTACTAACTGCCTGAATTACTTCTGCACATTCTTCACTGAGAATGTTCATTACTTCGTGTAACTTATTATCCATTATTTGCTCTTTCTGTTAGGTAAACATCATTGTGTACCCATTTATTGTTTACTAGGAAACCCCATTCTCTACGCTGTGGACCAGGCATGAACATTGTCCAGCAGTCCGTTCCTGCTTTAAGCTCAACACGGTGATAGCTATTAGCAGGGCAAATACGGAAGTGCCCAGGACCACGCCAATGCCGTGTTTCACTGATCTTGGCACCTTGTGAATCAAAGTTAGGAGTCCATTCATAATAACCACCTTTAAGTATTAGAGTAGCGTAAGGCCATGGATGATCATGCACATCATCGGGATCTGATTTAAGGAACTTATGAAGAAAGATATTAAAGGGGAAGTGCTTTCTATCTTTAAGAAATAAGTAATAGCGTTCGAGATACGGTTCATTTTCTTGCCTATCCATTACGATACGTTTACGACCAACTTGTTCTAAAAAGTTTAGGAACCATTTCATTTGCAATTCTCCAGCCAACTGTCAAATCGTTGTACGGCTTCTTCGAAGTCGATAGCCCAGACTTTTGCATAGATGATATTTTCTTTAATCTCCATATCAAATGGAATAGTACCATTGAAACGAAAATCTTCTGGAACATCTGTAGTAACTACAAATTCGTTAAGATGCTTTGCACGATTAATCAAGTTATGCATCATATCAACTGAGTTCATGTTGCCTCCGGGTCTGGAAATGATTCACTAAAGGGCCAAGACGTCTTTGGATTCGGCCTTGGCTTTAGTTTAATATTTTCTTCAATTACTGTACCATCATCTTCACACAAGTCTATTTGATAAGGTGCAATAACATGTACAGCAGTATCTTCTTCTTGCCAATCATGTTCACCGTCAAACAACCAGCCTGCTCCACCTTCGTAGTAGAGTTCTTTAAGTTCTTGCTGTTCTAATTCTGTAATGTCATCACTGAATTCCCATTCGATACTACAGCTATCGTCAAACTCGCAACCCCAACCGCAGTCAGCTCTGGCATAAGCAACATTGTCACCTTCCCACGGAAGATTACAATCTAGGTCGCCTTCAACAAAACCTTGTCCCCAGCGATATGTTTCGTCAATATTAAACCAGCTGATACTACCGTCAGCATTTTCTCGAAACATTTCTACATGCCATACAATGCTTTTCTTTTCAAGAGGTTTAATTAAGTATACTGACATATTAGTTGTCTAATTCCATAGAGTTGTATTCTTTAACTACATCGAGAACTTCTTCTTCTGTGTTACATACAATCTTACTGTTCTTCCATTCGTTGTCGCTATCACGACCGCCGACTTCTACCATCCAACCGTTATCATAACGATTGATAGTAATTGACTCATTTACTTTTGCGAGTTTTTTTAATTTTGACATCTGGATCTCCTTGTGTTGTTTCTACTGGAATAGTACTTTCCGCTTTTAGTATAGCAGCTCTGACGTCTCTTGTCAATGCTTCGTCGTCCCATTCTAATTCAGTGCGACCATCCGGGTAAGTAGTCACTGTTAAATGACTGCCTTTTTCTACTTTTGGCAGAACAATTTTAGCAGAACCTATTGTTCCGGGCATTTCCAAAACTGTACTATCTGATTTCTTTTTACGTGTTGCCATAGTATTATTCTCCAAAATAACTGTTCATTATTTCTAGCTTGTCTTGATACTCTGCCATTAGTGCAACTTCCTTTTCAATAGCATCCATTAGATCTGTGTGATCATGGATAGCAGTAGGATTACTAAGCATAATATCCACATTCATTTTATGCTTTAGAATGTGTGCTTCAAAGTGTTGTTTTAATACGCTGATAATTTCTTGTCTCATCTTGGGGCAAAGTCCTGTTGTAATTTAATGTTATCAAAGAATTCCTTCTTTGTGCTTTGATCGTCTTTAAACGCACCTTTTAGTACTGTGGTTTGTGTAAGACTTGAATGTGCCATGATGCCGCGATTCTCACAGCAACCATGTACTGCCTGAATATAAACGCCTACATCCTTGGCGTCTGTAGCCTTCATGATTTCTTTGGCAATATCATTAGCAAGCTCCTCCTGGAGAGTACCACGTCGGGCACACCATTGAGCGATGCGTGTATATTTTGAGAGGCCAATGAGTTTCTCGGCAGCAATAATACCAATATAGGCAACGCCACTAACAGGTTGGTGATGATGACTGCACATACTGCGAAGCTCACTGCGAACAACCAACATACCTTCGTAGCGGTCCTCCGAATCATTTGGAAATGCTGTTGCGTCTGGTGCTGGGTCATATCTACCTGCCATTATTTCGTGGAAGTACATTTTGGCAAGTCTTCTTGCGGTACCTTTTGAGTTGGGATCATTTTCGCGATCAATTAGCAATGTGTCTAGCACTTGTTCAAATGCTTGTGTTGCTTCGTCGATTAGTTCGGGCAAAACATTAGTATCAACATACTCGCTGATGTTGTCTCCTGCCCAGAAACGTTTGTTGTCGCTTCGCATTCTATTACGAATTACTTGCGACAGATTTTTACTTGTATCCATTGTGATTTCTCCGAGTTATTGTCGTGGATGACTTCTATACATTGTAACTTTATTTAGGCAGGTCAGTCAACCGTAGTAGCAAATTTTTCTGCACAGCTGATGATAGCACATTTAGATTAACATTATATTCTTTGGCATAGTTTATTAAAGCTTCTGTATCTTTTGGAAAGCAGTACCCGCCAAATCCTAAAGAGCCATCTATACCTGGAACACGCATATGACTTTCACCGATGCGTTCGTCTTGCTTAATTAGATTAACAACTACATCGTAATTTAATTCAGCCATTCTTGCTAATTGATAAAGCTCATTCATGAACACTACCTTAGTAGCCAGGAAGCTATTAATAGCATATTTGGCCAAGGCAGCATCACCTATACTACAGAATTTAACTGTCTCTAAACAAGGCTGTGTCATTTTAATAATGCGTTCAGCTTCGTTTCGATATGCCCGAACATCGCCGCCGATAATGCACCACTTTGCATTGGCATAATCTCTACTAGCATTTGCTGCTGTTAAAAATTCTGGACTGTGTACTAGATTAGGGTAGATTTTATTGAGACTCTGATATACATTTGGTGGTGCAGTTACTTTAGAAATAATAACGCCTCGAAAGTCTTTTAGTTTTTCTAGTACGCTTTCTAGTATACTAGTGTCACAACTCCCGTCGTCTTTCATTGGACTTGGAACACATATAAAGATGCCTTCGCATGCCATTAGATCTGTGTAAGTTCCGACATGTCCTTTACGAACATCGGAATCTACACATACAACATTATCGGATGTAAATTCAGTAGAAGCACGAATAGCCTCTCCAACAAACCCTAAACCAACAATTCCTACCCTGGGATAAAAAGAATCATTCATTTAATATTTTCCAACAAGGTACTAGCACTAAAGAAATGTTCAGTTAAATCAGTTGCTTGTTTACGCACTTGAAATTTAAACTGTTCGTAGTTGTTAATATACTGAATAATTTTGTAGCATAGTGCATGTCGATTTGCCTCGTATGCCTTGTAACTGTCAGTCCATTCGCTAGGATATTTAAACATGTCGTAATACATTTCAGTATATGACAATCTATCCGGAACCATTGGAATAGCATCTACAATAGCACCTTCGTAACAGCTAATGCCTAGTGTTTCTTGTAGATTGGCACTAAACACTAACTTTGCCTCGCCTAACAAATTATGATATTCATTCTTTGTCAGTTGTTGATCTTGACACACAACAAATTCATATTGCGGCAAGTGTTTAGCTAAGTCACGGAAAATTTCAACCTGCTTTTCAGGAGCAATACGGTGTGGAAACAAAATAAGATCACGCTTGGGCATGTTCTTATACATTGTTAGTGTTGAGTCCATATATTCCATAGGCCAACCTGAACGTACAATTTTGTTAGACCGTACAGCACGGAAATGTTCTGTTGGACCGTCAGTGCCAAACAAATTCTTAACGAACATGTCAATATGAAATTGTGTAGCAAAGTAGTTGTGATCAAATGCGTGATAGAAACTCTTCTCAGCGTGTCTAACCCAAGGCTTATCACCTACAAGACGTCCTAGAAAGTCTTGAGGGTCATAACTGCCAGCATGCCATAAGCCGTGTGTAGTTACTGGAATACCCAGCAACTCGCTCATGTACTTGAGATTGATGATACCAGGGTGCCAAGCATCAGTAAATACAAAATGATCACCTGGGCGAACGGCTCCGTTGCAAAATAGCCGGCCCATCTGCTCAACTTGACTAGCCTTGTATATATTGGTGCCGCCAAAGTTGAGAAACGCTCCAGGAGTGGTAGCACTAGGAATATCCGTAGGACCTGATATAATGTTGACATTGTGTCCTGCCTTTCGTAAGAGGGCAGGTACATGGGACTTCCATTGTCCCGTGTACCTTGTCTCTACTGATTCTAAATCAACGAGAAAAACTGTCATTTCTGTTGTATTGTGGACGAGGGTTTTTGCCCTTGTACTCAGTACGAGGTCGACGTTCGCCACCGCTGTTCCAACGTTGATAATTCTTGTATTCTGGAGAACGATACAAGTCTGCTGGATTAAAATCCAATAAGTTGAAACGGCAATAATCGAGCCACTTATCGAGATCATCAAAGATCTTCTCAACTTCAGGTTTCATGAACAGGGTTTTTTGAATGTAGTTTGGCTGTGCCATTTTTGTAATACCTAATTAAAGGGTTGAAGGAAATTTAATGAAGCAGCCGTTCTCGCCGTCTTCACTTACATCAATCCAAATCTCGCGACCTGGATATCTTGCAGAAATGGTTCCGTGGAGATCACGGCTTATCATTTCGCAGGATTTGTGGTTGAGTTCGAGTGTGCCATCTGTGTAGCAGTGCTCTAACCAACGCTTAAACTGAATAAACTCAATATCACGATCATCGTGAAAAACTTGAATATAGATTTTAAAATGGAAAATATGACGGTGCGGAGTACCAAGGAAACTGACATCATACATGTCTCCTGTTTTAAGTTTAGGGTCTGTAGCCGCCGCTGGATACATATGAACACCTTCCTTGCGAAAGGTTACCCAAATCATGTTAAGATCAGTCATTAACTAGATCCTTTGCAAGAGATTTAATCTCTGAATCAGTTAGGAAAAATTGATAGTTTGAAGTAAAGTCAACTTCTCCGTCTTTGTTAAAACATTCCTGAATAAACTGTACATGATTCAAGTCAGTTGGAGTAAGGCATTTCTTTGACGTAACACGGAGCCTAAACGCTTTATTTTCTTTTACTGTAAATTCTTTCATTTTGCTATCTCGTCCTCTTTATATTGATCCCAATCGGTAAACTTATTACTATCCAACAAATCGTGCAATCTATGTGTCCAAACACCTGCATTAGTTGCTTCGAAATCTTTGTCGTCTAGCTTTATTGTAGCATTATAATTGAACTGTGTCAAGTAGGGTAACTTAACAGAAATCATCGAAATGAATTTTCTTTGCTCATTTAATCCTGTTTCCAAAATATCTTCTGCGTACTTGCAATCAAAATCCAAAGTACACCAAAAATCTTGTTTTAGAAGAGCCATAATCATTAGCTTCCAATTTTCGAGATCTTCTGTGCTTCTTGGTTTGAAACTTTGATTTGCACCAAAGTAAACATGCTTGACTTTTTCTTGTTTAGCAAGTAGTAAAACTTCGGCTGGATTTTGAACACCTGTTACAAACAGAGTGTCCATTCCGTATGCCGCAGTATGCTCAATTTCTTTACCAGTAAAGAAAATTACTTGATCACTAGTACCTGTTGCATAATCACGATTCATCTTGCAGTCCTTCTTCTAGAGCACGTAAATCATCATCATCTGGATTAACTAAATCAACTTCTTCTGCTTTAGTAACTTCTTCAATTTCGAAGAATGAGTTAAAAGTATTCTGCTTAGGACCGCCTTGTAGACGAGCACCTTCTAAGCTACGAAGGAAAGGACCAGCTTGCTCAATTAACGCAAACGCTTCATCTTTAGTAGCAGTATTAAACAGCTCTTCGACAAATGTGCTAAAGTACAAAATGTTACGAGGAACCCAATCTGAATACTCGTCACTCATGTCGCTTGATTTAACTTTCTTCCAATGTTTCCAATTAATTCTATCTTTAGTTTTTGCAATCTCAATATCCATTAATTGTTGAGCACGTTGAACAGCAACAATATGACATTCAACATTATGTCCCATCATTAGGGCATATGCAAAGCTATCCCAAGATGTTTTGTTAGGAATCTTACCTAGTTTGTTAAGCCTAGGCACAATATGATAGTGTTCTGGATTCAAGTGATCAAACTTAACATCACCTAACTCTGTATCAGACTTTCTTTCGCCTAGATCATAATAGGCGATGTCTTTCATTGTTAGACGTTTTCCGATTGTTGACTCGAATGGGAACGGGATGTCTGATCCTGAAAGTGCTTTGTTATCTGGGGCTTTGTCCATAATAACACTCCACCTTTTTGGCGTGTGGACTGCGTTTGTGTAGACGAGGCCGTGTGCTGTTGCGATGAACGGTGAGGCACAGTCAAAAGATATGGTAAGCTCTTCATTAATATGTTTCCTAATTTGTCGTTGAATTAACGTTAAGTAACAACTCCAGTCAAGTTGTGCTGTACCCAAGAAGTGGATCCAGTTTTTGCCCTTCAGCAAACCATCTTCACGCAAGGTCATAAGACGCTTGAGTGTAATATCCATCTTGCACATGTTAGCACCACCAAAGGCCCAACCTTCTGCTTCACGCCCTGCATACTTGCCTGCCGGGTCGCTAAATTCTTTTACACCATTATACCACTTCTCAGCAGTTTCCCAATCTGAACCTTGTAAGACATTAAGCCATTTAGTATTGCCTAATCTGTTCATTAGGAAGTAATCGTTATTGTAACGAGTCTTATCTAAGCAGTCATCGAATGTTTTTAATCCGGTCTTTGGACTGTGAATATGATCACAGGCCCAGGTTGGAACGTCTAACATCATAGACCAATCGGCTGTTAGCTCAAGCCATTCTAAAATACTTTGACGTGTCTTAGTTGCAGCAGGACCTTCAAAGTTTAACCAGTCAAACTTAAGAACACCTTTACCAATTTGGTATCCGCCGGAGTCTCCCAGAATCATTGTATTCCCGCGATCACGTTGTTGGATCATTGACTCCTGCGTTATACTCTTATTCAAGTCTAACTGTGCGTGACCCGCAGAGTATAGACCGTACTTGTATGTGAAATATCCTTGTTCAGGATTTAAAAAGTTCATACCTTCAATGCCGCGATCAAAGCCGGCGGGAATACGATCTTTGGGAACGAACTCTTCTAGGCGTTGCTTGGCAACATAGGTACTATAGAAACTACTAATTGCAGGTAGGTATACTGCGTAGTCCTTTTGTAGTGGGGTTAAATTAACTTGTTGTTTCATGTTCTTTACTTAATATTATTGTAGCATCTAATTGTATCTTTGCCTTCTTTAAATTATCCAAGGCAATATTAATAGCAGGATGTTCTTTAGCTAACGCTTCGATTTGAAACTCTTCGTCTCGCTTCCTTCGAGCCCAATCGAGTAATGCTTCTGCCTCAGTAGTCATTGATACACTAGCATAGGTTGTTGATAACTCTTTCCATGATGAACCGTCGTATACTTCCATGTTACAACTAGAGGTATTGTATCGCAACATTCCTGCTGATTGACTTCCAGGAGGAACGTATGTGCTTATAGGACTACCTCCAGTTACCTGAAGGTATCTTCCGGAATGAGTTATCCCTTTTATCATGCCTGTGCTGGAATAATATATTTGTAAGTAGCAAGGCCGCTATCTAATGTAATCTGCATAGCACCTTCGTTACTGAAACTTACTTTAGCATTATTAGCGTCTGCAATTTTAAGAATGCTCAACACACTTTGTACAGGCCATGTCCAACCTTTATTTAGGTTGCCAACAACACCTGTTGCAAAAATAAATTCACCACCGTGTGTGCTTTGATCTCCAAAGGTAAACTTTAAATTACCATTTTCGGTCTTTGCCAAGAAAGTAGTGTGTTCGTTGTTAGCAGCCGCTTGGAACTGAAAACGTTGTACACTTTGAACGCTAGGCTCAATCTCAACATCCCACTTGACACCGCGAAACTTCACAGTCTTCAACTTTTCGTTAATAATGTCAGTATTCATAAAACGATAATCGTTTTTGAAGTCCTTTGTTTTATTCTCAAAGTGCAAACCAGTTGGAATAGTATCTCCGTTGCGGTCTGCGGTAGTAACTTCAATCTTAGCATCTTCTTTGTACTCTGGGCAATCTAACAGATACTTTAGCTTGTTCATTTGCGGCATACCGAACACACCTACCATGTCTGGATATGGATTTGCTGTTTCAGCATACATGATAACCGAACGGTCATCTGCCATACTGTCAACGCTAGTCTTCTTTGCGTCTCCAGTAATTTTCACAATATTTAGGAAGCCAAGGTTATGTGTGTGACCTACGATGTCTTGAAGAATGTCTTTCATTTTAAATCCTTTTGTTTAGTATATTTAGAAATTTGTATAATGTCAAATAAATTTTATTCAAAGCTGAATAAACTGCCGAATGTGTTGTTCTGGGTAGTAGATTCTAAGTCCCACTCTAGAACTCCAATTAAGTTGTCTAACTTGTTGTTGATAATAGTAGCTTCCATTTCGCTATGATCGAACGGAAGTTCTTGGAACCATTTTGGTAAACGCATTTCGTCAACTGGATATGCAATTGAAGTATACCCTAATGGATTGTCTTTCATCTTGCACACAATAACTTTCATACCGTCTACGATGCCCATTGAGTACTTGTCACCGTTCATACGTTTCAAAGTATTCCAGTTAATACTAGCACGAACATGTCCTGGCATGTTAGTCCTGCCTGCTTTGACTTCTTTGGCTTGATATTCTGCAATGTTATTTGCACGTTTAGGACTGCCTTTTTCCCAACCGGGCCTTTGTTTAAATTCACTTCGGAACTCACCGATGCGTTCTAGAATCTCTTCTTCCTGGGCATTATTAAGCACCTTGGTTAGAATTTCTTCTAAGAACTTTTGCATAAATTCAGGAGTATCACTGCGTTTCAAATCTAAGCCCATAGCTTTGATCTTACCTGGCTTACCATCTACATCGCTACGCTTGCCTTCTTTGTCATAATACAAAACAGCATAACGCTTCTTAGTAATGAACAGGCCTTTGATAGCAACAATTTCACGACCAGCTTTGATAACATCTCCTCGAGTTTTCGGGCAGTGGAAGTCGTCTAACATAAATTGTGGAAATGTGCCATTTACTTCTTCGGAGATAGTGTCGTATAGTTGAACAACGACTTCTTTGTTCCAGGGTATTTGCCCCTTATTAATCTCGTTTTTTAAGGTTGTGTAAGCTGAAAAGTATACAGAATCTGTATCACCGTATATGATACTTTTGCCAGTATAGTTGTACTCACCAGTAACTACTTCATTTACTTTCGCAGCCATATGCCTGGCGATCCGTCGACCAGTAAGAGTTGTGGATTGCCCAATACGATTATCAAAGAACCTACAACCAGCGTTAAGAATAGCACCGTATAGGCTATTGAGGTTAATCTTTTTAACCAGCTGTCTTTTATCCCAATATTCTTCTTCAACTTTATTCCCCGATGCAATACATTCTTTTAATTTTGCCTGCATTTCTTTACGTTCGGCATACCAACGTTTTAACAATCCGGGAATGATCCCTTCTTTCTCATAGGTAAAGATAGTACCGTTTGCTGAGATTACCCAAGGCTGATTGCTTTCAAAAATCAGTTCATAGATTTGAGCACCGCTCAGTATATCAACTCTGCCATCTTCCCAGTCGACAGTGATATCAGTTGCACGATCCTTTGACATAACAAGTTCGTATTCATTACTGCCAAACTTACCTTCCCATGAAGCTGCAAAGCTAGAACCTTTATTCATCTTACCTTCGATTTCGGTCTTAGTATAAGATTGGCGTAACTGTCCAACAATAGTTTCTGGACCCATGTTCAACGCACGAATAGCAGACGGATACAATGAGTTAATGTCCATTGATCCGATCCAGTCATGCAATCCTTTTTTAGGATATGCAACATACGCCCCTGCGGCTTGTGTTTCTAAATCTTCATCACGTTTAGGACGACCCGGAACAATCAATCCGCGGTGATGAGCTTCGTTTACAATTGCCTGTTCAGTAACAGCTACCGCACCCATTGTGGTCTGTAATAGTACAGTACACTCGTGTGCTAGTGTGTTAGCTAAGTCAATGAACTTTAATTTATTGTCTAGCTTATTCAACAATGCTGTATCTTGTCTATTGTATTCGATGAACTTGCGAAAGTCATTGTTATACAATTGATCCAAGGTACCTTCGTATTGCGTCTTACTCTCACCTACTTCCATCTCTCCGATGGCATCCAATCTATAGGTGTGTCGCTCTTCATAGGTGTACTTGCGGTACAACTCGAGACTGTCCAGATGAACGCGACCAACCAAGTCATAAGTAATAGCTTTTTTTCCATACTTCTCGTACTCTCTTTTCTTAGGGAACTGATCCCATAGACACAACCTACGAGTATCTTCTTTACTAAGAACTTTAATGATGCGGTTAACAGTGTAAGGCATATCATATCCTTCACTATTCCATCCGCTCAAAATATCCGCATCTTGAATCAGGCCTAGGAATGTTTCTAACATTTCATATTCTGTTTCAAACAGCATGGTGTTAGGAAAGTCTTTTACTTGCTCCTTTGCCTGCTCCATTGTCAGCGTCTTGGGCGGAACTGCAAGACATACTAATGTATCTAACCATTGCAAGTGGACAGAAATTGCAGTAATTGGCATAAACGCATCTTCAGGAGTGCTGTAACCGCGTTCTGGATCAAAGTCTACCTCAATATCCCAAAATGCTACATTGAGCTTAGGAGCATCTTTGCCTAAATAGTTTTCTTCTAGGCATCGGAATACAGGATTAATATCATTTTCAAAGAGTTTTTTTCCTGAGTGAATTCGTGTTTCTTTTTGGAACTCTTTGTAATTTTTGACAGAAACTTTACTTAGTGGATCACCGTAAATTGAACGGTATTTTCCTTTAGCGTCTGGGTAGTATAATACATATTTGGCAGGATAATCTTGAAAGATTCTGCCTTTCTTTGGATCACGCTCAACGACGCGAATAACGTCCTTGTCGCGATCCCACATTGAATCGACGTAGCTCATTTTTTCTCCTTTGTAGTTTGTGGCCTACAAATACCAACCGGATCATTTATGGCTGATCAAACCTTTCTCTTATATATTTAATAGTCTAACGTAACCGATAATATCTATAGTGACTAACAATAGATAATTTGCTACCATGCCAGTACTCTTGCGAGTCCAAGCAGCCCATCCAAATATTGCACATTGTAAAATGAATATAGGATACAGATAGAAAAATAAGGGATCAGTTGCTCCTGCTGCCAATGTCAGCGAGCAACCAAGACTCATTAACCAGGCAGCAATTTCTAATGAAAACCGTGTCGGCCATTCTCGATAATCAGTCCTTGCCCAATTATATATTCTTTGGATAAACTCCATTAGTCTTCCTTACGGAAGCTGTGGCCGCTAATATCAACAATAGTTTCCAAATCATCAAACTCACGGAATACTTGATCCCATGTATCTTTTTGTGCAATCTTGATAGCCTTCTTGATAACGCTTGGCTTGACTTCAAGTTCCTCTGCAACAGCTTTGATTGTTTCATTCAAACCTTCTGTTAGGTCTTGAATTTCCTGCATAACTGTCATACCTTCTGCGACAATCTGCTTAATCTTTGCTTGCTCTGGGGCACCGAATGCTTTTGACATAAATTAATCTCCTGTGAACATTAAGTATATACTAATGCGAATACAGTGTCAAACTTTTATTCGTAAGTTACTGTATCAGAGTCGCCCAATCGCCATTTGGGGTTTGTTTCCACAACCCATTTTTTAGTAGCAACTTTGAAATCTGGAAAAAGCATTTCTTTGGGGTTACTGGCGGCATCAAAAAATCTACAACGGTTATTGGGCTGTGCTGCATATTGTCCGTTGGCTAACTGTATAAAGTTAAAGCTCTTGTGATCCTCCGGCCATTCACTGTAGCCGGTATCTATTGTGTTAAGATCTGGACTAGCATTGTCCACTGTAAACATATAGTCGCCCTTGTGTAGTTGACGATCTTTGGCATAAAACTCGCAGGATAGATTGCGTAGAAATGCCTTTTGTATCACAGCAATGTCATAACTGAAACAGTCCCAGATCTGTAGTGTGTCAAGTGGTAAAAACTTATCTGGCTCTAGGTCAGTGTTTCTGCTCACGTAGGCGTGTAGGGGTAGTTTATCATACAGAGCACCGTATCTGGGCAAATAACTTTCAATACGAAATGCTTGACTACGTAAGCTCTTTATTGATACCCATATACAAGGTTCGTATTCGCCGTGTCCAGATTTAAAATCATATAAAAATTCTCGACGTACGAAACAATGTACCGGCGGCAAGTTAGCAACTAAGAAACTCATGTTATTCTTCTAGATTAACAGCGTCGGTATTAAAAAATTCTGGATTTGCTTTGTTAAACTTACGCATCACAATACCGGCTAACTCGTGTGCTTGATTTTCCTCAGGACTACCTGTAGCACCTGCACCAGGCTGTAGACCAGTTTCTTCGTTTTGTTTGTAATGCACCATTTCGTGTGCCAGTGTTCTTAGAATGTCTAATGGATGCCTATCTTCGATTGCAATATTGATTATTTTAGTTTCGCTATTGAAACTTCCAAAACTAGGCTGATCGTCTACACTGCCAATGCGTAAATGCATTTTGATCTTTGGAACAGTTTTTAATTTAAGTTCGTTGACTGCAAAGGGAAGGAACTCCTGAAGTATTTTCATAAAATCAGGTTTTGAATTTACATTCTCTAATAAGTCTATGATTTTCATTACTTGATAATTCTACGATCCAGTGCTGCCCATAGACGAGATTCGTAAGCAGGCTCTTTGTTTTTATGCTTAGTGTCGCCTTGCTTTTGGGCTTTCTTTTTATCTTTGTGAGCACCAGCACCGCTTTGCACAGCATTCTTGGCCACAAAGTTTCGAGGTTTAACTGTGTGTTTCACAGCACGTACACCTTTCTTATTTTCTTCAACTGGCTTTTCTTTTAATTTACTGCGAGCCTGCATCTTAGACATTTTGTAAGTTGATTGGAATTCTTCGTCACTCATTGTGCGTAGATCCATTAGGATCTCTTTAACTCCGCCCTCTTTGATACTTTCTTTTTTGTGGCTCTTATAACCCTTGTTTTTCATGGACCATGCTAGTGCATATGGATTATCAATATCATCATGCTTCTTCATAGCCTTAACAGTCTTTTCCCATCCTGGCGGTGCAACTTCTGCTACTGCACTTTCTTTTGGCACACAGTTAGGAACTTGTTTTCCGCCCTTTTTCTTCATGCCAATTTGCTTATAGTCTTTCCAACATGTTTCGTCTAATTCGCCCTCCGCTACACCTTGCCCTAACACTTGACGAACTAATAGTTCAGGAGCAAAATCCATGTCACCGGCTAGTTCTCTTGCTGCCGACAGCACTGCTTGTCTAGTTGGCTGTAATCTTTTTTCTTCTACATCTCTACGAAGTTTCATTATGAGAGATTGTGCATCATATCCCAAATCTCTAACGCCTTCCGCAGTGTTAGTTTCTTGGAACAGCTTTCCGCTATCAAGAGCATTGTCTGTAGGCTTTTGTCGTCTAATCATCTTGCCAGCCTTGCTAGGTGCAGTTGCTACAGAGCTTGTGCTCATTCCGCCTACGCTTGCAGATTCTAAAATTTGTATGATTCTCATTTTGTTAATTTATTCCTATCAGGAACGGGCCCGTATATGTTTGTAGAGTCTAACTCGTCACTATTCATGTCACCGTGATTCATATCTTCATAACTCGCACCGGCAGCTTTGTAGGCTGCTTTTAGCATGTCTGCTTCTACTTGTGTGTAAGGATGTGCAGTCTTCTTTTTACCTGCCCAACTTTTTGAATCAATGTCTAACTTATTCTTTCCATCGCTCATTGCCGCTGCCATACCAACTCTAAAACTGACGTATCCGCTATCTGCTTTTTCAGAATCAGAATAACGATGCAGTCCCCGTGTGGATTGCTGCTGACGCTTAGTCAGCTTGCCGTTAGTTCTTTCAGCGATGAATTCTTTTGCTCTCATAGTGTTATTTATTTTTTACCAAACCAAAGTTCGAACCAAGCCGGCGTACCCGGTTTAATTCCCTGTTCACGCATTATGCGAGCATTTTCGTTACCATGTTGACTATGTAGCGGTATATCTCTTTTTGTCAAGTATTCACGCATACGCTGTTCTGCACCTAACTCTCCTAGCCAGTTACTAGATTGTAGTGCATGTACAGGATCATCTGGGCTTAGAGCACAGTCTGGATCAGTTGAAGCATCTACAGGGAATCCTGCTATTCGATATTGTTTCATTTATTGCTTTCGAACAGTTTTAAAATTGCCAGCGTCATTTCGAGTTCGTATGCTTCGCCAATTGGCACACACTTATCTTTACCATTCTTAGTACCTGCGTACTTATAACCTTTCCAACAGGCTTTTCCGTCTGCACCTTTTTTCTTATCAGTCTCGCCTACTAATTTATGTGTAGGTTGTTCTTTAGGTGCTGTACCTTTTAACTGGCCTTGTGATCCTAGTTTGTTTTTATTACTACCTGCAAATTTGTTTGCAGACATCATTGCTTCATTCTTCTTAGCTATGTTTCTGCCTTTTAAATGTTCTTCACGACGTTTGTCACCAGCAGCACGTAGTTTGGCCGTAGCACCATCTTTAGGATTAGTTAATCTACTGGCAACCTGTGCCATTGCGGAACTATTATCTTCCCCTACCTTCTTTTCATCATTAGCAAACTGTTTCTTAGTTGCCTTAACAATGCCGCTAAAACGTTTGTTGCCTTTGGCATAGTCGCCTGCTTTATCGGCAGCACTGGCTTGGGCACCTGCGGCTGTTTTATATTGTGCTAATTTTTCGTTGGATAGCTCTGACACAATCTGCCTTAAGTTGTTAACAGCAACGCTTTCGCTAATCTTTGGATCCCTGCCCATTTCTTTTTGGCTCAACAAATAATCCCAAACACTAACTAGCATCATTTCTGCTTTGGCAATCTTTTCTTGTCCCCATTCTGGTAGGTTGTCATTACTCTTAATAGTTTTTAATAAGCCGTCGACTGCACGAGCCATTGTGCGTAGATTACTCTGTGCCATTCCTGCTTCGTCGTCGTACTCGCCGTCGAAGTTTTCGTTCTTAGCCTTTGCTTTGCCTGCTTTCATATTTGCCATCCAATGTGCTAATTGTCCTTTACGTCCGCCTTGTTTAGCTACTTTACGTAGATTACTGACTGACGATTTTGTGGGAACTCCGTGACGCTTACTGTCGCCCTTGTCTTGTGGGTTGCGACCGTCTGCAAAGTTTTCATTTAACATCAGTGCGTTAAACAATCTCATTTCACCTAGTGCAGGTTGTTCAACTGGCTGTGGTGCAGGTTGAACAGCAGGCTTCTTAACTGCTGGTTTTAATTGAGGCGTACTCATACCAGTCTTTGACACATCCATTAGATGTTTGATCCATTGTGAAGGTAGTGGCTTTGCACCATCTTGCCCGCCATTAAATGCATCATTCCACATTTGAAATGCCTGTTGTTCATCTCCAGTTTTTAACACATTGCGTAGCTTAGTAAAGCTCATGCCAGTGCCTCTAGGAGTAACTTCTAACTGAACTTTAACATGCTCATATCCGGGAAACTTATTAACTGCTTTCATCAAAGCCTGTGCAATAGGCATCTTGGCCTGATCTTCACCTACCATAATAACAACATTATCGTAACGTGGAGGTTTACCCGGCAACGGATTAATCAGCTCGTGCTTGATCTTCTGCATCAAAGATCCGCCTTCTTGAGTTACAGCACCAATGTTGGCTGCATACTCTGGATACAGTTGTTTCCAAGTTTTAATTTTATCTGCAACAGGAATAGGATCATCTACACCTACAGCATTACCCATAAACAAGTATGGATCTCCACTGACTTCTTTCGCCTTATTAATTGTAAGACCGAATAATTGTTGATGACCTTTGTGTCCTACAAAACTGCCAATGGCTACTACCGCAGTTTTATTTCCTGTACGTGGTTGTTCTGTACGTGCTGCTGCTTTAGCTGCCTGCTTGTCTGCAATAATTTTCTTTTGCTGTGAGCTAGTAACTTTGATAGGTCCTAGACGACTATTGATAACAATGCCTTCGTAGTCTTGTCCTAACAAGTCCTTGCCTAATATATTAGGATCTTCTTGAATTGCTTTTTCTAATGCTAATGCCACAGGTGCTAATATTTCTTTAGCTTCTCGCTTTTGTGCAAGTTTACCGCTGGCTAACATTGCTTTAATTTGTTCAATGTTTTCAACTGGGGGAACTATTGCAGTAACGTCTAGTCCTTCTTTTTGTGTTAATGAATTATCAATAAACATAACACTGCCTTGCTTGCCTAATCCTGTTAGTTGTTTAACAACAGATTGTGCATCGCCTAAGTCTTCTCCAGATGTTGCATCAACAACACGGAAGGGAACTAGTGCCAATTGAATTCCTTGTGGTAACTTGTCGTAATGTATACCTACAAATTTTAATTTGCCTTCTGGAGTTTCTGTTGCAAATGGTAAGAACAGCACTTCGCAAGTGACCTGCTTATTGACTAGAAATTCTGGACCTAATTTGCTATCAACTAATTTGATAGCGTTCATCATTTCCATGAACAGCTTGTCAAAGTTTTGAGCCCGACCTAGAATCTCAGGATCAGTTGTTCCCTTTTCTTGATGGTACTTAACAAAGCTAGGTGCATACCTTGGGGGAGTATTACTAGTAGCCATAAATGGCTTGCCGTCTGCATCCTTACCAAAGCGTCCACCGAAACCATCTACTTTAACGTTTAATGGAATGTTTTGTAGTTTAAAATTGCCATTACCGTCATGAATTTCGTCAATTAGATCTAATAAGTCAACTGGCTTTAGATCACGCAGGTGCGGCATATTCTTACGGAACTGTGCCTTAACTTCTTCTGCTTCCTGCAAACTTTCGGCAGTTACTTTATAAGCTGCTTTATATTGTTGCTTCATTTGTTCAAGGTCGCCTGGTGCTTGAACACCTAATTTATTAATCATAAGATCTAACGCAGCAGATTTTTCTGCACTATCACGTTCTGGATCTCCTTTGTAAAGGCCCTGAGCACCTTTGCCAAATATTTTATCAACAAATGCTGACAACACTGACTGCTTTTCTTCTGGAGTAACTAGAGTGTTCATTGCATCTAGTAAACCGGTAAAGCTCCAATACTTACTTTCTAACTGTGCTGCCTGTTTAGGATTCAATCTAGAACCAAAGATAGATCCAAAAATCTTTCCAATATCCTGTTCGTAGCCTGTTGCAGGTAATGCCTGCATAACCGGCATGCCGTTGCTGACTATAGGCTGACCATCTGCTCCTAATACTGGTTCGTATTTGGCACGTAGACCACCACCTTCTTTGCTAGATACTGCAAAGCTGACCATGTTATCAGTTGTAGGCACATCTTGTATTTCTTTTGCTTTGCCCCGGCCTACTGATTTGCGTAGTAAGAAATCTTTTCTACTTAATGATGCTAGACTTTGAATTAAGAACTTGTGGAATACACCCTTAACTCCTGCGTTCAGATCATCCCAGCTACTGCTGTGACTAAATTTACTCCACGGAGTTGGCTCGTCCTTTTCAAATGCTACAAACTCTAAGTCAATTTGTACTTTAATAGGAGGATCTTGTAGTTCCCATAGACTAGAGAACTGCTCGTTACCACGTTGGAAACCTAAGAACTTAGCATTGCCTACCATCTTACCTTGACTGGTAGATAACCATTGTTCTAGTTCTTGTTCGTTTTCTTTATTGACTTGTGTGTCAATGTCGCCAACTTTAGGCTTCTTCTCCACAAATTGTTGATCGGTAATACCCTTGGTATTGAAGAAGTGTAGACTACTTCCGCTTAGAAATTGTTTACTTTGTAGTAGTTGCGGATTCCACAAAGGCTTTTTGTATTTTTTTGCAAAAGAATTGTTGATATTAAGCAACAAGGTATCTAAAATTGGTACAATATAGGAACGATTATGTACTTTAAGATCAATTTGTTGTGCTTCGTGTCCGCCAGGTAGCGATAAATTGCCGCCTTCTGAAACAACTTTCTTTCTATTACTAAACAGCTCATTTAAATTCATTTTATTTTCCTAACTGATACATGCCTTTGAGGATGTCGCCGTTGTAGTGTTCTGATAATCGAGTGCATAAAGATTCTCTAAACTCTTTGGAAAATAATTTTTTAGGATCTTCTTTAAGATCAAATCTATGATAAAATTTCATGCAGCCTTTATTGGCCAACGGCATCCAAACTTCCGGAGTATGCTCGGCAGTGGGTTTGTTTCCGATTTCTTCCGCAATCGGGAAGAAGACCTTTTTATGCAAATTGTCGTCATTTATGATATATTCTAATATATCTTCTAACATCTGTGTTTCTTGAAGCTTGTCGTTTTCTTCATTTTTTGACAGCTTGTCGTTTTTGATGTTTAATCGTCCAAAGAATTCATTTAATAGCATAAGTTTATAGGCCCTAATATAACCAATAGAGAGGCTAACGCTCTAGTAGAGTATTTAGCTGAAATGTTTGCTTAGTAATTGTAGCTGACTGCGGTCACAGCACCGGAATTTACAGCAAGTATTGCACGTAACCATGCAAATTGCCCTGTAAAATTAAGGTGTTCTGTGCGAATAGGGCCTTCAATAGCACCTACTCTAGCTGGAGGGATATACCCTGGGCTGTCTGTAGTATAGACAAACTCTGCATTGTCTATATCGAACCAATCTGCTTCTGCTGGGCTTACTGCTAGTGTGGCTTGAATAGTAGCGGTTCCTACAAACGTAGGAGTTGTATTCACTATAAGCGTGTGTAAACCTGAAGTAGTTCCGTAGTACCCGGCTCCGTGTTCTGGGATACTGGTAAAAACTTGAGTACCAGTAGTTCCGATAGGATAAAGGGGATATGCAACTGCCACACTGGTGCCAGTTGATCCTATTCCTGTATATACGGTGAATTTAAAACTCTTACTTAGTGATGGCATATTACGGCTCTAAAGCTATATTTAGCCCTTAACTAATGTATCTCGAGGTATGTATTCGTACACTTTGCGGATGTTGTTGCCTAAGAACAAATGAGTCATGGTCAACATCTTACTGTCCTTAACGTAAAAGAACGGATCTTGTTTATACGAGTATCGTCCAGTCATCCATTCTTCAGTAGTTGGGCTAATTTTAATATCGTCACCGTATTTTTTAGCCCATTCGTGGAATTGTAATTTTACATTAGATGCAACATTCCGCATGACAACTTTATAAACATACTTTTCATGAGGTATGACATCACACAATACTCGTTTGTTTTCGTTATCTAACAAAAATGTTAATTGGTCTGGAGTTTCTGGCTCGTATACTGTCCATAACCACGGAGATAGATCTTTCAAAATACTGTTATAAACTGTAGGATCTTTACAGAAAAGGCAGAACTTGCTGCCTTCTGCTCTAATCTGAACTTCTTCCTTACGGTCTAAGTAAGACATAACCGCGTTGGTAAATGCACGAAGTTTATCTTTGTCAACTGCAATTTTTGAATATCCTAAACTAACAGCTTTACCGTCGCAATAATCTAATACAGGGCCAATGCCGTATCGAACTATTCTACTAGAAGCCGTTACAAGGCATTCAACCTTGTAAGGCCACTTGTTATAGAATAGCTTATTGACCTTCTGTCGCTTTATCGATTTCAACATTTTCTACTACAGGTAAAATTTCAGGATATGTCAAAGTAAGATCGTTACCTTTAACACCTACTTCAACTACTCCTCCGTTTACTAATCGACCGAATAAGATTTCCTTACTTAGCGGCTTTTTAATCATATCATCAATTGTACGTTGTAGTGGACGAGCACCCATCTTACGATTGAATCCTTTCTTAATTAACAATTCGGCAGCATCAGCAGTCAGCTTAACAGCAACATTCTTATCTTTCAACAATCCATTCAGTTCGTCAACAAACTTCTTGACAATCTTTGCCATAGTGTTGTGATCTAGTTTACCGAACTTGATAATGCCGTCTAATCGATTGCGGAATTCTGGCTTGAAGAAACTGTTAATAGCACCGTCAGTTTCGTCTCCACGCTCTAAGCTACCAAAGCCCACTGCATTGCGATCATTGTCAGCAGCACCTAAGTTACTGGTAAGGATAAGGATAGCATTGCGGCCGTCCGCCTTCTTGCCGTTAGATCCAGTAACATAACCGTTATCCATCATTTGTAGCAGTACATTGGCAACATCCGGATGTGCTTTTTCAATCTCATCAAACAACAAGATAGCATTTGGGTGCTCTTGCAGTTTAGTAATCAACATACCTGCATTGTCTTCAAAACCAACATATCCAGGAGGGGCACCGATAAACTTAGCAACTGAGTGTTTCTCTTGGAATTCACTCATATCAAAGCGAACTAGTTCTACTCCCATACTTGCAGCCAATACTTTAGCAGTCTCAGTCTTACCTACACCTGTTGGACCTGTAAATAGGAAACTACCTACTGGCTTGTTCAAGCTCTTCAAGCCTGCTTGTGCAATAAAGATTTTATCTAACAAGATTTCGATAGCAGTTTCTTGACCAAACACTTTGTTACGCATGTTCTTGTCGAGATCTTTAAGATTCTTGTTTTCTTTTTGTGCAATTTGATCTAGCGGCAAACCAGTCAGTTTACTGACTTCAAACAAAATTTCATCGTGATCGACAATACCTTGTTCTTCGTCTCGTACTTTAAATCTAGCACACGCACAATCAATTAGGTCAATTGCTTTATCTGGTAATTTCTTATCAGTCATGTACTTGATAGAATACTTTACGCTATCAATTACTGCTTGATTAGTGATCTTAACACCGTGATGTTGTTCATAATACTTTTTAAGACCTTTGATAATCTTAATAGCGGTAGCTTCATCTGGCTCGTTTACTACAACACGTTGGAATCGACGCATTAGGGCACGATCCTTTTCAAAGTGTTTGCGGAACTCTTCCCATGTAGTTGATGCTACGACTTTGATAGTACCTTTGCCTAACGCTGGCTTGAGCATATTAGCCATGTCATTAGATCCACCGCTTGCTGATCCAGCACCGTTCATCATGTGTGCTTCGTCAATGAACAAGATACAGTTCTTTTTCTTTTCAAGTGCAGTAATTACCATCTTTAGGCGTTCTTCAAAGTCGCCTCGATATTTGCTACCTGCTAGCAAAGCACTGATATCTAAACTGTAAACTGTGTGCCCTTGAATAAACTTAGGAACCTTGCCTTCTTCAATCTTACGTGCTAGACCTTCTGCAATAGCAGTCTTACCTACACCCGGATCACCGATCAGCATGACATTTGATTTTTGACGGCGTGCTAGTGCAAGTTGAATTTCTTCAATTTCTTTCTCACGTCCAATAACTGGATCAATCTTTTTCTGTTTAACTCTATTGGTTAAGTTTGCACAGTACTGAACAATCATCTTTTCTAGTTGATTGCCACCTACTTCACTAGCTTCACCGTCTTCGTTCAATGCACTGTTATTCAGGAATTCGATAAACTTGTCTTTATCGATTTTAGCCTTACGTAGGAAGAAGTTAGCAAAGCTCTTCTTTTCGCTAAAAATACTAATGAAGCAGTCAACTGGTTCAATTACTGTACGCCCGCCAAACAATACTTGTGTAAAAGCACGATTCAACATACGTTCTACAGTGTTTGTTTTCTTTGGGCGATAATTTTCTTTGTCGGTTTTAATGTCGTTAAGATCATCTCGAATAAATTTTTCGAGGCTCTTCTTTAGCAGTTCGACTTCGGCACCAAACTCTTTCAGCATCCCTTTGAACTTTTCATCAGTTACCATACTGTACAAAAAGTGTTCCAGCGTGATATACTCATGTTTATGTTTGGCAGCAACCTCAATTGCACGTTCAAACATTCCTTCGAGATCGTTATTTGGTTCCAGCATTACTTGTATTTCCTTTTGATTGATTTCTTAACCGCCAATGCCCACTTAAGAGCACTTGTTCTATTTTGAAATGTGATTCCTTCTAGATGATCAAATTCATGTAGAAAGCATCGGCATTCGTAACCAAAAAATTCAGCTTCTTGGGTTTCACCTTTTGAGTTTTGAAACCTAACAAGAATTCCTCTTGGTCTTTTTATTTTAGCATAAATGTTAGGAAAACTCAAGCATCCTTCCTCTTCTTCGAGCAAGTCGTCTGTTACTCCTGCGATAATTGGATTGAAAAATGCCTGTGCATGATCTCGATATTTCTGATGTCCCATGACAAACATGCGAGTTCTAACACCTATTTGATTAGCAGATAATCCAATGCCGCCATTGGCAAGCATAGTTTCGATCATGTCTTTCTCGAGTTGAACAGGATCAGTTAGTGGGTTTTCAAAATCAAATTCTGGCATTCTTTCAGCCAATATTGGGTCTGGATTTTTTATAATTGTTAACATAATAATATTTAAGATGCAATTGACCTTAGCGTATTTTTTTGATACTCTGTAAGATTGTTTGGAACAGATACCTTAATAAGTATCATATGATTTCCTTTAATGCCGGGATTGTTCATTACAGGCATTCCGTAACCTTGTATGCGTAAGAAAGAGTCTGGTTGAGTTCCTTCTTTTATTTGAACAGTTAGTTTATCACCACTGATTGTACTTACTTCAAGATCTTTACCTAGCATTGCATCCCAAGCTGTGATATTAATCTGTTCGATAAGATCATTGCCGTTTCTTTGAAACCTTGAATGAGGGCGAATTCGTACTGACAACATTGCATCCCCAGGTGGAGCCCCTACAAATGAATTATCTCCTGCACCGGCAATTCTTAACACTACTCCGTCATTAATGCCAGCGGGGATTTTAACTTCAAATGTTCTTTCTTGATAATTGCCTAAACGATAGCTGGCAATGATTTCTTTACCAGCAAATGCTTCCTCTAGGCTAATAACAGTTTCAAGATTTATGTTTTTATTACGTGGTGACCGTCTGCCAAACATTGCACCTATGTCCGGGCCAAAATGGTGAAAGAATTGTTCGAATCCCGGAGGAACTCCGCCAGTGTTTGCCTGTTGCCACCCACCAAGTGGATCTTGTCCAAACGGACTAGGATTGTCATATGCTGCTCGCTTTTCTGGATCTCCTAGTGTGGCGTATGCTTCTTGAATTTTTTGGAAAGAGGCAGTATCACCGCCCTTGTCGGGATGGTGTTTTGAAGCCAGACTACGAAACGCTTTTTTAACTTCGTCTTGTGTTGCTTCTTTTGAGATGCCTAAAGTATTGTAATAGTCCATAAGAAAAGGTATAGTTTATTATACTATACCTTTCTCTAATTGTCAACTAAGATTATTTCTTAGGTGCTTTTTCTGGAACTTTTGTTCCTTCATGCTTTTCGTGTATTTTTACAGTCCTGCACTTTTCAACTTCTTTTTGGGTCTTTGCATCTGTAGTTTTAACACAAACTTTTTTAGTTTCTGGTTTAGCTTCTTGAGCCTGGACTCCTGTAGCTAATACTAATGCTAGACCTGCGACAAAAATAATATTTTTCATAGTTTTTCCTTTTATAGTTCTGGATCTGGGCCTTGCATAGGACCCGGTTTACCACTGCTTGACACAAATGTTGAGCTAGGAGTAAATGATGGCTGAGTTACTGGCGGCCTTGCTGCTGGTGCTCCGAAACTTGGGCCTGCTGCTGGTGCTCCGAAACTTGGCGTTGCTGCTGGTGAACCAAAGCTACTGGGTGTGCCGAAGCCTCCTGCTGACGGCGAGCCAAATGCTGGGCCGCCGGTTGTTGGTGCGGAGATGCCCCCGTTGTTTGCTCCATTTAATTTCTCCTGAGTTCGACCAAATGCTGCAATACCTAACACAGCACCCATTGCGATGTGGAATAATCCAGCACCCTGTAGTGTTAACGGATTCCATTGTGTAATTTGTGTGCCTGTTGTAGTTTGTAATAAACTCCACAGTACTGGAAATATAACCATGTCCATAGTACAAACAACCATGTACATCCAACCCATCATTGGACGCCACTTGGAATTCATCCAATCTTCTTTTTTCTTTTCGCTTTCGCTTTTAACTTCTTCTGACATGATCGCCCCTTATAGTGTAATTGGTAGCCACAGCCATAGTGCTTGGCTGACAAACAAACTGCCCACAGAACCAACTACTAAGCTGATCCAAAACATTGGCATACTTACTGCTAATATGCTAGCAGTTAGTAATACAATAGCAATCTGTAGCACACTGCCGCCCCATGTAAACCATGGTGATTTCTCGCGAGCAACTGCACGCTCTGCTTCTAGTGCTTTAGCTTTCTCTGCTATTTCTTTCTTGTCTGCTTCCATTCGATCTTTTTCAGCTTCGAACTTGGCCTTAACTTTAGGATCAGTTGCACTGGCAGCGGCGGTTTCATATAGAACGCCTCGCACATTTTTCGCCTGATACCAACTCCACTGATTATTGGCAGCAATAGTGTTGTTCATAATCTTGCTGCTGTTCTGTCCGCCGATCATAGTGCTGATGGCTAAGATAGCAGCAAGGATAACAATTACGAATCCTGCTTTATCTTTAATCTTTGCTTCACGCTCTGAACGTGATAGTGGTTTTACTTCTGACATTGTCGCTCCTAATAAGTGTAGTGTTAATTATTTATTTGAATTATCAAATATTCGTTTCTGCTCAGTGTACCATTCATTCCAACCTTCTACCTTTAAACTGCATTGATAATAAAGTCCGTAATTCTCTACTACAGTTTTTAGCAAATCTGTTATAGCAGGCTTTGATGGGTCTGCTTTTTGTAAAGCCTGACACTTTTCTAAAAGTTCTTTAGGTGCTTCAGGCCATTTTTGTTTTACGGGTACCGCAGTGGAACACGCTGACAGAAAAAATACAAGTGCTAAAATACCGTATTTCATTTCTTAGCTCCTTCTGCGGCTTTATTCATTTCAGTAGCAGCATTGTGTAACTCGATAATTTCTTTTGGAACTGGACAAGTTTCGATATATTTGACAATTTCTTCTTTCTTGATAATTTCTTTATCAATGTATTTTGTAATATATTCAGTCTTGCCTTTGACAAACTCTTTCTGTTTTACAATCTTTTCTTGTATAATAGTATTTGTCTGTTTACTTTCTTGTTCGGCTATTACTAACTTAGCTTCTAATTCTTTTACTCGTGCTTCCCACTTTGCTTCATTGGCAATTACTCCTTGGAAGTAAACGCCCACTAACAAAGCTAAAATACCGCCAACCTGTAAAGGCAAGCGGTATGTAGAAACAAACGGAATAAACTTGAGAACAAATGATGCCAACACTGCTAGCACGCCTGCTATTAATACTAATGCCCAAAACCAATCAGGTAACAGGCCCAGCATCCAAGTTAATTGCCACATATTAAGCTCCTAGTACATGTAGGGCGTGATTGTAATGTTTAATGCGATCTTCGAGACCAATAAAACCGCCGTTGATTTTTTTGGTCATTGTTTTGATATCGCCAGCATCCGCTTCTTTATTCAATCCAGTGCTTTCCCAGAACCAACATGCCGATTGTACAGCACCTTCAAATGTTGCTAGGTATTCAGGGACTTCTTCAACTGACATTTCTAAACTGGCTGCAAACCAAGAATAGTTTTCTTTACCAGTTAACTGAATCAACCCACGACCGCAGTAACGGAATCCGTCACCGCTTGCTTCGTCGCCGTTACCCATACGATTAGCATACACTCTATTAGCAATTGCTTCTTGCTTGTTTGCATACCGTGCAGCTAATTCATCTGAAGGAAAATATTTAGGAAATACTTTTCTTAGAGTCACTGCACGATAGTTTAAGTTTTCTTTTAATGCTCTGAAGCCGCCGCTTTCATGAGCACATTGAGCAACAAACGCTGCTACACGCTCCGGTGTGTTGATCTGATACTCTGGCAAAATTGCACACAATGCATCATACCATTGATCCACATACGGATTACCGTGAATCATTTCTGCTAGATGTTCTTTTTTAAAATCAAATGTAAAGCTCATTATTACCTCTTATGTTTTCCGCCGCATTTTGGGCATTCTTCTTGATCCATTACCATCGTTCCTTTTTAAAAACTAATGCAGTGTCTCCATTACGAACTAAAAATTTATCATTAATTTTATGTATTTCGTAAGGACCTAAATATTTTTCTAAGAAATTAACCTGGCTTTGACTAGCTTCGTCTAACTGAATAGCACCTTGTAAGCTATCTTGTATTTCTTGATACGGACCCATTGCTAATAGTTCTAAATTAACAGATCCTGAAAACGGCTTAGAAATAGTAACGCTGTGATTCTCGTCAATTTTTACAGAATCAAACGGAGTTTTATCAAAGAATTCTTTAATAGCGTCTCCTTTAATTTCTAGCATTTTATTTCTGTAATCTTCTTCAGACAACGGAATGTCTTCTTGGATTGCCTGTTCGCTAAATGCTCTGCTTTTTCCGCCTTTATGATATCGGTATCTCCAATCAACACTGTCGACTAGTTGTCCAACACCACTTAACAAATCTCTAATTTGTCCAGGCAAATGTTTAGTTCTTTGTATTTCTACAAACACTTGATATTTGCCATCCTTTTCTTCTCCGCTGCTCATGTCAGCATCCAGTACAAAAGGATAACCCTTTTCAATAAATTCCATTAAATCGATAGCAGGATGCTTATCGTTAACTTTGAATCCTAAAACTAACACATCGGAGTCTTGTCCCATTTTGCTAGTATATTGATCAATAGTAAAAGTTGTATCTACAAATCCTTGCAGATCACCTCTTCTAAGACCTTCAAACAACCGGTGCTTCATTAGGTGCTCCTCCTGCAACTTCGCCGCCTGCCGCGGCTTCTTCCCCACCACCAGCTACAGCCGCTTGATTCGCTTGCTGCAACTGTTCGTATTTTAGAGAATCTGCTAACGCACTATTCTCTTTATCTTCATGTCCTTGGAAGATATCCTGCATTAATTTTTTAGGAATAGTAATAGTCACAATCCAAACAGGATGTGCATCTAGTTTTCCTTTTTTAGTATTAGGTCTAAAATCATCTGGACTGTATACTTTTCTAGGAACAAGCAGATTGTCTTTCTGATAGGTGATTTTACAACCGTAGTCTAACAATCTTTCTCCGCCACTAGGATCGGGCATCTCTTCACGAGGCCACATAAACTTGCAGGTAACCGAATACCTGTTTACAGTAGGACCTTCGATTAGTTCACCGTCTTCCCAGTTTTTAAACACATAGATATCTAACTCGTCGATTACACGTTCAAAGTCTTTTAGGATTTGAAACGCAGTGTCGTTAGAGCTTAGAGTCTGTACGTTTTTAATAATATCTACAATATCGTGCATAGGGGTTCTCTTTGTAATATTTATACGATTCGAAAGAACCCTATTTGATTAGCTTTTTTATACTCTTGAGTAAATATCTGTGCAGGTCGCTCACAAAGGAGGCATAATTTGTCTAGAGCAAAACGTAAGGAAAGAGTAATGGCTCGTCCTGAACAAGGTCAAAATCTGATTCAAATGAATCAATATCTGCGTAAGAAAACACAGGTCAATATAGTTCCGCGAAATTTATCGCAGGAAACATACTTAGAACTGCTGAAAAATCCTCGAAAATACATCATTTTTGCTATCGGTCCAGCCGGCACGGGTAAAACTATGCTAGCCGTTCAAATGGCTATTAAGTTGTTTAAAGAAGGTGCAATCAGTAAAATCATTGTAACCAGACCTGCGGTTAGCGTGGATGAGGAACACGGTTTCTTACCGGGTGATTTGAATGCTAAGATGGCACCTTGGACAAGGCCCATTTTCGATGTATTTGAGGAGTATTACCATCCAAAAGAAATAGCAGAAATGCTAGAGGATGGAGCGATTGAAATATCGCCGTTAGCTTATATGCGAGGCAGAACCTTTAAGAACGCCTTTGTCATTGCTGACGAAATGCAAAACGCCACACCGTCACAGATGAAAATGTTATTAACTAGATTAGGCGACAACAGTCGCATGGTAGTCACAGGAGATTTGAATCAAGCGGACCGTCCTAGAGAGAACGGCTTGCTAGAATTTTGCAGTTTATACGCCCAAGGAGGTGAGTATCGTATGATTGCGATGGCAAGGTTTGAGACAAAAGACGTTGAGCGTCACCCTGTAGTTCGAGAAGTATTAAAGATCTATAAGGAATCAGATAACGAATAAACACCACATTCGCTAAACATAAATCGTACGATCAGGTAGTGTAACCGTTTATCCGGCCTGCACACTACCTGATTTCTTTATTGTATTCTAGCTAATTTAATTATAGTTGCTGCCAGATTAATCTCTGGATCTGCAATAATAGTGTGGTCGACTAGTCCTTGTTTAATAATAAGGATGGCAGCATCTTTAGTATCTTCGTCAGTGCTAAACAAATCTAAGTTATCGTAAAGCCATCTAAAGATCTCATCAATCTCTTCAGGCCTTGCTTTACTACATACTAGTGTCCTTGCTTCTTTGAACTTTTTCTTTTTAAAGAGATCAACCATATCAATCTTCCAATCCGATGTAGTGGAAGTTTCTGATGTTGGCTTAACCAATTGTCCGCCTTGCACATGCTGTTGTACAGTATTAATACATTTACGCAAGTCTGGATAAGTGGCTTTGACAAAAGTATCAAGATCGTCTAACTCAAATTCGATATTCTCTTCTACCAGGATGACCGCAACTCGTCCGGTGAACTCAGTTTGATCAACTCTGTCGATGTGGAATCCTTGACATCTACTGTGGATAGCAGGGATAATACGAGCAGGATAATTGCAAGTAAGTATGAAACGAGCGGTCGAAGCAAACTGCTCCATGACTCCACGGAGGGCAGCTTGTGCATTAGGTGTAAGATAATCTGCTTCATCAAGTAATACAACTTTAAAAGGTCCAAAAGGAATCATCGAAACAAAGTTTGTAATTTTGTCTCGAACATCTTCAACTGAGTTAGTACGACTAGCGTTGATCTCTAACACATCAAATTCTTCAATGCCTAACTCATTGATTAATAGTTTAGCCATTGTGGTCTTGCCAATGCCAGCAGTACCACTGAGTAATAGATGAGGGATACTTTTGTCTTTAATCCAAGTATTGACCTGCCGGCGTTGTTGTGCATCTTTGAATACATAACCGTCAACAGTTTTCGGCCTATATTTTTCTACCCAGAGTTCTTTGCTCATGATTTCAATGTTTCCATAGTGATAATTTTGTCAATTTCTTTGCCGAAGTCTGCATCGTTATTAATAACATAGAGACCGTTTGAACTGCGATCTGTCTTTTTATCATAGCGGCGTGTCTCTATAACTCTACCACCGTTGGCATTATAAACAGTAAACTGAATTGCACGTTCTGGCTGATCAATACTTGGAGGACCTACACTTATTAAGGAACCGGATAGTCGATTTATTTTATTTGCCGATTCACGTTCTTGATTCTGACGTTTCTCATCTTCCCATACTTCGCGACTTATTTTTGCAAACCAGCGTTTAATAAACCCTGGTCGCTTAACTTTCTTTTTTTGTATTGCAGATTCAATTCTGTAGTCTACAGTTGACTCTTCTGCCGCGTATACTTGACCGTAACTCATTTGTATTCCTTATCTAAATTTACACTGGTTAGTCCAGCAATGATTTGGAAGTTATCCCACGCTTTCTTAGCGACTGGATTTGACTCCAGTTCACTACTTGGCAGAACTGCTTCTAGCCAAATTTCAGGACGGCGTGTAGGATGAGCTCCAAACTTACGGGGCTGATGGAACTTGCCGGATTCCCACAGCTCAATGGACACACTGCGAAACTGATCTTCATCAGTGTAGCCTGCCCATTCTGGGGCACTGCGACTGAATCCGCTAAATGAACTCATGTTCGGACCGCCACCGCCGTAACCATTCCAAATGCCTTGCCACTGGGCGTCATCATGCGGATCAAAATCAGTACGAGCAATAATGATTAAGACATCGTCAATGTCCACAACACCATCTACAATATCGCGAACGCATCGGCTATAACTCAGACCAATTTTCATTTCTTTTCTCTCAGTAGTTCTTGTTTCATTCTATCACGCCAGCGAATTGCGTCTTCTTCGTAATCGAAGTGCGGACTTAATTCGTGATCCTCGTCCAGGTCGTCGACCCACACATAAACTTCTTTATAGTCGTCACAGAGTAATTTCATTCTTCAAACCTTGCTTTACGTTTGGCTTCGTGTTCTTCAAAATGTTTATCACATACATTTTTAATCCAACCGGATGTTTGTTTAGTAGCAGGTGAACCGCAATCTTCACAAGCTCTTTCTGCCCAGCTCTCTGCCATCCTTACCATTCCGCTGATTTCATCGTCTCCACCATCGTAGTAGAAACGTAGTCCGCCAAATTTTTCTTTAATTTGACGAACTACAACTTGTGCTACTTCGTCTGGAATAGTGTGATTATACGGATTGTCTTCTAGCAATTGAGCACGAGTCTTATTCTTCCAATCGATATGACCCTGAATATTAACACACAATGCTTCAAGAATGGGCCACCAGCCTTCACCACAGCAAAAACCTCCGTAGCCCTCTTCGAACATTTTTGGAAAGCGAGTTTCCATTTGTTCAGCAAACACCTCATACGGTTCTAGTTCATCATCACCCATTTTACACCTCAAAAATAAAGTTATCGTCAAATTCTACTTCACCTGGATAACCTCTAGGGTTGCAGACAACTCTAGTATCCCCTACCATATAGTCAAACTGTTGATGCATGTGACCATGAGTCCAAGCCTTAATCCTAGGATGATCTAGAATAAACTCACTCAGATTGCTGGCATATCCACCGTTCATCAATGTGTCATCTTTGTACCGATCTCCTATGCTGAGAAACGTAGGAGCATGGTGAGTACATACAACTACTTTAGCATCTTGAGGCAGGCCTTGTACAACAGTTTGAATGTACTGCTTGGTCTTAATATGCTCAACCACAGCTCGCTTGGGTAAGAACTTTCTAAAGTTCTCATTAGCAATACGAATGACTTTAAAGTCGTTCATCATATGCTCAATATGATACAGAGTAAGAGCATCGTGATTGTTCATGTCAGTCCAAAGTGTACCGCCTATGAAATAAACACCGTCAATTTCTTTAGTGTTATTATCCAACAGATGCACATTGGTCAGACCCATTTTCGTAAATTCATCTCTCAAATATTTTGCACTTCGATCGAATTTACCGTGATAGTGTTCGTGATTACCCATCACATAGATAACATGCGGGAATTGAAAACTAACACGCTTAAAGAAATCTCGGAATCTTTGTGCTTTGCCTGCTTGACGCTTAAGATCTTCTAATGCACCGGGACTCCAGGGATCAAACTGAGCCGCAGGATGGTCATGAAGATCTTGTGCTGTACAAATGTCGCCAGACAGCACCAAAACGTCCGCACCATTTTGGTTCTGGAGGTTCAGATCATGAAACTCTAAGTGGAGATCTGATGCTAATTGGATTTTCATTTTTTGCTTTCTGCTTCTGCCACACGCTTGCGTAGACTGCTGGAACTAAAACTGTGGTCTCTACCGTTAAAAACTAAGTTAATGCCTCTTTGTAAGCAAATAGCTTTACCAGTAAATTCTTTCTCTTTGTACTCTATACCTAATATTCTAACATCAATTGGTAAAATGAGCAAGAGATCTTCTAGGTCTTTTTCAGTATTATACACCACAATTTCGTCAACATAGCGAGTTGCAGCCAACTGAATTTGCCGTTCTACAATGCTTTGTATTGGCTCATTCTTTTCTGGACGATCCCACTTGGCATTGTTTTGTAACCCTGCAATAAGGTAATCGCAGTGATTGCGAGCTTCACTTAGCATAGCAATATGGCCTGCATGTAGCATATCAAATTGGCTAAAGGTAATGCCAATCTTCATTCCTTGCTTTTTAAGCTCTTGTATTTTGTTGAAGATCATACTAGTTCCTCAACAATGCCTAACACTTCTGCCATTATAAAACAAACACCTGCCATTAGCAAATTACCTGTAATCAAACAGCCACCTGCTACAATGCGGGTAAAACTTTTTACAAGGCTAACATAAAAATGTCCCTTGCTAGTATCTTTAGGTTGAACTTCAATTTCCACGTTTAAATAATCCTTTGATTGATTGTATTAGATTGTAAAATCTAAAATGATAGTTTGTTAACATAGCGGGACGATGCGGGCACCGTCCTTGATTATAGTCGCAAGTTAATTCAATTTCTTTTCGACAGATATTACACTGCATTTCCACCTCCAAATTTTAAAGCGAACATAGTAGAATGTTTCTCTCCGTTATTCATAAAATTAAAAACAATTTTCTCTTCGGCTTGCAAAACAGCCCATTCAAAGTCTAGTCCCATTATAAGTCCTTGATCCTTGCACCATTCTGCAAGTTGTATTGCATGATTACTAGCGTGATAAAGTTTCATAAAATCAAGTTTTCTATATTGTACTATAGTATCAAATGGTATTTGAATATTAATCATCTGGTAACATTAGATCTACAATATCTTCGAAGCCATTCAGAGATGTCACGTGGTAGTCTTTATCGCCGATCATATAACAACTTGTCCAACTAATCTGATTATTTGAGACCTCGTAAGGTTCCATCATTGCTAATAATAACAGTGTTTGTTCTCGTTCTTTGCCTTCCAACGTTCTTTTAGGAGGACCCGTAACTTTACGCAAGAATTCTTTCAACTTCACTGGGTCGTTTATAAGTCCAGCCATAAATTCTTCATAGTCAATTGGTTGTTTTGAGGATTTCAATGATCCGTTTTTGCTCTTGCTCATGTAACCATTCCTCTTCTGGGCTAAACGTTGGACATTCTTTTAATAGCTTATCTAATTGCCATTTAAGTTGATATAAATCTTGTTTAACACCCCACGCAACAAATCCGTCGTTGCGTGGATTGCTGCATTCTCGTGCTGCTGCACGAATTTGAGTAATAGCTTCGATAATATCGTAAGAATGTTTATAGCCCATGTAGATATTTTATAGATTAAAAAAGGGTCTGTCAAGACCCTTTGGTGTTATTGCACGAACGGTTTAAGATCTGGTGGAGTCCAACCAATAGGTTTTAAAACCTTACCATCTTCACGCTTACGTACTTTGCCTGTTTCGCTATCAATCTTAGCAAAGTTAGTACGCATAACTTCTTTCCAACCGCCTTCTCCGTCAAATCCTGCACTATGGATAGCACCGACTGTGACAACAATAAAGTCTAGTAGTGCATCTAATGTTTCTACATTGTCGTTATTGTCAATGGCAACACGAAGTTCTTTCCACTCTTCTTCCATAAGATTAAGATAGAGTTTAAATTGTTCTTGATTAAAGCCTTCGACGCTTTGATCGCAGGCCCGCATAAATTTCTCTTGGTCACGAAATGGATTTGTCATTATTTTCCTACATTAGAAGTATTTTCAGCCGGTGCTCCCACTTGGAAGGCAAATAGAGCATCATTCGGCATATCATCACTTGACATTAGTATAGCATTATTATCTACCATACGCAACTCGATCATTTCGCCATCTTCAAGTTCGTACTCAATGCTTCTAGTCCAACGACCGTGCTCTATAAGAATCCATTCGCCAACTTTAACTTCTTTTTGTTCAGGCCCGATAGCAAACACCTTAGCCCAACGAGGATGAATTCCCTGCACCTTACCGTTATCACTAGGAATGATAATACCTGAAAAAGTTTTCTGACTATCAAAATTCATATCCGAAACAAGTACCTTGTCTCGAATAGGAACAATCTTACCTACAACTTTCATTTTTTACCTTTATTCATAGTGGCATTTGGATTACTTTCGTAATATGAATTAATGGTGTCTTCACGCTTCTTGACAATTCTGCCACCTGGGCCCAGTTCGTCACCTCGGGCGTTCATTCGTACATTACCAACTGCTGGCATTAGTTGATTTTTTTCTAGAAGCTGATCCATGTCGACTTCTTTGCCCTTCATTGTTCTATATACTTTACGTGTCATTTTTGACTCCTTATTTTAAAAACTCATGTATATCGAGTTTGTATTTGATACTGTCTACTTTATGGATACCTATTAGGTACAGCACATAACTGGCCACACTACTGCCCCTGCCTACACCCCACACTATTTGATGTTCACGCATGGTGTCTACTAAGTATTTAAGATAAAATAACAAGTCGAACATGCCATGCTGGATAAACAGAGTTAATTCTTCGTCTACCCTAGCCTTTTCGGATTCAGTCGCACACTGCTCGTATAACCAATCTACAATAGGAAAGTTAGAGTATTCGTTAGGCATAAACCAATCGCATTGATTAGCTTCGTCGAAAAGCTCTTTAGAATCAATATCAGTAGGTTCTTGGTAAATCTTTAAAAGAGGAGTATCCTCAAAGTTTTCCTTAACAGCGGTATTGAATTGTTTAATTTCAGCAGTATTGTCAAATAAAATCTTATCGAGATTTTTGATTTTACCAGAATACAATGCCTTAAATGCATCGTCTGTGTTTAGTATTAACTGCCCGTAGTTGTCAGATCTCATTTAACAAGTTTAACATATTAGTCTACGTTAATCAAGTCATCAAGATTGCCATTGTTCTTTTTAGTTGCACCCTGCAGGGCAGCTTGATTTCGTTTGGCCATTTCTTCTCTATAGGTATTGAGTACAACAATAATTTGTGGTAATACCTGATTCATTCCTGTTCTGGCCGCAATACCATACTTTCTAGTTAGATCCAAAATTCTTTCTTCTAATTCTGTATCTTTTAAATCTGCAGGATTGGCCAGTAACGGATTAAACATTAGTATATGTGCCGATAAATTTTATGAATACAGTGTCTCCTGCATCGGCAGTTGATATTTCAAATACATGAGATACTTCTGTATTAGTTCCTAGAATGTGAGGTAATGTTAGACTTGCTTCTTTCTTCAACGTATTACTACCTTGTGTAAAATTAATAGATCCTGTGGAAGTAGTTGCGTTTAAAATTTCAAACCTTACTGTTGAATATATGTTGCTGTCCGACGGCCAGTTAGTCACTGTCAAAGTTGCAGCCCCGTCAACTGTGACTTTATGATAGCCGCCTAATTGATAGTTTATCTGCGTACTTGATGATATATCTTCAAGCAATGTTCCTGCAACTCCAGTAGCTTTGAGGACTCCGCGATATATACTGCCTTCGTAACCGTAGTCATTTACATCGTTTAGTTTTACAGAAGTTAATTCTAGTTGAGATAATTCTTGAGCAGCAGATTGCAGTGCATTTTTAATGCTGGCAAAATTATCTCGAAAACCTTGGGTATCATTGTCTACTCCTGGTACAGGGTATAAAACGTTGATATTGTTACTAAAATTGGTTACGGTGCTTGACATATGTTTCTCTCTAAGAACAGTAGATATTTATCCGAAGATTGTAAGGGGTGTTGCAGAATTAAAAATCTGGTATAATGCTTTTGCTGGCCCGCCTTGTAAGCTGCCCCAGTTAGTGTATCCTGAACCACCGTAGTAACTTTCGTTAACTTTCCATGTGCTGGCCGTAGAAGTTGTCCAATTTAAACATTGTTGTTGATTCATCCAAGGCCTTGCCTGTAATACACAAGCCAGTGCACCTACAACTTGTGGAGCGGCTTGACTAGTGCCAGATATGGCATTTAGATAATAATTAGAATTTCTAGGATCTGCTACAGCAGGATATGCATATGCACTGTTTGCGTAAGCACCCATAATATAATCTCCTGGTGCCCAAATATCTACTCCAGGACCGGTACAACTGAATTCTCTTTTATGCTCGGGATTAACCGAAGCAGTTGCAAATGCTGCAATTGCACCGACACAGATTACACCATTAGTACCTGCAGGTGTTGCTCCTCTGTGATAGTAATAAGTAAAACCTGTATATTCAGTCCAGTAGTTATTGTAATCAAGACCACCGCTAACATCAATTTTATGACGATCGTTACCGGCAGCAGCCACTACAATAACTCCAGCATTTATACAACTTTCTATTTCTGCATTTAGTGCAGGATAGAAATATCCGTGTACACCTATGCCACCTTCGGGGATTCCGATAGTTCCGTATGCAGCAGTAGTAGTTGATACTGCATAGTTAGTGTTACGATATCTAATACCTGTTAATCTCGTGTAACTGGAAAAGAAACCAAAACTGCAATTAACAATAGTTGGACGCTTATAGCCAGTTGCAGGGTCTACAGCTTTGGCTATGTGGAATGCTCTAATAGTTTGCCAGACTTCAAAATCATCTAACAGTCCTAATACCCTATTGTCAGTAATATCACGTTCTGTAGTAGCACCTGAACCTACAGATCTTAAACTGTAGATATTAGCACCCGGTGCCCAACCTTGTGTGTTACCCGCCGCAATACTCGCACAGTTTGAACCGTGCCCGTCACAGTCCCCTAAAAACCCGCCGGTGGGTGCCGAAGCAATAATACCATGTTGAGTCCAATCATAATCAATTACTCTACTACCGCCAGTGCCATCTGTGTTAACTGCAAATTCTGGATGGTTAGGTTCAACACCTGTATCAATAATAATTATATCAACTCCACCGCCATTTAGATTAAAAGTAAATGGACCAGTACTAGAACTATATCCTGTTGGAAAATTAGTCACAGTGCTTAGTCCTCTAACTAGTCCCCAATTTTTTGAAGTCTGAAAAGGTTCGATTGATTTGTTAAAAATACCTGTTCTAATACCTGTTGTTCTTTTCTTAACGCCCATTTCAATAGGGTCTCTATGAACTTCTTTGATCCTAAGATCAGACATCAGTGCCGCTGCTTCTTCGTCAGTTAACATCACAGTAGAATTGTGCTCACTGTGTGTCATCGGGTTAATGATTTCTACAGCACGTTCTGGAATTGCCTCATCTGAATAATCCGTAGTTAAATCTGCATGAACGCTGGGCTTATCATTTGGATTTTCAACTACGACATAATATTTTCGTAACATTGACATTCCTTACGATATCACTGTTCTATCAGTGAATAGTCTCCAATTGGCTCCGTCATAGAAACAAGGCTGGCCACCACCCGCTGCATCTACTACATAAAGTATTGCACCTTGCCTTGTAATTGCACCTAACGCAGATAATTGTGCAGTAGTCGCAGTAGTTAATACAAAAGGACTGTTGACAGTAATTTGTCCAGCAGCACGTAAATTAAGATCGTTACCTGATTGAATAGTTGCAGCAGTGCTTACTCCGGTAACCGTTAAAGTTGAGATATACAGAGTTTGAACAGTGTAAGTATTGCCTACTACAGTAACAGCACCGGTTGCACCTAAATTACCTGTCGCCCCAATTAGACCAGTTGATCCAGTTAGGCCTATTTGACCCGTTGCTCCAGTAATACCAGTGGCACCTGTTGCTCCTCTTAGACCAGTTGCACCATCTAATCCAGTAGCACCTATTCCGGTAGCACCGGTAGCACCTTGTCTTCCAGAGATTGTAAACGTCCAGTCTGAGTATGTACCAGTTCCGGTGAATGCAGTGACATTAATTAATAATGTGTTTCCAGTTAAGGTGTTAATAAATCCGCCAAGACCAAATGAGCTATCTGCCCCAACTGGTGTTATCTTTACAGAACTACCTGCAACAAATGCAGTTTCGGTGTCAAGTTTATTAAGAACAAATGTTTTAATACCTGTACTGATTGAGTGAGTTGAAGTAGAAGTTAATCCTTCGTATCCGGCACCACTTGCTCCAATTGCTCCTTGCGGTCCAGTTGCTCCTTGTGGGCCAGTAGCACCAGCAGATCCTGTGCTGCCTTGTGCAGCCGCAGTTCCAGGAATTCCCTGTACGCCAGTAGCACCAGCAGGCCCTGCTGATCCACTTTGTCCAGTAGCACCTGTAGAACCTGCAAACGCTACAGTTCCGTCTAAACCTCTAGGTCCTGTTGCACCCGGAATACCAGTAGCACCGGTTGCACCCCTAGGTAATGGACCTGCAACCCATGCCGTTGATGTACTGTTGTAAACCCATAGACTGCCGTTGTAAGTATAAACCTGACCGGCTGTTGGGCTTGATGGAAAATTTATTGCCATGTTTTATCCTATGTAAGCTACAGACCAGTTATCGTTAGCATCAAACGACAATGTTCCTACCGTTACTACTACTTTCATTGTGTCGCCTGCTGCTAACTTAGCAATGGTACTAACACCTGCATGGTTCATTGTTGTATTGGCTCCAAATTCTAACATACATAAAGCTGTAGAACTATTTTTATAAACGATAGCCTGACTGATAGTGCTTGACGAGTTACTGCTTGTTCGCATAACTAAATGAGTTGAATATAATCCAGCAACTGGTGCTGTGAATATACCAGTCGATGTATTCAATGAGGTTCCTTGTTGATAATCTACAGTAAAGATAGTATTAGTTAATGTAGTTACAGAATTAATGGGTCCTCCAGTACCTTCAACACGGAACGCTGGTCTTGTTGGCATAACAACATTGCCACCAACATGTAAGTTGCCGCCGATACCTGCACCGCCTACTACCTGCAATGCTCCGCTATTTGTTGAAGTTGCACTGGTTGTATTTGTAATAGTAAAGATACTGGTTAACGGATTTGCAATAGCACCAGTTGCACCAGCAGGACCGGTCGCACCTGTTAATCCAGTAAATCCTCTTGCACCAGTTAATGTAATAACCCAGTTTGAAAAAGTTCCTACTCCGGATACGCTATATGGCGTAATTGCTATATTTGTTCCAGTATACCAATTTATATATGCATCTGCACCAAATGCAAGGTTATCTAATGCAAGTAATCTAACTCTAGAATTAGGACCATATGCTGTTTGAGTATTTGCTAAATTTACAGTGAATACCATTGTAGTTGAAGTAAATGCCACACTGCTCGTTGATACTAAGCTAGCAAACCCTAAACCAGTAGCACCAAATTGTCCAGTGGCACCTGTTGATCCCCACAATCCAGTAGCACCTGTTGATCCGTGTATTCCAGTTGCACCTGTTGACCCAAAAGATCCAGTTGCACCTGTTGCACCTGGGCCAGTTGCACCTGTTGCTCCTTCCAATCCGGTTGCACCTGTTGATCCTCTAGAACCTACTGCACCAGTTGACCCTTGTAAGCCGGAAGCACCTGTTGATCCAGAAGACCCCTGGAATCCAGTTGCCCCTGTTCCGCCGCTACCAGTAGCACCAGTTCCACCTTGAATACCTGTAGCACCTGTAGCACCCGACGAGCCTTGAAATCCAATTGGTCCTGTAGCACCTGTAGCACCTGTAGTTCCAGTTAATCCTGTAGCACCTGTAGCACCAAACCCTGTTGCTCCGTTTGGTCCAATTTCTCCAGTAGCACCTTGTGCTCCAGTAGCACCAGTAGCACCACTTCCAGTAGCACCTGCAGGACCGGTAGCACCAGTAGCACCAGTAGCACCAGTACCGCCTTGAGCACCTGTAGCACCAAACCCTGTTGCTCCAGTAGCACCTTGAGCACCAGTTGCACCGATATTTCCCTCAGTTCCCTGCGGTCCTGTTGATCCTGTGCTGCCTTGCAGACCAGTAGCACCTGTTGATCCAATTTCACCTTGAGCACCTGTTGCTCCTTGGCCCGCAAATGTTCCAGGAATTCCTTGAACACCAGTAGCACCTTGGAGACCGGTAGATCCAGTAGATCCTTGAGGTCCAGTCGAACCTGTACTGCCTTGTAATCCTGTAGCACCAGTTGCACCTGTAGAACCGGTAGAACCAATTTGTCCAGTAGCACCCGTAGCACCTGCACCAGTAGCCCCTTGCGGCCCTGTAGCACCAGTAGAACCAGTAGAACCAATTTGTCCAGTAGCACCCGTAGCACCTGCACCAGTTGCTCCTTGAGCACCAGTAGCACCTGTTGATCCAATATCACCTTGAGCACCAGTAGCACCTGCACCAGTTGCTCCTTGAGGTCCAGTTGCACCTGTTGATCCCTGTCTTCCGGAAATTGTAAATGTCCAGTTTGAATATGTACCGGAGCCAGTGAACGCAGTTACATTAAGAGATAATGTGTTTCCGGTCAAGGTATTGATAAAGCCACCGAGACCAAAAGTTCCATCAACTCCTACTGGTGTTATCTTTACAGAACTACCTACTGTAAATGCAGTTTCAGTTGAAAGTTTATTAAGAACAAATGTTTTAATGCCTGCACTAATTTCATGAGTTGAAGTAGAAGTTAATCCTTCGTATCCAGCTCCGGAATCTCCTGCAGGTCCAGTTGCACCTGTTGCACCGTCAACTCCTGGTAATCCGCTTGCCCCAGTAGACCCCATAAAGGCCGCAGTACCTGGAATACCCTGAGCACCTGTAGCACCTGTTAAACCAGTTGCACCTGGGCCGCCGGTAAATCCTGTAGCACCGGTTGCACCTTGATATCCAGTTGCACCCGAAGCACCAGCCGCACCAGTTGATCCTGTTTCTCCAACTGATCCTCCTGGGCTTGCTGACACCCAAACCGTTCCATTGTAAGTAAACAGTTGACCTGTTTCTTGAGTGTCAAGCCACATATCTCCAGCAGCAGCCACTAACGGTCTTGATGTTGAAATTACCGCAGTTAACCTAGGTCCAGTTGCACCAGTTGATCCTCTAGTGCCAGTTGCACCACGAGCACCTGTTGCACCCATTGAAACTACATTGACTACACCTTCAACGATTTCTAAGCCGTTGCCTACTATAATTGTTCCTAGAGTAGAAGTAGTTGCAGTAGTAGCTACAGTTGTTACATTTAAAAATCCTTCTTGGTCAACATTTAAGCCATCGCCAATTTTAATCCCACCAATAGTGCTGGTAGTTGCAGTTGACACATTAAATGTGACTAGTTCATTATTAATGAATTCGCCTAACTGTCCTACAGTCATTTGTTTTGTTAGGTTGCCATCAGCAACAGGCATACTAGTTGCCGTTGTTATTGAACCAATAACAGGTAGATTACTAATGGTACTCATTTAACTAAACACTCCACAATGCCTGATCCGCTTTCTAACGCAAATGCAAATGGCTGTCGACCATTGCTTTCTGTGCTGCCTTTGCCATCCATGTACGGCCAAATAGGTTCTCCTTTTAACACGTATCCTTCTACCTTAACTGGTACACGCCCAGTTAAAGCAATGTATGTACCGCCTTCTAATTCGCTGTTCATCATGTATGCAGGCTTGCCGGACACTACGCCAATAACATAACAGTCGCTAGTAGTTATTGCAGTAACTTCTGCAACACCGCCTATCATCATAACTGTACCAACTGAGTATTCCTGGTCTGCTAGATACTTTTCTGCCAAGTCAGCATATACTGCAACAGTAGCAGTTCCTCTAAAGAATGATCCTCTAATATCGCCCAAGTCATCTCTTGCAACAATTGTGGCAGTAATATTATCTTCATATCCTTTTGCAAAATAACTAAACCCGCCTACATACGGTACAATTTCTAAAGCTGCTGCCTGTGCATTACTCGCACCAGTAGCACCAGTTAAACCATCAGCACCAGTAGCACCTTGAGCCCCAGTAGCACCAGTTGATCCTTGAGCACCAGTTGCACCTGTAGCACCATCAAATCCAGCCGGTCCGGTAGAGCCCGACAACCCGGTAGCACCCGAACTACCAGTAAGTCCAATAGGTCCTTCTGGTCCTGTAGCCCCCATAGCTCCGGTTGCACCTGTAGAACCGATTGGACCAGTTGCACCATCTGGGCCAGTTGCACCGGTTGATCCCATTACACCTTCTGCTCCAGTAGCACCAGTTGAACCTGATGGGCCAGTAGCACCAGTTATAGGACCAACGCTGATTACAGAAGCATCGTTTAGTGTAAATTCAATTATGGTATTGCTAGAAGTTAGAGTAGCAGTAGTAATATATTTTCCAGCAGGACCAGTAGCACCAGTTGCTCCAGAAGCTCCTTGGTTGCCCTGTGTTCCAACTGCTCCGGTAGCTCCTGCAGGACCAGTTGCACCTGTAGCACCAGTAGTTCCTGGTATGCTAGGTCCTTCTGCTCCGGTAGCACCTGCAGGGCCTGTTGCACCTGTAGCACCAGTAGCACCTGTAGTACCTAATGGACCGGTAGCACCTGTGCTGCCCTGCAACCCTGTAGCACCTGTAGCACCAGTTGCTCCGATGGCACCTGTGGCACCTGTAGCACCTTGGCCAGTAGCACCTGTAGCACCTGGCTCGCCTTGGTTACCAGTTGCACCTGTTGATCCTGTAGCACCAATACCAGTTGCACCCGTTGCACCTAACTCTCCCTGAATACCAGTTGCACCCGTTGCACCGTCTCCGCCAATTGGCCCAGTTGAGCCAGTAGCACCGTCTGGACCAGTTGCACCTTCAGCACCGGTAGCACCTGTAGCACCTAATCCAGTTGATCCTTGCGGCCCAGTTGCACCAGTTGCTCCTCGAAGGCCTGTTGCACCAGTTGCACCGAAGTTACCTGTAGCACCTGTTGATCCTAACGGACCAGTAGCACCTGTTGTGCCTAAGTCACCAGTTGGTCCTTGAATACCTGTAGCACCAGTAGCACCAAAATTTCCAGTTGCACCAGTACCACCGACTGATCCAGTTGCACCCGGACTGCCGATACCAGTTGAACCAGTTGATCCTTGTCCTGTAGCACCTGTGGCCCCAGCACCGCCAAATGGTGCACCTGCACTCCAGTTACCATCTCCGTTTTGTTTGATATATAACGTGCCAGTACCTAGTTCTAAGAATGCAAAACCGAACGGCCTATCATCATACTGACTTCTTTCATCATACGGAGTTGGCCAATATCCTACAGCATCAATAACAAACGGTTGTCCAATCTCACCAGTAGCACCTGTAGATCCTTCACCAGTAGCACCTGTAGCACCAATAGGACCAGTTGAACCAGTGCCACCTTGTCCTGCAAATGTTCCAGCAATACCAGTTGCACCTTGTAGGCCAGTAGCACCGGTTGATCCTTGAGCACCAGTTGCACCAGTACCGCCTTGTCCGGGAATACCTTGCGGCCCAGTTGAACCAGTGCCACCTTGGAATGCTGCTACTCCGGGAATTCCTTGGAGTCCTGTTGCACCTTGCTCGCCAGTTGCACCTTGGGCACCTGTAGAACCAGTAGCACCGCTGCCTGTAGCACCTTGACTACCTGTAGCACCTGCACTGCCAGCAGGACCTTGAGATCCAGTAGCACCAGTAGCACCCATAAACGCAGCAGTGCCCGGAATACCTTGCGGCCCGGTTGCACCAGTTCCTCCTGGATATCCTATATCACCTTTTGGACCTGTAGACCCAGTTGAACCGTCTTGACCTGTTGCACCAGTTGATCCGCTGCCCGTAGCACCTCGTAATCCAATTGGTCCAGTAGCACCGCTTGCACCTACCGCGGTCTCTCTACTAAAAAATGTTCCTAATGTTTCTACAGTTGTATAGTATGTTTGTCTGGTAGAAGTATCTGCTACTGGTATCAGAACAGCATTGGTTAGTGTGTTTAACGGTGGTAAATTACTTATTGTGCTCATCTTTTATTCAACTAGTAGTGCGTTTCCGTCAGAGTCAGTAATAATGATACCGTCTGGACCAGCCAGCACATTTAATGGTTGTACATCATCAACATTCTTAATTGGGAACTTGAGATATTTATCGCCACTGTAATCTAGTGTTTGATCAATAATTAATCTGTCAACTTCGAAATCAATTAATTTAAAGTCAAATCCATTGAGCTCAATCTTTCTTTTAATTTTATAACCTTCACCAGGCAACGCATAACAAATTGGCATTGCTTTAATAAAGCCTAACGGTGCTCCAGTTGCCTGTTGAATAGTTCTCATAAATCTAGGACGTAAATATTCGTCTACTTTAATAGTTTTGCCGTATATTTGAACGCTTTCGAGACTATTTTGCCAGTTTTCGATGCTATTACTGTATAAATTGACCAGCCCCTGATTAATTAAGAAACTGATATTATCGGGACTTTTTCCTAACATATTGCTTTGACTGTCAATAATATCAACATATACTAGATCGTAAACATAATTTCCCTGCTCATCTTCTGCAGGAATTGTTTTTACATCTCCAAAGTAAAATCTTTTGTTGTAAAAATAATTCTGTAGCCCTACTACATACTCAGCTAAGTTTAATCTTTCAATTCCGTATTCTAAAGTCATTCGAATATCTTTTTGTAAACCAAATGCAGGGTCTGCTGGGCGATATAATACTTTAGGATCAAATACATCTCTGTTATTAATAAAATCTCTGTAGACTTTTCGGCGTTGGCGTGCCATAAATGGACGCATATACACACTGCTAAACGGAGTAGGATCATTATCACCGATAAGAATTGTAAACTCTTGATCAATTGTTGCTAGTCGATAAGCATTAGTAGCTTCTACGGTGAACGTATATGCACGATCAAAGGTAGTTCCGCCACCGTCAATGGTAAATTCTGTAGGTTGATAGTAATCAACTTCAGTAGTTCCACCATAAGGAATTTTTCCTACAATACTTCCGTCATTCTTAAATTCTAAACCTGCAGGCAATTCACCTTCTACAAACCTATATTGAATTCCTAAGTCAGGTAAATTCTCATGTTGTGCTACTACTGATAGCTCGCTTTGATATCCTGCTGCAATTGTACCTACGGTGGATGTAGTAATCCATTGTAAATCGGTGTTTACACTGCCTTGTAGTCTTAATTGAAATACTCTATCGCTTTTACTTTGATCTCCAGTTTTGGGATCAGTTTTAATCATCCTAATAGTAAATTTGTAATCTTCACTATATGCAGGTATGTATGGAATTTGTCCGTATAAGTCTCCGGACGTTTCATTTAAATTAAATCCAGGCGGCTTTTGACTCTCACTTCCAATGAATAGAATAGTGTTGTCTGGAATGTCGTCTCTTAATGTAGTGTCGTATACTACAGTATCGCCTACAAGTACAGGACTGTGTTTAATACCAATCACACACGTTGAAGTAGTTCCTGTTACTGAACTAATTGTATAAGTGGTATCGTATATTGCATCAGGTACATATGTGTCTAATCTAAGTAATTGTCCAACTTGAGGTAAGCTAGACACACTCTTTAAATGTACTTCACTCATACCGGCACGATTATACTTAGGCAAAAAGTCTGCACTTTCCCAAGTTGTCCCGTTCCAGACATAGCTGACAGTTTCATCTAATACATTGTACAAATCACCGATAGTATTAACTAATGGCAATTCGGCAAATGTATCAACTACACCTCTTACAGTTACAGGAAGACCACTAGGTCCGGTATTATACTGAGTATCAGCAATTGCTCGAACTTCTGGATTTACACTGATATTATCCCAAATCCAATTAACTGCACCTAGTTCGGGGTGCGGATCGTATGTTTGTATCCTAACAATTTGATAGTTAGCAGCACGACGAATACCTAAGTTTGCTGGACTTAACCAAGCTGGTGCATACAAGTAACTGTCTCCTGCTTGGAAACATCTTGCATCTGCTGAAATATACCCTGTGTCTGCACGTAAACTGTTTACGTCAACTACTTGCAATTTAAATAATTTACGACTACTATTGAAACCGTCAGTTGCAGTTACATAGAATTGATAAATTTTCTTAATGTACTTTGGACGATTAGTTTTATTTTCAATAATGAAAGCACTATCATACGGATAACGATCATATTTTTCAGTATCATATCCGTTACCTGAAACGCCGACTGGCTCTTCTTGCACAGTTATCTCGTCAATGATACCAGTTAGTCTACCGTCTTCGTTCAGTTTTATTCCTTTAGGTAGTTGTCCGTCACCGTCTGCAATATAATACCTTAGTTTCATATTTTCAAACAAGACATTGGCTACTGCGGACAATTGATAATCTACAATATGTTCGTTGACTGCAAAGCACTCACCGCTAGTTCCTACTGCTAAAAATCCACTAGGAGTTACCCAGACTGGATCTTGATTACTAGTTACATCTACTGAAAAAGTACGGTCAGCTACACCCTGTGCATTTTTTGCACGAACTACAAATTGACTTCTAATTGTAGAAGGTACACTCATAGGGTTTCCAATAATAAACCCAGTTGTAGTAGTTGATGTAGCGGTAGTTACTAATTGTAAAACCATTCCGTCTGGAAGCTTCCCGCTGATAACACTAAATGTAGATCCGGTGCCTTCGACTGAAAATGGTATATTAACAGCAGTTCGTTCTGTTAACGTGCCCAGGAACCCCGCATTGGTAATCCATACTGGTGCTGTCATATTATAACCTAAACAAACTTACTTGAGCACGCCACGAAATTACATTAGTAGCAGTCAGTCCAGAAACATTATAGGCCTGGACTCTAACTCGATTGTCATAAATTGATGTATCTACAATATCCCAGTTTGCATTGCTAGTACTACCATTTTCGAACAAGCTCACAATTCCTGTGCCCAACACATGACTTGTAGTACTGTTCCACGTTACCATATAGCTGCTTCCAGAATCTTGTGTATCAGTAGTCTGATTCTCGGCTAGGATATCTATGCTGGCACCCCTGTATATTCTTTTATCAAATTCAAAAAGTTGTACAGCCGTAGAGTTGTCTCCTGGTAAGGTAAATGTTCCTCCGAATGATTGTAATTCAATGGCAGGAACTTCACCGCTGTCACTAATAACAACAGATGATGTACTGGAACTTTGAACTTGTGCAAAGTTTTGATTAATTTTGTGGAATGCTACTCGGAGACTGTCACCGTCTCCTTTGTTTGCACTTGTTCCAGTGTTGATGTATTGTAATGCCATTAAATTCTCCCTACTACAACTTCAATGACGCCAATTGTTTGACCATCATAATCTTCTAATGCTTTGCCAATTACTGAACCCATTGCAGGATTCTTTTCAGCAGTTGCAACACCCGGAGCACCACTAGAAATTAACATATCGCCTTTGCGTACTTTGCCTACAACTTTACATGGTACACGACCAGTTAGTGCAATAAAAATTCCGCCTTCTAATTCGGCATTCATTTTAAACGCCGGATTGGTTGCAACTACTCCAGCAATCCTGCGGTCCATAAATTCTACCGCAGCAGTAACTTCTTTTGCACCTCCAAACACCATAACAGTGCCCGGCTCATAGTGTGCATCTGGCAAATATTTTTCAGCCAAGTCACCGTATTTTGCATAGTAAGCAGTACCGTATACTGTTCCAAACAAGTTGTCGCTTTGACCAATGTCTCCAACTCCGTTAGTACCGCTCTTTGTGATACTAGGAACAGTTGGAGTACCGGTTATGTTACCGCTAAATGTTGCAGTAACAGTACCTGCATTAAAGTTACCACTGCCGTCTCTAAACACTAATGTACTTGCACTATTAGAGCTTGTACCGTTAGAAGTAACAGTGAATGTTTGAGTCTCACCAGTTGTACTACCGCTTAGACCATAGCCGCTAGTTGCACCAGTAGCAACATAATCACCAGCAGTATCTGTTCCAAGTGCCACACTATTTGCTGAGATAGTTGTTGCAATATTAATGCCAGCTGATCCGCTAAAACTTGCAGTACCAGTTACATCGCCGCTCAGTTGAATAGTAACAGCAGCATCTAAACTTTGTGCAGTAGTTGCAGTTCCTTGGAATCGGTTTGCATATACATTAACATAACGCTTGCCGTTCTCACCAATGTCGTATGTTAAGTTTGCACTTGGTTCTAATTTCTGTGTAACTAGAGTACCAACCATAGTGTCGCCACTGGTGTTTACATAATTAAGTTCAGTCCAACGTTTGTTTGTTGCGTCTTTATCAGCAACAGGATCAGCCATGTTAACAATACGGTTGTCTCCCATCTTGATAGTGTCGAGCATTTCTAAAACGCCTCCACGATCTAAGAATCCATTACCGATTGGACTGACACCTGCCGTTGTATTGTTTCGGTTTAGGCCTAAACGGCTATTAACATAAGTTTGAATAGCACGTTCAGTTGGAACACTGTTATTGCTGTTGCCGCCCATTGTGCCGTCAACGCTAAACACCTGTACTAATGTTTGACCACGTTTAAAGCTAATGCCGTCTACATTGGTCAAACTAATCGGAGCACTGATACTAACAGTACCGCGACCTTGGTCAACACTAAAGAACTTACCAACTTTGAAGTTACCGTCTTGGTCAGTAGTAGCATAGTATACACGACCTTTTCCTACTTCTTGAGTTTCTAATGCCGCATCTGGCGGATTGTTTGGAGGTCCGTATAGATCGTTTGGATACTTACTGTCAGCATAGCCGCCTGTACCAACGTTCAACATGTCGTGTCCAGTAACACGCATAGTAGAAATACGTACAGTGATATCACCTGCCTGGTTAGCTGTAATACCTGCTTTCAATGCTGTAGATAAAACTTGATGTTGTAGGGCGGAACCATCACTGACTCTCTCAACAACAATTTCACCCCATTCGTTATAAGTCTCGTCGCTGTTAATATAGTCTGTAATTTTATACAAATTACCTGCATGACCAAACACAAAATAGTAAGGAGTACTTGCAGTTAGACCAGCACCAATCCTTGCTTGATCTTCAGCGTCAATGTCAACAACTTTAATTCTGTTATTACCAGTTTCACCATCTGGGTAGGCTGTTACAGTGGCTGTAGCAGAACCTCCGGTGATTGTGATATTTCTAACACTGGTTCCGGCGTAGCCTGCACCTTGATTAGTTAAAATAACTTTAAAAATTTGACCACTGCTGTTAGCTTTTCCGTAACCAACTGCTTGTGTTCCGGAGAATGTTAATCCAGTGCCGTTCGTCCATGTCCATGTTCGGTCAACTCTAACCTGTGTAGAACTAGAATTAACCCAAGTTACATAAGTTGCAGCACCGTTAGGATCAGTTCCGCCGGATGTTAAAGTTACACGGCTACCTATCATTATAGTTCCGCTTGCACCACTGATAGTAATTAAATCAGTGTCTGTTGCGGTACCATTAACTGATGCTGTTCCTGCTGTACTTGGTGCAGGTATTGTTGCAGTATAATTTGTAGTAGTCGAACCAAATCCAGCACCACCGCTGGTAATTGTCAGTGTACCTAAGCCTTGTCTATATAAACCGTTGCTCTCAGTCCATGGAGTTAAGTTGATATAATTGTAAGGAGTATCACTTTCTGCAAGTGCAGTATCTCCACCTAAGTCTGTATATTTTAATATACGATAAACATATGTCGGGTCTTCGTCTAATGTCAATACAGTACTAGGTCGGCTTAATGTTGCTGCATTTACATCTAATAATTCTTGATTGTAATATACACGTAGAGTAGCTTTCTCACCGTTAGCAATTGCCGCTCTTAGTCCTTGTCCTTGTCCGTCATCTAATGATAGAGAATACACAGTACTGTCAAATGTGTCTTGTACCGCACTCTTAACATTATAAAGAACAACAGTTCCGCTATGGTTAACTTCAAGTTGACTCTGTGCAATAGGTGCGTAAGACAAACCAGTTACATACAAGGTTGCATCTTCGGCTTTGTTTGTGTATGTGCCTGCTGCGGTGATTGTAGCAATCTGGCTAGTAGCACGTTTGTTTCTTACTGCAATTGGCACTTCAGTTGGATCGCTGCCTTCTGACTTAAGACCGTTTAGACCGTAGGAAGTAGAACCAGCAATACTACGACATTGAGCACCATTTAAAGAATAGTACGCACTATAGCAGTAGTAAGTAAACATGGAAACGTTTTCTACTAAACCACCGTTAGTTGCAAAAATACCGTAGCCTAAGTCATTCATCTGTGTGAAGTCGTTAGCCAACATACTTCTATTACCAGCAGTGATTAAAGTAATCTCGCTTGGTAAAGGATGTGCCGGTGTTACAATAAACCCAGATTTAATTGTGGCCACATACGCTAGTCCAGTACCAAATGTTACATATGGATCTGAATTATACCCGCTACCTTCTGTGCTAATAGTAATACCAGTAATTGCACCATTACCGTCTACACTAGCCACTGTTGCGGCAGCATTTGTGCCACCGGAACTTGGGAAGTTGATAACTGTTCCGATTGCGTATCCGACGCCGCCGTCAATAATTTCGTAACCAGTAATTGCACCTGAACTATTTCTAGTCCAGCTGATTCGAGCACCACCGATAACAATATTTGGGCAACCTTCAGTTGTTCCAAAGGTGAACGAACCGTTTGCATATCCTGATCCCGGGAATGATATAGAAACACTGGCAACATTACCAGTCACTCCGATCACCGCAGTACCAGTTGCATTTAAGCCACCAGCTTGTGTTGGAGCACTGAATCTTACCGGAACAGTTCCTGCATTGGCTTTAAATCCTGTAGCAATATTTCCTGCATTAGTAATAGAAGCAATACCGCCTGGACGTAACGGATTTAGGTTTAAACTACCAGTACCATTTGTTGGATTAAAGTTACTGACAAAGCTGACTTCGTATGTAACACCGCTGTGAACAAAGAAGCAAGGAACTTGCGGACGTATAAATCCTTCACCGGGCACAACACTTGGACGACCAATGCTGCCAGTAGTTAATGCTGAATTAATTTTTACTGGGTAGCCTGTACCTGTTGCAGTCGTAATGCTAGCAGGAGTCATTTTAGTATTGCCGGAGAATCCGTCAATAAACATACCGCCTGCAAATACGTGTCTGTTTTTGCTCTTAGAGAAACTAGAAGCAGTTTGGGTATATGGAGACTTAGCAAGAATTTGACCGTCTGGGTCAAGTACCTTCATGAAGCCGCCATGTCCTTGACAACTAATATATCGATTAATGGTTGCATCGTTCATTAAGAACACATCCATCTGGTCGTTATACTTAGGAGGGTTAAATGCCGGATCGTTGTTAACGATGCGTGAGCAGGCCTGCACTAAGTCTGCTAAGATAGCATCGGACCCACTACTGACTAATGTTCCGCCAACTGGATCAGTAAACACTTGGTCTTCAACTGTTTGATAAGAAGTAACAGGTTGTTGATTCTTAATAATACGTTGACCAATTGTGTTAATATGATTAATAACTGCAACAGTTGCTGTAATTGCAGTAGTTACATAACTGTCACCAGCATTGATGGTGCGATTATCACCACCGTTAATTAAGTCATAGGCAATTGAATCGATAACAAATCCTATGTCTTTATTGAACTTAGTTTCGTCAAATACATAGCTAGGATATATTGTATCTAAGAACCCAACACATTCTGCTTTAATAAATTCTTTGTTGAGTAATAAAATATCACCAGCATTGTTATAACCACCACTGTTAGTTTGTGTAGTTAATGTATTAACTGGACGGCTAGCATCTCTTAGATAATGATATCCGTATTTGTACGGCTCGTATATATGCCAATCACCGTAAGCAATGGTGTTACCTACTGTATAATTGTACGCACTCTTTTCAAAATTAACTTCGTTCTGTGCTAGAGAAACTGCAAAAGTATTGCTGCTTACTGCTCGAACTTCACCTTGTGCAGAAACAGTACCACTGGTTTTGAAAATCTTTCCTATCCAATTAGTACTAACAACTCCTGCATCTACAGTAACAGTGACAGTTTTTGTAACTGGGTCATTATCAGTTGAGCTAATAGTAACGCCTGCTGCACCTGCATAATCAGTCGCAGTGTTTAATTGTGTTACAATAATTCCGTCAATCTGTGCATCTCTAAAGAAATATGTGTTAGCCCACTTAGAACTACTGATACCAGGAAGTCTTGTTCCAACTAATGGTGCTGGCTTGATAACACTTCGGCGGAATTCATCACCACGGATAGAACAGTTTTCTGGAACCTTAATCGGGTATTGATCGTTGTGCTCACCTGACTCTACCATAATGGTAGATTGATTTTTGTTCTGTTTTTGACCCCACTGTAACTCTTCATTTAATTCAAAGTCGGCAGCATAAACATGCCACTTATCATAGTCAACAACATCTCCGTCTTGAAGCCCTAAACCATCTTTAAACTCGACTACAATAGTATCTCTTACGTTTTGATCATCATCTAGTTCTTGGATGATTCTACTGATATATCCGTAGCTTTTAACTCCGTAGCTAGCGTCAGTAATAACAAATTTATAACCAATCCAGAAATCTGGAATATCAATGCTATCTGCAACGTCTAATAAGAACGCACATTCTGTAATAGCACCACCAGATGTTACATATGCATTGTAGCTAAACGGTTCTGGCTCAACAGCCATACGATACGGTTTAGCGTAATCAACTGGGGTAATGTCATAATATTCGTAACCGTTTACATCGTCAAGAGTAATAGCTTCAACTAGACCAATTGCTTCGCTACTTGCACCAATGATGTAGTTTCCTGGGAAAATGCTTTTATTGATAAATGGGTCTGATCCAATATTAAAACTAGCCGGATCTAATGTTAATCTTAAACGGATTCCAAAAGAGCTAGTGTCTAACAGTGTACTAGGTGCAATAGAAGTAACAACAGGATTTGCTACGCCGTTACTCATTGAAATAGTTTTTTGGTAAGGTCCTAGTACAATTTGGCTCGCTGCAATAAACTGTTCTGCTGCTGCTGCGGCACGATTAACTGTTTTAAATGCATATGCAAATGCACGACCTCTCTTATAGCTAGGTAAAGAATATTGATGGTCGTCTCCACTTAAACTTACAAAGAAGTTCTGTCGACTTGCAAAACCACTGTTATCAACTAGTTCGTCGACATATGCTTTGTTAACAATGTGTGTAGAACTTGTAGGGCTTGCTAACAATGCTACATTGTCTCGAATGGTGCTTAACCCGTTATAAATGCTTTCACTAACACTGGTATTATCGTATCTAGTAATACCGTCGCGATTAACAAAGTTCTCAAACACCCATTTACGACTAACTGCATCCCAGTCTGCATGTGGGCCTGTGTTGTCCATGTTAATAATACTGAAGGCATTTTCACCGCTGATATCTGCTGCCAGTGTCGGATTCTTATCACTTGATAAGCTAGATGCGGTATTAATGATTCTAATTTCAGTTGAGCTTGTAACAAAATCAATGTTGATACCTGTGCCAGCTACTAAAATTTTATTAAGGAATTTATTACCTTCTGCGTTAACTTGTAAAATAGCATTGGGTCTTAATGTGCTAGGAGCTTCCTTGAGTCTTAAAAAGCTGAATCCGGCACCAAAACCCAACAATGTATAGATGTCTGTGAAGTTAGAGTTAACTTTCTGAAAAGCTGCATAGACGCTGTCGCCTGTTCCATCGTTTGGCTCGCTACCGATATTGATGATCTGTTGATTTAGTGGCATAATTTCCTCTGTACTACACCATATTTATTCTGGTAAAATTCTGTCAAAATAACAGCAGGTAGTATTCTACAAGTATTTATTTTAAGTTACTCAAAGGGTGTTAAATGAAATTCCTGTAATAGTAAATAAAGTATCGAGTTAATACTTTTAAGGAGATATCGATGTTTAAAGCAATTAAAGAATTCTTCCTAGGCAAGCCAGTTGAAACACCGGCAGCACCCAAGGTTGAAGAAACAAAGCCTGTACAGGCAAATGATGTGCCACTGCAACCAGTTGTTGAAGAAGTTCAACCGGTAGTAGAGGCAAAGGTTGATCCGGTATCAGTCGCATTGGATTTAGAACCAATGGATTTTGCAACCGCTACTACTCCGGTAACTGCTAAGAAGCCACGTAAACCACGTGCTCCTAAAGCTGTGGTTGCAACTCCGGCAAAAGCAACAAAACCTAAAGCAGAAAAAGCTGCACCAAAAAAGGTAGCAGCAATTAAAGTAAAGAAGGTAAAATAAAAAGGGCTCTTAGAGCCCTTTTTATTTGGTTAAACTATATTCGTATAGTGCCTTAGAGGCTAAGTTTTTAGCTTTAGACTCACACATAATATCAAAGTCTTTCCTGAAAGTTAAGGCCCAATCATTAACTGACTTGTTCCAATAGAAGTTACTGTGTGCTCTCATTTTCTGTTTTTTGTAACCGTTTTCTAGCAACAATGCATGATCAGGTAACGTAATTGGACAATGACCTACTAGCACATCTTCCCTGCTAACACTATAATGAATAACAGGGCGAACACCACGCCATGATTCGATTACACGCTTACATCTATCGTCGGTGGCTTGAATGTACTCTCCTGTACGGATCCAGTGATGGTGTATATCAAGTACGAGGGCACAATGTTTTGCGAGTTCGATGCTCGAGTCGATGCCCCAGCAGTTTTCGTCGTTTTCGATTGTGATGCAGTTTCTTGCTTCTGGGGATAACTTTCCCAATGCGTCAATGATGCCTTCGGGACCGCGTTTACCCGAGATGTGAACATTGATTTTAAGATCTTGGAAGGTCTTACCGAAACCCATCCAGCGGGCCATATCCACATGATATTCAAACTCCTCAATTGAACGTTCTACAATGCCGGGATTTTCACTAGCCAGCACAGTGAACTGACCAGGATGAAATGACAAGCGAACGTTATTAGTGCGAGCCAAAGCACCCACTTGGGCGAAGTGCTTTTCCGCATAAGCACGAACGTCTGGTAGACGCCAAAAGTAGCTATAATCAGGCTGGGTATAGACAGGAAGTATATCACTGCTAATACGAACCATTCGTAGAGATTCATCTAATGTACCTACTTTTTCTACCAGCTTACGGACAGCTTCAATATTACCTTTCATCAGGTCCCACAGCTTTTCCTCTGCAACTAATTGGCTTTGACGTTTAAGCCAAGCCACAGTAGTAGATCCTGTGTTATATTGTTTAGCATCATCAGTAGATTTAATACCGTCAACTTGACCAGCATGATCAATCCACTTGCAGGCAAAGCCTATTTTACCCATTATCTTCTTTCTTAGTAAGAGTCCAAGATCCGTCATTGTTATCGTGCCAATTTAGCACATCTCCAAAATCCCAACCTACTTGTGCTAGCATGTCGGGAGTAAAGGGCAAAATTAGATCTCCTGTTTTAGGATCTTCTTCAAGTGTCACTGTCCAGCGTTTTTGTTCCATGATCTATAATTTTAACGGTTATTACACGCATAGTCTTGAAACTACGCCATTCTTGTTTGTCTGTATCAAAAACCGGAATGGTTTCTAAATCTAGCAGACGGGTTTGATGATGTTCGCGAATTGCTTCACTAGGCATCCAATCTTTATGAAGAGTACACTTCATAACTCGATGTTCCCCACTTACTTTAGTAAACTCAACTTCGCAGACGCCTTGGTAGAGGATGTCTTTGATAACTTGATACTGTGTTTCTACAGGGTTAGATGTACCAGCAAAATCAATCATAGACGAATCTTAATAAGTTTATAGTTGACGTAGGCAAGGAAGAAATCAACAACTGCCCAGATGTATCTGCCCTCAGCAAGGGCATCAATACCAGCAAAGCTCAACCATCCAATGATAAACCAAGTAATTTGATCTTGGTTATGAATATACCAATTACGAAATGAATTCCACATAAAACACCTTTCTAATAATGTCTTATTATACAGGAGTTATATCGAATTGTCAATCAACTCTACTACTTGTTTTGCCGTTGCAGGACTCAAAGTCCAACCCAAATGTCCGTGTCCTGCATGATAGAAAATGTTGCTGATCTTTTTACTTTGTCGTATAACTGGCATCATATTTGGAGTCATTGGACGTAAACAGGCCCATTGTGTATAATCACGGGTGTCAATTTTAGGAAAGTTTGTATGTACCCAATCTAACAATGGCTGGATACGATCTCTGCGAATGTCATAGTTTTCACCTGTTAATTCAGCAGTACCTGCAACACGGAAACGGTTACCCAATGTACTGGTAACAATCTTTGCCTGATCATCTAATAAACTTACTGTAGGCAAATATTTTTTATCAACATTATTGATTGTAATGCTGTATCCTTTAACTGGATAAATGCCCAAGCTATCACCTATACTATTAGCTAACTGTTCAGAACCTACTCCTGCCGCAACTACCACTGCGTCATATTCATTTGAAATAAATTCGAGCGTTGCAGGTTTACAGTTATAATAGAATATAACACCGTATTTCTTTTCTAATACATTTGATAATTTATAACAGAATTTGTGTATATCGCCAGTCCAATCATGCCATGTCCATGCACCGCCTACAATATCTTTAACATCAACAAGTGTTTTATCTAATGCCTTGGTCTGCATTGGACCTAGTATATCCCACGCTACACCATTACTTTGATAGATAGATTGTGCTTGTTTAGCATGTTCAAAGTATGTATGATCTTTGTAAAAATGTAGGATTCCGCTAGGACTTTGGTCGTATGATAACCCTTCTTCGATGCCCATTTCTTTATAAAGTTTACTGGCTTCTAAACCTAAACGAATAGTTTCTTTAGTGTTATTTTCGTAAGCACCGGTTGCAGTGTAATACAAAAACTTAGCCATCCACTTCCATTGTGCCCAATCTAGTCGGGGACGGATTAGCAGTGGTGCATCTTTTTTGAACATCCACTTGATGCCCTTCTTGACATTTCCCCAAGTGGTCCATACCTCGCTATTGCTAACAGAGACCTGCCCGCCATTGGCAAAGCTAGTCTTCATTGCAGGATAGCGTTCTGCTTCGTATACAGAAACGCTATATCCTTTCCGAGCAAGATAGTAAGCAGTAGTAAGTCCGGCAATACCTGCACCGATAACTGCTACTTTTTTGTTCATGCAAACAGATCCTCGTTCCACTCTCTATGGCCTTCTCGGAAAGCCATGTTGCTCTGTGTTTCACGCACTTCTACGCGATAACACCAAAGGCGTTTGCTTTCTGCATCGCCCCACATGTCCGGAATGTAAACTCCGTTGACATACTTGTACAGCATATCGCTCAGTGCTTCACAGCCTAATGCTGGAAGGATAGTAAGTTTAGCCAACTTACGGCGTTCCATTTCTTTGTAGAATTCAAGTTCTGGATCATCAGCGGCCACTAGGGTTGTATGATCAAATTGATCCTCTAAGATTTTTTTAAGTTCTTTTAGACCACCGTAGTCAGCCGCCCAATTACGAACGTCTAAGTCGTTGGTCCCAAAATAGAACTTCATTGAAAAACTGTAACCGTGATTCATGTTACAGTGACTATCAGCACGCCATTGGCGATACGCACACGGGAAGGCGTCGTGATATTCTTTTGTTGATGTGTACTTATATTGTACGGGTTGTAGATTTGCCATCTCTAGTCTCCTTTGTAAGGTAGCAAGTTTGACGACATGCAGAATTTATAAAGCGGGGTGAAAGTCGTTAAAGACCGCTAGTAACTATTATATAGGCAGATATTTATTCTGTCAAGTAGTTAGGCTCTAATTTCACCAAAATTCTTCCAAGTGCCCGGAGTGCCAGTTCTGACACAAACCCACCCAATAAAACCCTGAGGTAGAGGATTGTCATTCCACACAATGTCACCTTGTTGATAAGCACCTTGTGTTGGCGGCTCAACTCCACGCATCTGTAGCTTGCCCCCAATTCGAACGTTGCCACCAACTTCAAATGCTTCAGTTGGATTCTTTACGTTAATAGCCAGCTTACCGTATGCACGAATAACTGTGCTGTCGCGGAGCTCATGTCCAAATGTAATATGTCCCTGTTCGTCAACACTTACTCGAACTTGATCATCTGTAATAATATCCAGTGCTTTGGTATTCAAAGTACCAATACGACCACGACCACGATCGTCTGAGTCAATTACTACTTCAACATTATTTGGATAATCGTAAACTGTAAACAATGCAGTAGGAGCATCTTGTCCTAAGCTAAATCTATTAGCAACTGGATTGTAAAAAACAAAGTCGTTGAAGTTTACAGCACCACTTACATTTAGGTCACGGAGTGTTCCTACAGTTTTTAAACTGGAATTAACAATGCCACTACCTAAACTTTCGCTTGTTAGTACACTGCTACCGCCAATAAGATAGTTTCTGCCTTTGGCAATTTCAATGCTTTCTGTACTAAAGAATCGATCAGGCCCAGCCATTAATACCAATTGTTTATTATAAGGAGCACCTGGCCATAACAATCCTGTGCCTACGTTTGTACCACTTTCTCCGTGTGCAAACTCTAGGTATTGCTTTTCATAAATCTGATTAGTGATAATTTCTGTAGTACGAACAAATCCTGCATCTAATACACCGTAGATTTTAACATCCCCTCGGAATGTAGTGTTACCTTCGATATTCTTTACATTCAGCGTCTGTACTGTGATTTTATCATCTTCTACAACTAATGTCTGTTTTGTAGCAAGATCTTTAATACCTGTGCTACCAAAATTGGTAATTGTACCGCCGTCGATAACATCGCCGCTAAAATCGTTCTCTACGATTAGTAAGCTACCGCGTGGAATATTTTCTAGATTACCTGCATCAAATGTCTTTACCATGGTGTTGTTCCGTAAATGTGAGAAGCCCCTAAGTGCTTTTGTGTATTTAGCACATAGGGGCTCTACAGTTTAGGAACGATTATACGGGTCTATTTTCCACTACTTGATCAGCAAGACCGTGCTGTACAGCCTCTGCGGCACTTAAAAATGTGTCAAACTTCATTGTTTCGAACATTTCTTCGTATGTTTTGCCAGCAGTATTGTGCTTAACGTACAGTTGAGTCAGGCGTTCATTTACTCGTTTAGATTCTTCAAAGCTACGTTTTGCATCTTCAAATTGCAGATCTTGTACGTGTACTGATCCGCTTGTGCCCCGTGTTCCTGAACTAACACGATGGATCATTGTGCGAGACTCCGGAAGTACGAATCGTTTACCCTTGGCACCTGCTTGTGCAAGGAACGACCCCATAGAGCAGGCTTGCCCCATAACATAAGTGCAGACATCCGGTTTGATAAACTGCATAACATCATAAATGCTAAGTCCAGCAGTAACTACTCCGCCTGGACTATTAATATAAAAATGAATGTCTTTGCTAGCATCTTGACTTTCAAGGTGAAGCATTTGTGCCACGATAAGATTGGCACTGTGGTCGTCAACTGGACCATTTAAGAAAACAATTCGTTCGTTTAGCAGTCGACTAAAAATGTCAAATGCACGTTCTCCTGAACTTGTCTTTTCGATTACCATTGGTACTAGCATAATTTTTCCTTTGTTTATTGTAGCACAGTTTAAAAAATAACTCTATCTTTCATTGCTCGGTCTGAATAAATTTGTAGACCTTTTTCACGAATTAGGTCAGCACAGAATTGCGGTTCAGCTTCCCATTTAGCTCTCCAGAACTGTTCGTCAAGTTCTTTGCTACAATCAATAGCGTAAATTTCATAATGACGTTGCGAGTTAAATCTTGCCCGCATTGTTAGATTACTAATTATATTGTTTAATGGGTTATGTTCTTTTTTACGCTCGGCTAGGATGTTAATGAGATTTCTTTTATCCATATCCTCGTATTGAGTAATAGGAACAATAGCTTCTACACCGTTACAGTCCCAGCTGAATATAAATGCATTAGTTGTCATTTTGAAAGATGCTTATCTAAAAATTCTTTTGTTCGGTTTCTTGAAAGGCGATCTGCTTCTGAATTGTACTCCATGTAGTATCCATATGCAACTCTTGATGGGAATTGCATATCAAATGCGTGGGTAGCATTTTTATACATGTGTAGGTCATATTTCTCTATGTTAGTACACCACTCCGGAGGAGTCCATGTGTCTTTGTCCCCGAAATGAATTTGAACAGGAAACTGAGGCTTAGTCCAGTCCCTACCTATGAAATTGTACCTCTTGGACCAGCAACTTGGATAGTATGCTACTGCCGCATCTACTCCTCCGACCCTATCGTTATTTGCTAGATTTAACACAGTGCTTCCTCCGTGACTAAATCCTATCACTGCTATCTTTCCTGTATGCCACGGTTGTTGTTTAATATAATCAACTAACTTACCAATGTCATAAGATCTTAATTCTGGATTAACAGCAGAGCTTCGATTGTTGCAGAGATTAGTAAACCCTCTTGGCAAAAAAGAGTCTACCATAACACCGTTATATCCCCAGCGACTAACCTGTACTAGCCATTCCTTATAGGAATGATTTTGGGTACCGTCGCACCCGTGTGCAATAATAACGGTAGGCCTAGGCGTATGTTTTACTTCTTTAAAAAGATACTTCTCTTCAATGTTAACTCCGTTAGTATAATAATTTGTATCCTTTGTTGGATAAAACGGTTCTGTGGTACTGCAACCAGTTATAAACAAAGTGAAGCATATTGTTAAGATAGTCTTTTTCATTCAGCTCTTTCTAAATTATTTGAACACCTTCAAAATCATAATATCTACATTCATGCGTCCGTTCATAATAGTCTCTGTGGCTTTAATTTTACCAAACCAATCTGTAACCCGCTTCTGCGTGTTTTGTTCCTTAAACTCACGCAACTGGTCTGCTGGCTTACGTAGAGTTTTCTGGAAACTCTTTTCAGTAAAGTCAATAATACTAGTACCCTTGACGCTCAATCCTGAAGATGTCTTAGCAATATAAATGCCAATTTTTCGAGTCTTGCTATTGTAAATGACAGCGGCTTGGGCCCCAATCAATCCTGCGGCTGGAACTGACACTGCACCAAGTTTATCATCAATAGTTTTAAACTTTAGCTTGGCCACTAATTCTTCTGCTGGTTTGACTTTCTTAGCACGTGGCTTCTTCAAGATTTTCTGTTCTGCGGCAATCTGCTCACATGCAGCCATAATCATTTCGTAGAACTCAATCAGCTTACGAACATTCTTTCGACTGTTGTGCTTGTACGCTTCACGCAACTGTTCATCGGCGTTACCACTAGCTAGTTCAGCTAACTCGTCAAAGTTACGCTGGAAGTATTGTTTAATGAATCGCGAATGTGCAGCCTTGGCACCTTTGCCTCGCAACAGATTGACAATCTTAATATCTTTAGGGTTGAATGCCTCTGGATCTAAAATCCAGCTGTCAATTGCGATATCAAGTTCTTCGGTCATAGCACCTGCGGCTTCACGCATACGATCTTGAATAGTAGGTTGTACTACTGTGGTTTTCACTGTCTTTACTTCGCCGTCGTCTTCAACTTCGTCATCTTGACCTTGTTCAATTACCTTGGCAATCTCGTTCCGCAACCATTGTGCAGTATCTCGGCCTTGATTAAAGCCCTCGTGAACTTCTGGCATTCCGCGAAGCAGGCAAGCGGCAACGGCACCCATAGTCATACCACAACGGCTGTCCTTAGTGTCTTTAAATGCTTTAATGTCTGATTTGTCGTATCCGTTTGCGGCCATCCAGTTAATAACCAAAGGCTTAAGATCCTTATTGGACTTTTCCAAACGGTAGTAGGCCATAGCACCACGGAAGTGGCGATTGAATTGTTCCCCAGTCAGACCTTCAGTATTGTCCCACTTTGGACTATAATCACGTTTGGCATTCTCACGAATGCTTTGGCTAGTGACTTTTTCTTTTTTAACTTTGGGTTTAATCTTAATGCCTGCGACTGTAGCCATTTTGTGCTCCTTGCTGTTTCAGTATAGTTATATTATACAGCCAGAACGGCTGTAAGTCAAGAGGTGGTAATACCAGTTTTATCCAAAAACTCCGAATATTTCAACAGAAACATTGTGCGTTTTGGCTCGTTGTAAAAATCCAAATGTATAGATTCTTTGAGGTACTTATGTCCAAAATCCGAATCTAACTTCCATACTGCGTGTCTCCTAACAGTAAATCCTAAAAAAGACTTCATCTTATCTCGAATAAGCATTACACTAGGAGGGGTATCTTTAGTCAGTTGGGTGTGCAGTTTGGCCCATTGTTCCAAATTTAATACAATTGGTTTGCTCATCAAAATTCATCATTTTGGTCCACGACTATCCAACCAAGTCGTTTTAGGTCTTCTCGAATCTCATCAGTGACTACTGATTCGGGTACATATCCATTGGGAAACTTAATGTTCAATTCTGGGTCATAATTATTGTCATTGCGGATACCTGAACAGTACCAATCAATGTAGTCGCCTTCTTGACGCATGTCTGCAATAATTCCACCCGCACTACGCCACGAGGCACTCCAAGTTTTATTAGACAAGATAGGAATAACTGCTAACTTTTGGAAATCATTGTTACAGATTGCGGCATAAAGATTTTGAGCATAGGATTCGCTAACACGAACTTTTTCTAGTATCCAATCGGTAGTTACTAGGTCGTACTCCATACTATCAACTTTAGATTCAGGGGTTTGCCATTTTTTGTCAGCATCTTCTAGAATCTTTTGAAACATGTCTAGGTAATCAGGATTAGGTTCTTCGCCTTTTTCTTTCATGCGTTCGACATATCCTTCTTTTTGAAAGGTATGTCGGTCTGGACTTTTACTAGGCTTCATACAGTTACTCGTTTTGTATTTGAACGAATTTTACGGCATTCTTCTTTAACTGCGATCGGATAATCGGGATGGAACTCTGCAATATCACAGTTGTAATAATGCACTCTAGGCAACCCATTATTGACTAACATCAATATAGGAATGCTTAGAACTATTGCAATAATTATTATTCTTAGGATCATGTCCAAAGACTATTACGTACTTTGATCAGACGAATCATCATTGCTTCATCTTCTTTTTCATAAGCTGCTTCAATCTTTTGAAGTAGCTTGTGGGCTTTGTTGCTGGCTTTCTGATCTGCAGGATCTTTCGAGTTTAGACTAGACATGAAGCTACCCGGATACTTGACACGCATAGCTTCGCAGTGAGCCGTCCAGCCGCTTGCGTCATATGGATCAGGACGATTGCGATAAGTGTCAGTCCACCATACATACAGCTCTTTGAGTTCTTTAGCGTTAACGGCTTGCAGAGTGGGCTTGTTGTAATCTGGATGATCTGGCTCGCACCACTCTGAATTAGTCAATGTCATTTCCCAGTCAAGATGATCTAGCCCAGCTTGCGGGCTACGCCATACACGCCAGCGAAACCAACCGCTTGCCCAGAATGGAGGATTATATTTTGCACGGGTTTCTTTATCGCCCCAAGCAATATGACTCCATGCTTTTTCTATTTCAATAAAATCAACCAGCTCATTGAATAGGCAAGGCAAAAAGCGGTTCCCCACGTCCTGCCACTGGCCAGGCTTAATATCCCGGGAATGAGCGGTAAGACTATGAGTGCGACTAACCCAACGGTTGTTAATGTAATATTTGATAGCATGTAGTTTATCCGTAGGCCAATAGACAATCTTTTGAGCAATATCCAATCCTTCTTCCGCTAGCCAATATCGGAAGTTGTGCTTCATTTGTGCAGTAGTGGTCCATTCGTCCCACTCTTCTGCTGTGCCAGCTTTGAGCTTGGCTGTGCCGCGAATCCAGTCGGCAAATTTTGAGCAAGTCCAATAGTGATTACGCATTTACTTTTCCAAACTTTAAATAAAATTCTGATAGTTTTTTCTTTTCTAACTCAGCTATTATAGCATATTCGTAGCCCATTGTCAAGTGGCTATGGTTCCTATGCCATTCAGGTTTATCCACAGAATTTTTCATGACATATTGTCCAGCTTCGGTGTTTTCCCATTCCCATAGTGGTTGGGCGGCATATAGGTCTGGGTCGTCAACATCGCCCATTCGAAACCGATGAACTACAACTTTGTGGATTTCTTCCACACGGTCAACACCATTTTCTTCAATAACTCGACATCTTATTGACATGACCATTTGAGATTAAAAATTGTAAGGAACTTATCTGCATCGGCACGTTTCCAAAACTTCCATTCCTGATAGCTTAGTCGATTGACCATTTTCCAATCTTTTAACTGCTCAGCAGACCAATCGCATCTGCTATCAAGATTTCCGTAGTCGGCAGTATAGTACAGGTACTGTTCGTCTTCAGAGACGTGCTCCCAATCTTCTTCAATGCGTATTCTCCATGCTAGATTTACTTTTCTAAGAACTACTCGAATCTTAGGTGCATGTTCCGACATATACTTAAGGTCTTGATACTTAGGTTCTAATTGTTCGAGGACACCAATCCAGGGATCACTGTTCATTATTATTTTTTCTTTTTAAAGTATCTACGCTTAGGTTTGTCTGTTTTTAAATTTAAAGGCTCGTGTGCAGTGTCTTTTAAACTCTTATCAAGTGCCGCATGAATTTCTTCAACTGAAGGACCTTCGTCGTATCCTGCAAGTTCTTCGTTAATTTCTTTAGCAATTTCTTCGAGAGGATTTGGACCATCTACTGGCATCTTAATGCCTACTTTATTTAAGTATCGTTGATTCTTTAGGATGTCAGTTTTAATGTTCCTAAACAAATTAATAGGTCCTTTAGCATCAGGACTGATTTGATCATAATCTCTAACTTCGTAAACGTCGTCAATGCCTGTTTTAATTTCGATAATATACAGTTCTCGATCTGAACTGTGTCCTTCTTTTAAGTGAGCTAGATCAACGATTTCTACCACTCTGCCTTCTACAAGTCTGCGTTCACCTAAATGAATCCAAACTTTGTCTTTGATGTTATATTCTTTTTTCATACTATTAGTACTGCTACAATTACTAGATAAACTAGTTGGTGGGCCATTTGATCAAGTCCTAGATGATTCCAGAACTGAGGAGTGGTGATGTCTCTATTACCTTTATTCATTTTGGTCCAATCAATATGATAATGCAATACGAAATCAATAAATCCTAGTAAGACTGCCCAGCTTACTGGAGTGAATAAGAACAAGATAGCCGCAGTAGCAATTCCGTGTTTAAGGCTGTGCTTAATGCCCAGCCAATTAAGATAAATGCCTTTGTGTTTTACTTCTTCGTCTGTTTGATTAACAAAGTCAATATACCAATGTTTAATCTGAAACAATGCCAATATGATTAATATTTCGATCATGGATTACTCACTAGTTCTTTGTAAAGAGTCGATCGGTACCATTGTAGTGCATCTTTTACAATAGTTTTACAATCGCTTGATTTTGGTTCCCAACCTAACACTGCTTTTGCTTTTGATATATCTGCATAGTTCATTGGTATATCGCCCGGTCTACGAGCACCGATGCTGAATTGTATACCTTGCCCTACTTGCAATTGATATTCTGCAAATACCTGCAACACACTCTTTCCTGAGCCAGCACCAATATTAAATGCATTAGTAACGCCACCAGCTTCTAAGTATTGAAGTGCTTTGACGTGTGCATCTGCAATATCCCAAATATGTGTAAAGTCACGAACAGCAGTACCATCTGGCGTAGGATAGTCATTGCCGTTGAATCTAAACTCAACAGCTTTACCGTCTATTACATTTTGAATACTAGGGATAAGATGTGATGGCTTAGGACGATACTCTCCAATAGCACCATCGGGTGCCGCACCACTTGCGTTAAAATATCTCAAACTGACTGAACGAATATTATGTGCAACACTAACATCACGCAACATACATTCTACTGCCCACTTGCTAGCACCGTAGCTAGTAACAGGAGTTTTAGGATGATCCTCGGTAGTAGGTAATTTTGAAATATCTACTTCACCGTACACTGAGCTAGTAGAACTAAAGATAACTTTGTCTACACCGTATTTGGCACATGCTTCTAATAGTGTTGCAGAACCGCCTACATTATTTTGATAGTAGCGAAGAGGGTCAGTGACACTAGCACCTACTTCGCTACTTGCCGCAAGATGGATCACTGCATCAAATTTGTATTTTTCAAAAAGCAGAACTAAAGACCATTTGTTGTTTATGTCGCCACAAATTGCAGGCCAGTAGGGACTTGCCCACGGCCTTGCTTTTGCCTGCATGTCAAATACAACAGGAAAATACCCGTGTTCGAAAAGCATTTTTGCGACATGACTACCTACGTAGCCACTACCGCCAGTGACTAATATATGTTTCACTTTACGTTAGCTACCTTAGTTTCTAACAATTCTTTGATGAATTTCAAAGCCTTGCGGTCAGTATCGTATACGAACTCTTTTTCGTTGTTCTCGTCATCTCTGATTAGAATAACAATACCGTTCTCGACTTTTCTCAATTCAATACTTTCGAACATGGTGATCTTTCTTTATTTTGGAACACTTAAATTATAGTTAAAGTGGAAGATACCGATATGGCTAACTTCCTTACTCAACTCCTGATCGCACCAAACTTCATAACCTGCCTTCTGTGCTTGTTGACAGAAATAGATATCTTCACCAATCTCAAGATTGAGTTCAGGAATATATTCTTGCAGGTAGTGAGGTTGGGGGATTTTTTCATAAACTGAACGATGTACTAACACACAGCCATGTGGTAAGACATCGATCAATTCCATTGGAGGGCTGTCATCTCTAGTTTCGAATTCACGGAACTGTCCATTAGACCCTAGCATACCTGTAAAGTTAGCATTAGGGAAACGGCGTCGACGATAGTTTACTCCAACAATCGGTTTGTTTCTTTTGAGCAATCGAATAGGTGCATCAATAGGGAACTTCATATCTGAGTCAACCCACCAAATATAGTCGAAGTCGCTTTTGAGAAAGATATCAGTTAAGTTGCGGCGAGCAATAGTAATAACTGAACCAATGTTGAATGCACAGTTAATCTTAATTCCGTTGGCAACAAGATTAGCTGCCGCCATTGCTAAGTGCTGTGCAAATTCAGCATTGACCATTTCCATTGCTGGAACAGCGATCATAATGCTAGGTGCTCTACCTTGTTGTGCAGGTGCAGCCGCAGGTGCTGCCGGTGCCGGCTTAACATTGAACTTGGGTTTGTTTTTCATGGGATCCTTTGTTTTATTCTTTTAATTATCTAAGATCAAGCACCTACTATTGCGTTCTTGATTATCGACGTGCTTGATCTAAAACTTCAGTAGCAGTCTGGTCCAGCGTCTTGCCGCCGACTCTACCTTCAAGTTTTACCTGCTTGTTTTGATCATAAGTAGCCGCCATAGCCTTAACATCTTGTTGACTGATTTTTAGCATAACAAATACTCTAAAGTTATTTGCTTCTGGATTAAAGATGACCATTTTCTTTTCGACACCGTAAGTACGTACTACGCTCTCGGCAATCAAATTTACAATCACATCTTGACTCTGAGCTCGACCTGTTGGGCGATCTGGTGAGCCAGTTTCGTCGTATCGAATAATTGTACGATTATTCATTTCGCCGTTAACTCGATCTGCAATTTTTGCTTTTGCCTTAAGTGTAGCTTTCTTCATAGCCATTTCCATTGAAGGGCTAACATCTTCGGCTACTGCATAATACATACCGTTTTTATCCCAAGGCTTGTACCATGCTTTCATTTCCGACCCTACGTCGACATGATCAAGATACCAAGTGGGCACAGTCTTTTTATCTAAATTCTCAGTCATCAGTTCTGTCATAGACGAACATGCAGACAACGCTAGTACTGCTAGAACAATTGAAATACGCTTCATTTTACATTCTCCTGAATGATAATTTTAGTTTGATCAACACCTCTGTCGACGATTTTTGCAATGCCGGAAGCCCCGACAGTAGCTAGGATGATTCCAAAGATTGTCCCAACAATAAAGTTTGTCATAACTACTCTTTCTGTGTGTGTTAAAATTTGTCAACTATGATCCATTTTGTTGGACCATATCTGCAAACAATTCCTTGAAACTGTATAATGTCTTTACCATTCCAACCAGTTTCGAGATACCATCTACATTCTTCTCCGTTGTGGTAAAATGCATTGGGATAATTTGTATGGGATCGTAATCTACGAACATCATCTATAATTGTTCCAATTTTAGGATTTAAAAGAGGTCTATCTTTTTCTTCCTGCTCTTTACAAACTACGAAAGTCTCACTTGTTATTGTACTTGAATATAGTCCTGTGAGCAAATTTTTCTTTGCCAATTCAGTTGCGGCCCCGCAGGCTTTGGCATGACTGTAGTCACCTGACCAGATAAATTCACCTTTACCTTGATGCCACTTTCCGCCAGTGTATCCTTCTAGACTGGCTGTGCATTTGTATTGCCCTTTACCAAACGGATTAACTTCGGCTACTACATTTTTAATTTCATGTATCCGCCCAACTTCTTTTGAAGTTGTTCGCTCTTTCATAATGCAATCTTGTGCAATTGCAGAATTGGTAAAGAGTACAGCAGTTAGTAAGATTTGTGTCGAAAGTTGCATCTGTAGTAAATCTCATCTATGTTTGCGTTAATCAAATAGTCTATACGGCCATCTGCAATTTCTTTGTTTTTAGGAAACTCTTTAGAAAAGCCGCCCCAGGAGGTTACTTCAAGGTAAGCATCTCGACGCTCACGTTGAGTAGGACGGATACTGCGTAACCATTCAACTTGCTCTTTGGCAATGTTACAATCTGGTTTGAAACTGCCCAAAGCGTGTGATGACGGAAGAATTCGTTGTGCAGGACTTGCACATCCTACTAGACTAGCGGCCGTTGCAATCAGTACGAATTTGCCAAATTTTGTGCTTAATAGCGTTAATGCTGGCACCATTTGATTTTGTGTCTTTCTCTGCAAATTGCAGTTGTTCAGTTAACCATCCGTTAATTCGATTTTTATTCCAGCAATCAATTGGAATATTACTAACTTCTGTAGGAGTTAGAATTCGATAGCTAGTAGTCGAACAGCCAGCTAACAAAATGATCACTAAAGAAAAAACCTTAAACATGTGTATATAATACAGCACATTTAAGGTTTTGTCAAGTATTGATTTTACCAATTATCTGTTTAAACGGTCTAAACTTTTATAAACTTTTTTGATTAATTTACGTAAAACTGGATGGTTAACATCTTTGGAAAATGCGTTAACATACGCCCAAAGATTAACACTGTCTTCGATTGCAATGTCTTTAACTTTGTTTAATTTTTCAATTACTTGTGGATAACTATTTCTATCTAATAATTCGTTAGCAATGTTATATGCATAGGCATTGATTTCATCTGGACTACTTAGATACCAGCGATTTTCTTCTGCTTCGTCGTACTCGTCATCGCCTTCTTCATATGCGGTTTCAAAGTCCCATTTTTCAACTTCTAAGAAATCTCTTGCACGGAATTGTTGCATGTGGATAACTTCGTGACTCAATGTGTCTGCAATTTTTCTTGTGATAATGTCAAATTGTGGTTCATCAATCAACATAACATCTTGCATTGGGTTAGTAACCAAATATATCTCAATGGCAACATCCCCAGCCTCGTCTAAGCCTCCGTCGTAGTATCCATTGAGCTCGATATCGTTTTGATCCACTTGTGTAGCTTCTGCGTGTTTAACATCAATGTTAAAACGCTTTCCAATGAATACCCCGAGATCCTGAATTAATTCGTCAACTGCATAAAATTGGTTTACTATTTTAGGTTTGATATCATCAAATATTTCAAGAACTTCTTTTCTTGTTGGAACCACTACTTTTCTATCTAACTTTGGGCAGCAGTTGAATTTTTTCATTTTTGTTCTTTTACTCACTTTTTTAACCAATCAGATGTTTTATAAGGCTTTGCTATTTCCTCGGCATTAGGAATATAATTCATTACCTTCTTTTTTAATTTACGGATTACTCTGTGACTGTGATTGTGATCAAATGCATCTAGATACATTCTGAAGCCGTCCTTTTTTAATCTCTTATCATTGAGATCAGTGTTTAGATAATTTACTATAGATGTTTTATCCTCCCCGAACCTGTCAAGAAGCTGACAAGCAATGTTAAAGCTGTATGCATCAATTTCGTCACTGTTTCCTAGGTATATTTGTTCGTTGCGTTTTCTTGCTAGGTTTGCAGAACTTTCATACCCGGGAATGTCTTTGTAATCACGTCTGCGATATTGTCGCATGTGAATAACTTCGTGCATTACTGTGTCTGCTATTGCCATGCAGACTCTGCGAAATAAATGCTTATTTGCTTTAATAATTACGTCAGGTGAATGATATTGTATACAAAGCGTGATAGACGTTTTGCCTTCCTGATCTAATACACTGTCATATAAGCCGCCCACCCATACGCAGTTTTTTTCTGTTTTAGTGTTGTAGCAGGATCTAACTTTGACAGGTATTTTAAAAAATCTTAAGATTTCTCGTAGCTTGTTAGAAAAACTAGTCGGTGATAAGGACTTGCCTACAACATTGTAGCTTGTAAAGTTTACCATTTCTGCTATTAGATTCCTATCTAACGCAGACCAATCAAAAGTAGCAGCTTTAGTCATAAATCCCTCAGCTATTTTACATAATTATTCTTAAATCAGTCCACGTTATCAGGGTAGTTAATTATGATAAAATGTTAACCCATTTGTCAATAACGTGCTGCCAGTCGTAACTTTTAGCATGTTCTTGGATTTCCAAGCATCGTTGTCTGTACTTGTTAGGGTTATCTTTATAATAACTTAAAATTTCCACAGTTTTTTCTAAGAATTCGTCTTCTGCTACGGGCACAGCATGTCCGCCTGCATCACCAATTCTCTGGGCCCAGTGTCCAACATTAGTACCGATTACTAGCTTGCCGGCCGCACCGCCCTCCATTACAGGAAGTCCAGCACCTTCTTCTGTACTAGCTGCGATAACAGCGTCTATGCCTTTGTAGAATCCCGGCATAGTGATAAAACTATTGTGATATTGCTGTGCAACTCTAAACTCTAATCCGGCACGTTTTACTGCTTCTTCAACTAGCCAGCCACGCTTATGATACTTAGGCTGTGCTAGATCGCTAGCAACCATATCTTGTGCAAACTCTTCTTTTCTGTGGAAGCTGCCTGTGTATCCTACAACTTTTAAATTGTCGTTAGGTGTGCTGTAAAAAGTATTATAGTTAATAGCCACAGGAGTTAGTTCAGCAGGCCGCTCGATACCTAGTTCTTTACTAAGATCAACTAGCCATTGGCTAACACAACCGTATCTACGGAAACGTTTAAAGTCTTCATATCCGTGATGATGAATCAGTTCAGTCATGTCTAATTTAGCATGACTGATAATAACACACTGTTCGGGTGCTACTGTAGCATAGTTATATCCTAAGAATCTCCATCCGTGGGGAGTAGTTACAAAAATATCAGTTGTGGAATTTAATTCCAACATTTCTTCTCTAGTGTAACTTTTGTTCCAAGGAAGTAGTTGACAGTTAAATCCGTGTCCCCATAGATATTTGAACAGCTCGTAATGAACTGTTCCGAATGCCCAGTTAGGCTCAAAGTAAAAAACTACTCTTTTCATTTCTTGTCCATCGGTGGATAGTACTTACGCAACCAATCAAGGTTTTCTCGATCTGGATGATCCTGGTACCATCCTTTGCCGCTATGCACATCGTAGACCATCTGGAAGTATTCTTCATACATCGGTGCAACTCGTTCTAGGCTAAAGTTCTCACCAAACGCACGACACGCGGCCGGATCAATCTTATCGATGTTTTCAGCAGCCCAAACAAACTGATCAAAGGTTCTGCAACGATATCCAGTAACTCCGTGTACATTATTTTCTGTAAATGATCCCCAGTCTGTTGTGATAGTAGGAGTACCACTTAACAACATCTCTACTTGCACACCACCGAATGGTTCTGTGTACAGACTAGGAACAAATGCCCCTTTGGCACGACTCATTAATTTCTTACGAGTCTCTACATCTGCGTATCCCACAAACTCGACGTGGTCTGGAGTTTCTGCGTAACCCATTGATGCTAAGTTGTTTTGACCAGCCATGATTAATTTTGCACCAATCTTTCTAGTTACTTCGATTGCAAGGTGTGCTCCTTTGCCTTCATATACTCGCCCTAAGAACAAGAAGTAATCTTCTTTCTTTTCTGGCTCATAAGTAAAGTCTTCTAAGTCGAAGTAGTTAGGGACAACACCGTGATACCAATCTTGATTGCATGTTCCTACACTTTGTAATCCAAAGAAGGCATGCATAATAGCATAGCTTTCAAAGATCTTCCAACGTGCCCAATGACCGCCTGCATATCCAATACCCGGTTCAACAACAATTAAATCGTTGTGTGCATCGCATACTGCACGAACACCTGATCCCCAGAATGGTAGAATAAAATCTTTAGGTTGTTTACGTAGTCCAATTTCTCGAATAGCGTTTGCATAGAATGTTTGATATGCGTGATCGCCTGTATCAAACTTAAAGAAATTTTTACGCCAGTCGTAACTGCCGTAGGCAATTTCTAAATCTTTGTTTGTGGTAACAGTGACATGCTCGTCGCATACTAGGTCGCTGTCTTCATGTCCATAGTGGATAACATAATGCCCACGCTCTTTCATCATCTTGCCGAATTTAACGACTTTCTGAGTATAAGCACAGGCATTATATTCTTTACTGGATACTGTGTGGGGCAAGCCCAATATGTGGAATCTGAATTTTTGGCTCATAATTTAATTGGTTGGTGCTGCCTGTCGGAATCGAACTGACGACCTTCGGATTACAAAACCGGTGCTCTACCAACTGAGCTAAGGCAGCGATGTTTTTATTTAAGTAACTACTATATTAGCGTTATTAGATCTGAATGTCAAGTTTCTCTGATCTCTTTAAGTTTGCTCCAGTACTGGATAGTAAATCTATCATACTCTGGATTTCTGTCTTTTTTTACTACAGGAGTTACACAGTGGTATACTCTGCTAGGAAAGATAACTAATCTATTATTTTTAAATTCAATAGTTTTAAGAGGTTGTTTAGTTTCCCAATCTCCGAATACAAAATCTCCACCTGTAAATTTAGATGGATCTTTAGCAAACATATAGTTCATTGTGGCAGTAGGATTATAATCTCTATGCCAACTGTAATGATCCTCATGGGTATATTTGCTCATTAGCATCTGACTAGAATCAGTATATAACATGCTGGTAAAGAGGGAATCATTTGCTTCAAGTAATATTTTCTTTACTTCGTCGGACCAAATTCTTTGTTCAAGATAAGTTGAGATTTGAAAACTATTTGGTCGTGAAGCGTATTGCTGGAACAGCCACATATTCTTACTGCTTTTTGACCCGGGACTAATGACAATACCCTGGTTACTATTAACCTTGCTAGTAACCATTCCGGGAATTAATCTACAAGCTTCATTAATAATCTGCAAATTGTACACCCACGGTACAAAATCATCTATCACAATATGAACAAATGGTTCTTTAAAAATTTCGTATTTCATTTAGGATACATGTATAACCAGATCATTGTGCTAGGTCTTGCTTCAACACACAATAACATTTTATCATAGTCATCTAAATCGTCAATTAACGGCATATAGGGATTTTTATTCCCTTGCCTTATCAGTTTAATATTGTGAGTTTCTGCAAATCGTGCAACTAATTTATCAGTTAGACCAGGTCTATTACAGTCATGACTTTCAACCATAACTGAAGTTTTTGCTAACTCGGGCACCACTGTGAGATCAAGGATGTCTTCTTCTGCACCTTCGCAATCCATAAAGATAAACGGATTGTCAGCGGTGGCAAGGAATGATCTATAGTTGCTTATAGTGCAATCTGTGCTGAATAGAATTTTGTTTACACCGTTAGCGGCAGCATTTTCTCTTGCAATGTCTACAGCAGTTTTGTTTACATCGAACACTACAGTTTTTGTCTGTGTTCTTTTTGCTAGACCTATGCCATAGTAACCTTCAGCACAACCTATGTTTAAGATTAAATCGTGCGGCTGATTAATAACTCGCTCAATGTCTTCAAACAATTCACACTCGTATAATCCTAGTAATTTACTAGCACAGTCGCCGTCGCCCCAGCTAAACTTGTGCAAGATTTTCATTGCTTGAAACGGTCCTTGGTATACGAATCCCTGTGTCCTTTGGTACACTAATTCTGTGAGTTCGGCTCTACGTGCCCATGAGGCTCTGATATAATTGTTTTTAACTTCTGACATTTTAAGAATTCTTTTTTATTAAGTTAATTAGTTCGGGTGCTGACAAACTGTCAAAGTCCAGGCCTATGTTCATTCGAATACCAGTGCTGAACTTATGTACACTATGCCATTCTAAATGATTAAACACATACCAATATCCTGGCTCTATTTGAGCACTGACCACATGTTCGATTTTATCTAAATCTGGTATTCTAGTAGTGTGAATAATTTCAAATGGTTCTTTTTCTCTGTACCATCTAGTCTCTTCTCCGTTACCTTCGAGTAGCATAAACAAAGAACTTTTTCGTTTATGGCCTTTATGTGGCGGTAGGATTTCTCCTCCGTGACTAATTTGAAATATAGGAACTGGCTCGCCGGGAGTGGGCTCTTTTAAAAACTCCGGAGTTAGTGAAAGGAATTCGGAAGTATCTTGTTCTGTAAGAAAATATTGAGTAAAGTTAATAACGTTACTTTCTGTAAAGTATTCCTTGATTTGCCGTCCTCGGCGAATCAATTCTTTTGAATCTCGACTGCCTATTAAATTAAATGTAGCTCTCGGATTGTTTCTAGGGTCGTCATAGTTGTTTCTAAAAACAAGGTTATCAGTACTTGTCTTAACACGACCTAGCAGACTTTGACAAAAATCATCTGCAAATTTTAAATTTGTTTTGTATATGTATTTGTCGGCATCAACATCCGATATTATAGTTTTAATCATACTTTACTAAAATTTGGTACGGTCGGTAGGCTTCGAACCTACAAGGGCAGTGTCTAGGACTGTGCCCGGTCCCCGCAGTGAACTTTGGGAGCTTTTCCAATTTGCTCACGACCGCAATTAATTATAACTTATTTTCTTCTCCGACGCAAGTCCTAGAAACATCAAAGTTTGGATAACATATCGACCTGGATCAAACTGCCACCATTCTTTTCCAATCTGCCAACTACCCGGAGCAGAGTGATGGTTATAGTGCCAGCCTTCACCGAATGTTAAGTACGACCACCACCAAACATTATGTGATTGATCTCGATAGTCAGTTGCAACCCGTGTTCCGAACATTGGGCTATGATCAATCCAATTACTCAATCTAGAAGCCATTGTGTTAAAAAATACAGGGATAATGTAGAGAAATACTGCAATCATTGGATCAATTGCCACTAACACTGCTACTACTAGTAAGACTATTAGCATATAGTACTCGTGCATAAATCTATGAACAGGGTCGTTTATAATATCTTTTACAGACCATTTGTTAAATTTTCCACCGTAGTCACCAACGAACGCACCTATTGGGCCTAGTACTACTGGGCTGTGCGGATCACCGGGTTTGTCTGCAAATTTATGATGTGCTCTATGTACAAATACCCATCCCACTGAGCTACCAGTACAGCCTAAATTTCCAAAGAAGCTAAACAAATATTCTAAGGGTTTCCAAAGTTGATACGATTTATGTGTCAACAATCTATGAAAAGTAACTGTAATACCGAGACAGGTAATTAAAAAATATCCAACTAAAGAAAGTAGCCAGTAGTTCCAACTAATAGGAGTTACTATTGCCCACACAAAAATACCAGCAGCGGCTAACTGCATTGCAATAAAAAACCACTCTCGTGGATAAAAATACTGTTTCATTTTTTTACAATCCTTATCACGTAAGATATTAAATCTACTTCCCACCAATGTTCTTGCAAGTTCCATTTACTGGGATTTGTATGATGGTTATTGTGCCATCCTTCGCCCCATAGTAAAATTGCAAAAGGCCATAAATTTTTACTTTCATCACGGTGCTGGTGGTTAGTATAACCGTGACTGTGTCCAAAATATGTAAAGCTGTTTAATGCAAGATGAGTCATTGCAAGTGGCACAGCCCATGCAAAATAAAATAGCCAAGGACTTATTAAAAATAACAACCCTGCCCACCCTATTACTAAAATCTTATAATATTTGTTAATCCATAGATGATGGTAGGTAAAGAGATCTCTAATTAGATATCTTTTTAATTCTCCACCATAATTTAAAATGTGTGGGAAAAACACTCTCCAACCGTTGATATTAGGTGCATGAGGATCTTTTTCAGTATCGCTGTACGCATGATGTTCTCGATGAATGTGAACCCATCCTAAAATGCTTCCTCTACCTGCCTGGATAGCAAACCAACTGAACAGCCATTCTAATATAGGATATTTGAATTGAAAACTTTTATGGGTCCAATATCTATGCATCATCATGCTGACCCCTACTCCTGCATACAAAAAGTACCCAAGTAAGATAGTCAATGCTTCGGTAACTCCTATGTCGAAAATCCAAAAGCCGGCTACAGCAATCAATAGACTGATGATCTGTAAAAAGGATACGAATCCCGAGCTTGCTGCAAAGATATTTTTCATACCTATATTTATTAGGAGTTTTTTCCAAGAAAAAATTTAGCAGTTATATACCTACTAAATAAAATTTTAAAAGGATTCATGATGGAAATTATCACAGCCTCTCTGCTTTTTATGCTGACAATGTTTGGTGTATTAATGTATGCAGGAAGAAATTGGAGTTCGAGCAATATGAGTTTTTTGTTTGCCAATAGATCGTTAAATTACATTCCCGCTGGCCTTGCAATCAACGCTCATTGGTTTTGGGCTATTGCATTATTTGTAGGACCAACAGTGGCGTATAATTGGGGCTGGATAGGTTTATTATGGTTTGCTATTCCTAATGCATTGAGTTTATTAGTAATGGCATTTATTGGGTCCAGGATACGTAACAACTACACAGACGGATTTAGTTTAAGCGAGTACATCCAAGAAAATTTTAGTCCAAGACTTGCAAAATTATTTCAGTTAAAATTTGCATTAATTTCATTTGCAGGATTGTTATTGTCCTTTACCGCTATTGGCAAGCTATGGGCATTCTTAGGACTGGCAGCGTTTGTAGATCCTGTTTATGCAACACTGGTTGTGGGGCTTATTACATTAGGATTTACTCTGCGTGGCGGTATAAGAAGTAGCATTTTTAGCGGTGCAACTATGACCCTCTTGTGGATTCTATTTTTTGGAGTCTCGGCATTCAGTGTGTTTACTTCAGATGTTTCGATTCTCGTAACAGGAAAGAATGCACTGGAAACTATTTGGAATGAAAAGTTTTTAACTAATTTTGCATTGGCATTTTTAGTTGCTATCGGCGTGGGTGCTACTAGTCACGGAATGATGTGGCAAAAGACATTCTCAATGCCTAAAGAAAATATTTGGCCTAGTTTTATAATTGCTTCAATAATATTTGTTCTAATGGTACTATCATTAGGAAGTTTATCACTATTCACATTTGCTTCCGGAACAGCAGTAAGTCATCCTGAATTATCTGCATTAGCTGGAATAGCAACACTGTTTGGGGCAAGCGGCCTACTTGTATTTTCTATTCTGTTAATAGGTCAAACGTCTACTATCATGGATTCTGCAATCACCTACATGGCCAGTCTAAGTTCACGAGAATGGGTAAAGAAGGACGATCCTAAGGTCAGTAAAATTGCTATGATTCTGTTTATAACTGCGGCATGGATTGTTTCATTTTTAAAGTTAGAAATCTGGACCATCTTTATGTTGATGGGAGCTATTAGAATAGTGATGTTTGCTACAATTTCTACTCATGCGTTAGGTTTAAAGATTTCAGAAGCAGCAAGTTTTTATAGTTCTATAGTAGCAATTATTGGTGCAATTTATCTTTCTTATACTGCAAGAATTGATAAGCTCCCAATATATGATATGTATTCTGCATATTTTGCTATCGGCTTACCTTTGTTAGCAATAGTCGGAAGCCACTTCTTTAACAAATTTAAAAGGCATTAAATGTTATCATCGAGATCTAATGTTGGATATTACAAAACCGGCAACAAATTATTCACTGAAAAAATTGAAGCAGTTATCGAGGCGAACAAAACTAAGGCCGATGTAGAGTGGGAATTCAATAATGATATCTGGGATGCAGTAGACTGGACTGTTGAGCCTACACTAAGTTTAAATGAACTGTATAAACTTCGTGCTCAACAAATTCGCGACAAGTATGATTATCTTGTTTTATTTTCTAGCGGCGGTTCTGATAGCAGGAACATGGCTTATGCATTTTTAAAAAACGGAATTCATCTTGATGAGATTGTTGCAGGTTCTCCGGCGTCGGGCTTAAACAATTGGAACAATGATTTAACCTCTCATAATCCTGAAAATACTATTACTGAAACCGTTGTTGCACAGATGCCTTTCATGCACGAAATATCAGTTAACTATCCTAATGTAAAGTTAACAAATCATGATTATTTCATCGATATGGTTAATTATAAACCGGATGAGTGGATTAGAAAATGCGGCAATTATATACACCCGACATATGCAGCTAGATATAATCTAGAAAGATATTCTCATCTTAAAAAAATATTAGACTCTGGAAAGACAATTGGTTTTATATACGGAATAGACAAGCCCTTTATTACTATTCATAAGGGCATGGTATGGTCGTTAATATACGATTACGGAGTCAGCAATGCGTTCCAGTCAATTGACCATCCGCTCGCAGATGTTGAATTATTTTATTGGTCGCACGAGTTGCCTGAAATAGTAATTAAACAGAGCCATGTAGTTACCAAGGCTGCTCATGTTCCAGAAAACGTGCATAGTATAATGGATACTATTCATAATGATTCTAGAGAGAACTATAAAGAAATTTATAGTAAACACTCCGCTAGATATCAACGTGCAATCATTCCTTACATTTACCCCATGCTTGAAGAATTTCCCTGGCAGTGTGCTAAACCTGCATTAGTGTTTATGGGAGAACACGATGCTTGGTTTGATAAATTGCACAAAGGAACAATAGTTCATCAAAAAATAATGTCAGACTATGATCGATTTATTAAAAGTATTGATCCTAAATACTTTAGAACAAGGCAACAAAATTGGGATATTGAAGTAGACGAACATTCTCATTTAGATCCTAACTATGTTATCGGCTTTAAACCCTGCATGTTAAAAAAGAAAATTGGTCCAGTTTCTAATTTCCTACCAAAGTTATGAACATAGCTATATTTGGAAGCAATCACTGTTTACATTTTTTCTCTCAGTATCTGGAAAAATATGAAAACGTTAATAATGTCTATCACTATTCTGCAGGACCCCTACATGTACCTACTGAAAAATATCATCCTATAATTTTTAAAGAAACTTTAGAAGAATATTTAAATGAAGTTGATACGTTAAAAGAAAAAGAAATAGATTTAATCATACCGTTAACACTGCCTTTCCAATTATGGTCTAAGTTTCAAAATAAGATTAGAAGTACAGGAATCTCGGTATTGTCGCCAACTTCAGATCTTGCGATGTTAGAATGGTCTAAAATTTACGGTAAAAAGTTTATGCAGTCAATTGGTGTACCGACTGCTAAACATAAGACATTGTTGTATGACGAGGTTATAGATAATTTTTTTACAATAGAACGTCCCTTTGTTTTAAAATTTGATCAGGATTTTAGATTTGGCAGACAGTCGATAGTTGTTACAGAAAATAACTTAAATGAAGTTTATACAAACTTTTTGGATACTGGTAAAACAAGGATGTCTGATCTGCTTAAAAAAGGTGATCATACTGATTACATAATAGAAGAATTTTTAGCAGGCCCTGAATATTCTTTGCATATTTTATGTAACGGAACTAATTGGTCATACTTAGGATCTTCAAGAGACTACAAAAAAGAGTTTAACAGTGACACTGGAAATAATGTGTGTAGCATGGGATGCTATTCTGTAACTGATCCTATAAATGATCAAGCTGTTCAAATTGTTAACCAAGTACTAACAGCACTGGAAAATAACGGCACTCCTTATGTAGGGGTTTTATATCTGGGAATGATAATACATAACGGAGTACACAAAGTACTAGAGATTAATACTCGCCCAGGTAATCCAGAATTTAATACGATATTGTCTATGATAGACGATAACATAGTAGAATTATTTTTTAATTGCGTCAATAACAATGTAAAAAAATCTATTAGATTTAAATCAGGCAGTGCTGTTACTATACAACTGGTCCATAAAGATTACATTTTAGAATATCGAGAAAACGTAAAATATCCTATATTGAAAGACATCCCACCTGACATAATTGTTAGTTACGGATCATTAGACCCGCACCTTCGATATTGTAATCTTACTGCTACAGGAGAAACACCTCAGCTAGCTTCTGAAAAAATATCAGATTATTTAGATAAACAATATTTGGGCGATTTTAGATACAGGACAGATATAGGTATTTTACCTTAAAAGAGTTTCAAGATATTTCATTATTCTTGTAACTATTCTTGATCGTATTTCTTCTGAATATGTATTATTAGTTGAAGTTATAATTTTTCTTATTTCCGGCCAGGTGTAGTCAAGCCCTGCAAGTCCCACAGTATCGCCCCATCTCATAGTTGGTTTTTTGTTCTTTGATTCTAGATAAGAAATACTGTTCTTTGATATTTCAATAGCGTCAGAGTATGTCAATCCCATATTGTTAATCCAACCTTGCTCGTTAGTTGAGTAACCGTACTTTGTAGGGTTTTTCATAAACTCACTACTCCATGCAAAATTTTTAATAGTTGGATCTAAAAATAATGGATTTATATTTGCAGCATCTAGTTTGAATGCATCGCTACCTACTATTTCAATCCATTCTTCTGCTGACTTTTTATCTTCGTAGGGTAGTCCTATCATAAAATTACCAATTGTAAAGACATCATCACCCCATATGTCTTTACATTGTTGAAGAGTATCTATTATTTTTTCTCTAGAAAGTCCTTTTCCGATTGCTTTATTTCCTCGATCGTTTAGGCTTTCAACTCCAAATAATGCAACTTTTAATCCACTTTCTTTTAATAATGAGATTGTCTTTGGGTGTGCATGTAATAAATCTAACCTCAAATAAGTTACAAAATTAATTTTAAAAGGTAATTTTGAATACACATTATCATATAGTATTTCTAATTTTTCAACACTATCATTGTGTGTATCGTCTAAGTAGACGTAATTTGTTGTACGATATCTTTCGTAATTTTTTAAAAATTGATTTTTTAATATTTCAGTTTCTTTTAAGTAGTCTAATTTCTTTTTACCGTTTAACGGAAATGAACAAAAATTACACCTAAATATACAACCTCTAGATATTTCTATCGGCAATCCTTCTCGGTAATCAATAGCATCTGACTGGTGCCACGAAAATTTATCTGTACTAAAATTAAATGTAGACGCTGTAATATCGTCATTAACAATAACACACCCATCTTCTACTGTATATTTAAAAAATGGATTTTTATCCTCGCACCATTTAGTAAAATTAATAACTGATGTATCGGCATATCCTTCTATATAAGTATCAAACAACTCTCCGCTGTCTCTTTTAAATGCTTTTGCACCGCCAGATACAAACCGGCATTTAGATTTTTTTGAAGAAACTAAATTTTTAATTTTCTCAGTTTGTTCTTTTGTAAACAGTGTTTGGGAAGAAGCCATTGCAGGAGTAAGGAATGTAGTTGAAAATCCAATCCAAATTGTTCCTTCATCAACATGCCGATCTAATATACTTAAAAATTTGTCAAACCCGATTTTTAAAATTTGAGGGAAATATTCAACAACTTGAACTGTGTAACCATTGTTCCTTAATTGGTTTGCAATTTGATATGCTCCAATTGATCTAAAAGGGATTGAAAAACCCACGCCAGTGAAAATTATAATTTGTGCCATCGTCCTATTTATAAATATGGGTTATGCAGCCTATTAATTTTTATTACGAACTATCGCCAGAACAAAATCATTTTCCTGTTATATATGTTGATATTACTCATCGATGTAACATGGAGTGTGCTAATTGTTTTATTCCTAACAGAGATGTTCCAGATATGGATAAGGATAGACTTTATGATGTATTAAAACGATTACCCTTTAAAACTGAGATCAGAATGTTAGGAGGGGAACCAACTGTTCGAAAAGACATATTTGAAATCGTAGAAAAAATTAGAGAGCTAGGACACAGACCAAATATGCAGTCTAACGGTCTTATGCTTGCTAAACCAGGATATGCTAAAGACTTAGCCAAGGCAGGTATGCGTAGCATCTATATTAGTGTTAACGGTGCAGATGATAATGATGTTTACGAGACCATGGACGGAATGCGATGTGCTGAAAGAAAAATTGCAGCATGGCAAGCGTGTGTTGATGCTAAGATGAATGTTAATTTGGGGTGCATCATGCAAAAAGGCACTAACGATCATATCCCAGCTAGACTATTTGAACTGTCAAAGACCATCGGTGGCAATCCTATTTTTAGATTTAGAAACGTTGGACAAATTGGAAGATACACATTAGAGCAAGATCAAAATTGGACATTTGAGGAAACTATAAACAATGTATGTGCAGTGTTTGGAAAAGACCCAGAATGGGCTAAGAATAGAAACACTATTGCGGGATTCACTGAGCCCAACATTATTTTCTTTCCGTTAGATGAAACTAAAAAATTAAAAACGCCTTGGGTAAAAATTACAAACTGGAGCCCCACAGATGGTAAAGTTCCTGATCCAGGCAGCAAGAGAAGAGGTCGATTAACTCAAAATTTTAAAATTGCTCCTCATTTTGAACATATCATTTTAAATGAAAATGTCTATTAAACCTCTTAGTACTCCGTGGAACGATTGTACAGACACCTTGTTACATTCTAAATCTCTTGACGAGTGGTACACAGATAAACCTAAATTAGGATACAATGTTTTTAAGTTGCCTAGTCAGTATTCTTTTAATCTCAAAGAAATGCAAGACCAAGTTTCTTCTCTTTTAGAAAAACAAAATACAATAAGCATTTCTAAAAATGCCAAAGGTGAAAAATTCAATAGGTACAAGGGACTGGGATTTTTTTCTAGACCTAATTGTGCAACTCCGCTCGAGGATCATTTTACCAGAAGAGATGTTAAGCACGGTGTAACATATGCCGACGATCTGCATCTAAATGCGAATCTACCAGACTTGATAGAAAACGATTTTACAGAAACTACCTGTATAATGAACGAGTATTTTAATAATATCTTTTCGTCTTTTAAATCAAAGATTACAAAGGCTAGCTTATTAGAATTGCGGCCTATGGGATGGTTAGGATCGCATGTTGATTTTCCTTACTATAAAACAGTAAGGTTACATACTAGCATATTTGGTAATGAGGGTGCTTGGTACGAAGTTGAAGGAGAAAAATTTCAACTACCTCAAGACGGGCATTGGTATTTTATAGATACTGGAAAGTATCATTCTGTTTGGAACCACGGACCAAACAGTAGAATCACCTTAAATGTAAATTTAGAAATTCAAAGTGATCCTAGAGAATTAGCATTACTGGGTCTTTTGTAAAGACTTAATGTAGTCAATAACCATCTGCACTGTTTCAATAGTTTCGGCAACCTCCTCGTCTATTTCTAATCCAAATTCATCTTCAACAGACAGTAACATTTCTACAGTATCTAAGCTGTCGCCACCTAAGTCTTCAACAAACTTCATGTTGGGCTGTATATTTTTAATATCAATCCCTAGCTGTTTACTGATAATTTTTTTTACTTTTAGTTCTACTTCATCCATGATCTTTCCTTAATGCTATTAATTTAATTAGCTGTGCTGACATATCAAATTCCCACCATTTGATTTTTTGATTCCATTGTTGTGGATTTTTATGATGGTTGTTATGCCATTCTCCAACAATGTACCCTACAAAAATATTGTTGAAAGAGCCATCGCCCGTATTGAAATTTCTATAATTTAATATTGCTTCTCGATGATTTAAAATATTAATCGATATATAAGCTAACCACAGCAACAGTACACTTACATTATATACAAGTGCTAACCTAAAGTCAATGAATCCAAGTATTACATAAAATAATAGAATAATTCCTAGATAGTAGTTGTGTGCTATCATTATCCATTTATCGTTTAGAGATTCCGCAGTCCGTATCGGAATCTTTTTAAAGTTCCAATCAAACATTGCTATTTTAAAAAAACTTAGATACTTGCCGTGTGGATCTTTTTCTGTATCTGAAAATATATGATGTGCTCTGTGCGACATAGCATATGCGTAAGGTGAACCTGCACATGCCAGCGGCGATGCAATACTCATGATAACATGCCAAAATCTAGTTGTTTTAAATGAGTTATGTGAAAAATATTTGTGTAATGCAATATTATGCAGTACCTGCATAAAAGCATAAAACAACAAGGCTGAATACAGTATAAAAGAGTATTGCCCTGTTTGGACAAAATATCCCAATGCTGCTGTGCCTAATAATACTTGTAAGATAATAGTGCGTGTTGTAGTTGCAGCACTGCCCCGAAACATTTTTTTCATTAGCGTTTTCTAATAAGAGGAATAAACCATTTTGAAATATCAATTTCTCCTGGCTTATGTGCATAGTCATATTCCCAGGGCCGTGCGTGATGATTGTTGTGCAGGCCGAGACCTAATGTAAACCAATTGAACCAAGGAACATTTTGACTTGTGTCTCCGCAATCTGGGTAGTTTTGATAACTGCCTTTATGCGGAATATGTCCCCATGTATTAATTAGACCAGATAAATGGAACTCTATTACCGTTGCTGCACTTATAGAAAACACAGCTAGTCTCCAATCAATTAAGGCTAGCAATAAAAAAGTACCCCAATATATAGAATAATAACGTTGATGATAAAACTTTAATACAGGATCTTTAATCATGTCTTTGACTAACCACATTTTTTTAAAATCCCATTTATGATTTAACCAAAGGAAATAACTCCACCAAAACCCTCGAGTAGGACTGTGTGGGTCTTTGTCAGTGTCAGAATATTTGTGATGCAACCCTTGATGTAACACTCTCAACATTAACGGACTACCTGTGCCTGATAGCATTCCTAAGTATGCTCCTAGTTTAGCAATCCACGGATATGTTTCAAAACTTTGATGGCAGTAATATTTGTGAATAAAAATTCCAAATCCGATATGTCCAAATAGGAACCATGAAGGGTAGATTAGCAATAACCACCATAGTGATGTATCTCCTGTTCCTAAAGACATTAATCCTAGTAAGAATATAATGTGTTGTGGGATATACACTCTTCTAAAATTCTCTCCAAGTTCGTTCCAATAATTTAATAGTTTCATTAAAATATTTATCTGTATTCCAGGCCACTAAATAAAAGATGCTTCCGGTAAACTCTAACCCCCACGATGATTTAAGCACAGAAGAGCTTCAAAGATTTTCTAAAGTTTTAATTATAGAAAATGCTATCAGCGATAAAGTATGTGATGAATTGGCCATATTAGGAACTTGTCAAGTATTTCCTGCGGTTAAAAAACACACATATCAAAATAATATGAATCTAGAACATTGTTTTCTTGAAAAAGATCATATGATTCATAGTCTAATATCGCACCACTGGGAGAGAGCAGCGGACGAATTCAACTTTGACATTTCTTTTTTAGAGCCGCACAAATTGCAAACCTATGCAAGTGGCGGATATTTTAATTCTCACATCGACAATTATCACGGATTAAACTTACCTGTTGATAGGAAATTATCAGCAACTATACAACTAACTCACGAAACACATTACGAAGGCGGTGATCTCATAATCGGAAATACCTCAATGCCTAGGACAAAAGGAACTATGATTATTTTTCCAAGTTTCTATCCTCATAAAGTAACAGAAGTTACAAAGGGAAGGCGATGGTGTGTAGTTGCATGGGCATGGGGACCTTATTGGAAATAATATGTATAATAGATTTTTTTGTAAAGCATTAAAAGATTTTGATCAAGATTGGTTATCTCAGATAGCATCATCAACGGAAAAAATATGGTGGACTGCAAAAAATAATTCTGACGGTAGCTTAACATTTGTAAAAAATAAACCCAATGCTCAGTTTTACATGGCCAAACTACAGCATTTTCCTAATATTGTTGATAAAATTTTAGAACAATATCCAGATGCTATGATTAAGAATAGTTATGTTACTAAATGTTTTCCGGGGTATCATATGGTGCCGCATATTGATCCTAATAGAACAACAGCTATCATTATTCCATTAGGCGATAATAAAGGCAAGATAAGTTTTTATTTTAAAAAATTTAAATTATTCACTCACACTTATAAATCGCCTACTCTTACAAGAGTGAATATTTTGCATAGTGCGGAGAACAATAGCGATCAAATCAGATATTCTGTTACATTAGAAGTTCCAGGCAGTTACTGGACTAATGTAATTAAGTATCAATAACCGTTCCTCTATAGTCAGTGTAATTCTGACCTTTTAAGATTTCTACTCGGTGCTCTTGTTTTAATACAAACATCCTTACTACTACATCGGACCACTCGCACACATCTCTAAATATGTCAAAGGCCTCTATATTTGTAAGTTGGCCTCGAGGTGCAACACTTTCGTCAAACCAAGAATATCGTCTTGCCATCGGACTATGTTTTTTTATTATCTTATTTCGTATATTGTGAAGACTCTCAGGTGCAGTCATCCAAAATTTAAAATAGCCCTTAGACTCCATTCTGGATATCATTAACTCTAACGCAGGCACCATCATGGGTGCAGTCTTACTAAAATGATTTGTGCTTTCCAATACCTTGGTTAACCCAATATACCAGCCACCTATTCTCGGTAATTCAAACCCTACATACATACACAAAGGAGAGTCGTTTTCATCGAACACCATTGAAATATGAGTAATTCCCTTTTGTATTCTTTCTTTTAATATTGCAATCTTTTTATCCAATTGCTCGTCAGTTAGCTCTACTCTAACTGATCTTCTATCTTTTGAAAATAGTGTTTTTATTAAATGTACTTCGTCCGCCGTGATAAATCTAGTAGTATGCATAATCTTTATTTAGTGGCCAGGTTTAAGGATAAATAGTATTAGGAGAATCTATATGCCAATTACAGTTACATTTCATGCCCAAAGAAATAATCTTGATCATGAATTCTTTTGGGAGTCAACTGACCCTGAAATTCTTGAAATTACAACTATGGTCAACGAACTAGCAAACTCTAGTGACATTGTACATACATTTAATAAGTCGGAAGATGGTCTGAGTGCAGAAAGTAGTTTCTATCTGTTAAACTACGATTATTGGATGGCGTTTGTTGGATTAATTCGATACAGTTCAAATAGCGATTCTTTAGGAAAACGAGATTTGTATTTTAAAAATGCTGGACACACATTGACATTTCGAGTTACTGAGCAGGACACTGCGGAGTTGCTTCTTGAAAAGCAGTTGATTCCTGCTGTTTAAAATAAGACAGCACATCTTCATACTGCGTAATTTTAGGAAATGTCACAGTAAGTAAGTATCTATCAGTAGGGTGCAAACTAACTACCTGATGTTGCATTTGAGAATTAAACAAATACCAACGGTGTTTTTCGTATGCTAGTTCAGTTATATTATTAGTGATCCCCAATCTTTCTTCGTTATTGAACAACGTAAACGCTCGATAGTCATCTAGCACCATATTCATAGAGCATCCAATATCTTTATCTCTGTGCCAATTATAGATACTATTAGTTGAAAATTTATATAGTCGTAGTACAGGATAAAATTTTTTAGGAATACGTGATAAAAAAGGATCGTGTTTGATTAGGTGTTGGGGTAAATTTGTTGCCATGTTCATATAAGGCACCCACTCCCATTCAGCCTTTGGCAAAAAATCAAAGACTTTATTCAATATGGTACAACTATTATCTAATTTGTAAAAAAAGTTTTCTGTATTCATTTTTTGATTGGTCTGTGCATTACTTGAAAAATAGGTTTGTACCCAACTGTTCTTGCAATAGTATCTGTCAACAGGTTATTATCTAGTCCCATAAAAGAAGTGACGCCGACTCTGCCATGAGACTTGCCAACAACATCAATAAGACTGTGCATTTTTTTGTAAATTCCTTTTTTTCTGTGACCATCGTTAGTAACTGCAAGTAATATATAAACACTTGATAGAGATTTTTGCAGGTCATAAAAAATACCAGCTACAACTTCATTTTCATCTTCTAATAAAATTGCACCGTCTATTTGAAATTTCCCCGGAATATGTATTCCTCCCGTGTCCAGGTATTTGTTGTACATATCTTTAAAAATTGATAATATCCTATTGTCACTGATATCATCATTGTCGATATCTAAATCAATACTGAAACAATCATAATGATTAAACGTATACCTTTCGAGTGTTTCTAGTGGTGTTTTCTTAAAAAAGAATTGCATATTGCTGTCCTTATAAATATTTATTATCATGTTCCTTGCACACAAAAATTCCATCGTTTCAAATTATTATGAGCCGCTACCGCAATTCCAAAATCGCACGGTGCTAGTTAATGACGGTGTGATTAAACTAGTATCTAATGTTTGCCCTCACCAAAAGAGTTTAATATCAACAACTTCGGGGACTGGTAATAGAACATGTCCTTACCATAGTTGGTCATTTGATCTTTCAGGAATTCCAGTAACATCTGGAAGAACTGCTCATTATTGCAAGAATGAGACTCCGTTGACTACTCAACCTGTTTATGAATGGAATGGATTATTATTCAGTTCTCCAATTGATTTTGATGTAGATATTAATTTTAAAAATATGCAACTGGTCGAAAAAAGAATTGACACAGTTTATAGCAGGCACGAAAACATTATTGATTTATTTTTAGATGTTGATCATATCCCCGGAGTGCATAGGGGAGTGTACGACAAGATTGGTATTTCTAATATTGATAATATTGAATGGAAATATTTTAAAAATAGTAATGTACAGTATGTGTATAATGATCATAGAGAAATTAGTGCAGCATGGATTACCGTCTATCCTAATACAATGATTGAATGGCAACCTGGTGCATTGTTTATAACTGTAGTGCTTCCGTCTACTGACGAGTTATCTAAAGTGATTGTTTACAAATATAAAGATACTGATTCGTCTAACGATTCATGGAAACTTAATGAAGAAGTTTGGGAAACAGCATGGTCGCAGGATAAACAGCAAGCAGAAATTATAACAGAATTTAATCAAGACAATCTAGAAGAATCAAAAATGCATTTTAGGTATTGGCTTAATGATCGAATTAATTAAGGATAATTATCTTCGCGGAACCGGCCATGGTAATTCGTGGGTAGTAGAAATTGATCCTCCTAAGAGAAAAGTTAAATCTTATTTTGAAGAAACACTAATTGCCGCTGAATACATGTATGAAAATAAAAACGGAAATTTATTTTTATTATACAGTGGAGGATTAGATAGTCAGTATGTTTTTAATATATTTTGCTATCTAGGTCTACCCTTTACTCCTGTTATTATTAGACTTACAAATAAATCTAAAACTGTTGATTATAACTATCACGAGACTCAGTACGCATATGCGTTTTGTAAAGAAAAAAATATAACTCCTAAAACAATATGGTTTGACTACGACACGTTTGTTGATAGCGGAGAAATAATTGAAATTGCCGAAACTATATGTTGCGGATCATTTCATTTGCCCGCAACTATGAAAGTTGCAAAAATGCTAGAAGAATTTGTTGTGTTTGGTAATGATCCGCCTTATATGAAATGCAATAATAATGTATGGCAATTAGAAGAAACTGAAAAGATTCATAGCATTCTAAATTATTTTAAACATTATAATGTACCAGGTTGTCCTTTTTTATTGTCATTCACTCCTGAACTAATGTTAAGTTTTTTACTAGACCCTACTATGGTGAATTTAGCAAATGGACAATTTCCCGGAAGGCTAGGTACAAACTCTACAAAGGTGCATGTGTTTAATAACGGGTCTGGGTTTAATATGCCGAATTACGACTTTGTAAATAAAACACGAATTAAATCTACAGGATATGAATTTGTAAATGAACAATTTAAAATACAGCATCCTAATCTTTTTAAGTTTATAGAGCTAGAAAATAAATGGAATGGAATGTGGTATGAAGACTATCATACAATAGTTCCTAAACTATCAATATACCAATGACTTACAAATTAATAGAATACACAAATTTATCTTATCCAGATAAAGAAGACTTTTTTAAATTTTGTTATGAATGTTCATTGGAAGATCAACCGGCTGCTAAAAACATGTGGGAAGATGATTGGTATAATAAAACATATTCCTTACCGTATCTATTAGAAATAGAAAAAAGATTTAATAGTCCTAACGGAGCTTTCTTTGTATTATTTGATAACAGTTCTATTGTTGGGTGTAGTGGAGTTTATAAAAGTTCATTTAATGATAGTATAAGCATTGCCGGAGTTAGAACGTGGACAAGTAAAATGCACAGACATGCAAGTGTTAATAGAGAATATTTTTTTCCTGCAGAAAAACAATGGGCAATTGATCACGGATACAAGGCTATAGCGTTAACCTTCAACGACTATAACAAAAATCTAATTGAAATTTTTAAAAGAAAAAGATTCGGCGAAACACTAGACAGGATTAATACTAGAGAACCTAAACATCTATTCTATTCAAATTTTAATCAAGTGCCGTTTGCAGTTGAAATACAGAAAACTCCGCAATGGATTATATACGAAACACTAACTGATTTTAATTTTAACTGGGAAGAGATTCGTCATAGATAACGTACTCAGTGTAATGACTTTGAGACTTTTTAAGAATCAAATCACTTTCTAACTGTTTTGTTTTTCCAAAATACATAATGAGTATTTTACTATGGCCCATGTACCAGTCAGTGCCGTGGGTCACTTTGTTATCCCAGTATGCCCATGTATTAGAGTCGTCTGGTAATTTTTGATATTGAATATTATTGTTGATATTGTAGTAAAATGTATCTCGTACATTATTGTCATATAACATCGACCTTACACTAACCGCAGTCGATTCCTGGTCTCTGTGCGGCAACACTCTGCCAAAACTAGAAACTGCTCTTACAATATCAACATCTATCGGTAACTGGTCTATGTTTTCAAAAATACAAGGAAATAGTTCTGGGCAATTTAAATTGATTGCTTTATAATGTGTTTCTTTTATAGAGTCAATACCGGGTTTAACATAGATATCAAAACCTCTCCATAATACTCCGTATTGATTGTGATTTTTCTCTACCTTATTTACAATTCGATTTTCTCTGTACCAAAGTTCCCACCATGCGTTCCAGTCAACAGGTTGTACGTAAGGAAATATTATAGGAGTTGATACTAGATTTTGCATTAGTTGTATACTATATAATTTTTATATTTTTCAAAACTTCGCTGGATCATTTCTAAGTGACGATGTTCATCTATTGGGCCTGCAAAAAACATTGTTATTTTTTTATATTTTGGGGGAACTAATAAGGAGCCGTGATATCCAATATGGTTATTAATCACAAACCAATCAGTTTCTTCGGGTAGTTCAGGATGCACTGGGTTGAACTCGCTAAACGGGCGTGTGTCGTACTGCGTAATTGTTGGATTAGTTGATTGAGGAAGGAGATAAAATGATTCTAATTTGTCTCGCATCACTAAGTTTTTATATGCAGTAGGTCCTAGAGAACTGTCTACAAGAGATTTAGCAATAGGATCTTGATGAGGCCTATTGTACACAACCTGTTCTCTAAAATCTATATGTAGATTATTATCGTAATCTGTAAATGGAAGAGCTCTAAGACAAGTTTCAATACCTGGAAAAATGTTAACTAGATCGGCATCAATAGGTTGATTGTATTTTTTAAAATTTACCCAATTCCAATCTTGATGGGGTTCTTTTTTTAAATTAAAATATTCAAGAACCTTATCTCTATCTAATGATAGCTTAGGTAAGTCTATAGGTAGGAATAATATATTTGTTAAGTCCATTGCCGGTTTACTACAGATTTTAATTTTTGTTTATAATCAGATATGAATTTATCTTTTCGGGCAAGTACTAAAGTTCTAAATTGATTAAATTTAAAATTTGAAACTTCTTCTCTTGAATAACCCAGTGTATATAATGAACTTGCATAGAACCCTGACATAGGCCAAGTAGGTGACAAATACCTATTGAATTCTTTTGAAAGTTCTTGATGTAACAGATGATTATTTTCAGGGTTTCCTGTTTCTTCCCATCCTAACAAATCTCCGGGAGCTAACCAAGGTTTCCTTGTTAGGTTATATTTTTCTGGATGTTTTCCAAACTCTGAATCATTTAAGATACGCAACCCTCTGAAGTAGCCTCTTACATAATTATGATCCTTGACCCATTGTACTGACTCTCTTATAGACTCTACTGGTTCTCCGGGAAGCCCTGATATAAAACTTCCCTCAATACCAACAGTATTATTCCAATGAGTTTCGGCTAATAACGGAATAAAGTCTTTAGCATGTTTTCCATTCCATCCTTTACCAATTCGTCTGCTAGCTAATGGATGAAAACTTTCAAGACCAAAGTAACATTGATCAAGACCACTCTCTAATAATACCTGATGATTCTTTTGACTCCATATTAGATCTAGTCGTAAAAATCCAGACCACTTCATTGTGTATCCTAGTCTTTCATTTATTTTTGCAAGATCAGCAATTTTGTCAGGATCTTCATTTACTGTATCGTCTAACAGTACATAGTTAGTAGTCCCGAACATTTCTTTATTTCTTGAAATTTCATTTTCAATTAAAGACATATCTCGTATGTAAGATCCTTTTGCTTTTCCTAGATTAGGGTAAGTGCAAAAACTGCATTTAAATATGCAACCCCTTCCTAATTCTAATGGCAATGCTTCATTTGGCATTATGCAGTCATCTTCGTGAAATTGATGATCGTTAGTTTTTATATTAAAAAAAGAACCAGGCATGCTCAGACCCATGCTTTGTTCTTGGCACCATTTTAAAAATTGATCCTCACCTTCTCCGGTAAAACAATGGTCGAAATGAGTATAATAATTAGTAGCATAAGGCCCACCTACAACAAATTTTAAATTTGGAAATTTTAATTTTAATTTTTGCATGGCCAATAAAATATTTAAAGGCGGGGTAGTAACTGGAGTAGTTGGAAAGAATACTGAAGACACTGCAACACATACAGTATCCTTGTTAATTAACGGCTCTGTAAATTCTATTAAAGATGCAGCATTAAACCATTGTAAAAAATCTATCACTTGACATTGGAATCGATTCTTTCTCATCCAATGAGCTAGTGCGTATACTGCCATAGGCCTCTGAACTACTGGAGTCATTTCATCTCCTAGTCCCGGCCAGACTCCGCTCCAAAATACAATGTTTTTCATTACTTAATCTCTTTAAATATATGTGCTCAATCTGGTCGTTGATAGTATCGCAACGATTGCTTCGAAGTTTCTAATTCTTTTATAAACTCAAAATACGGTATTAGTACCGCAGTTTTTCTATATAAGTTTCCACCAGTTAGTTTTAATTTAGGATTCGACGGTTCATTTTTCATAAAAGGAACATGTTCCCAGCCACCATACTTTGGAAAATATATTAATTCATCTTGCCAATACTTTCCGTAGATAATTGGCTTGATGTAAAAATCCCATCTATCAACACTGTCTAGATGGAAGTGTTCTTTATTTAGACCGTTGCCGTCGAAGTACTGATGTGTATACATTGCAGCCTTATAAACATCATCATTTAAAATGCTGTAAATGAACTCAGTAGGATCACCGTAGGGAATATACTTTCCTTTACGGTTCAATAGTTCCATTGCTCTTATTCTAGCTACTTCGGGACTATGCAACCCTTGATAAAAATAAAATTTTTCATCTTTTGTAATTCGAACAAACGGATCATGAATCATTTGTATAATATCAGCATCATCAGGAAGCAGGCCAGTAAAAATACTTTGCATAATTTGAATAGGATGGATGGCCTCTTTCTCTGCCGTGACCATAACTCGTTCTTCGTACTGCATCGGATCTAAGTCGATGACATCGATCCTAACTTGATATTTCTTTTTAACTAACTGAAGTTGTTGATATTCAACTTCGTTATATCCTGGCATATAAAAGAATACACAATCAATAGGTATGCCTTGGGTATAAAAGCTATGTAGCACACTTTGACTATCGACACCGGAGCTCATGCTTAAGATTAACTTATTGCTATTATTCGCCAATTCACGAGCACGGTAATCTGACTCTTCTCGCATGTTCCCCGGCACTCTAGTCAATGCTGGAAATTCTATATAAAACTGATTGTTTTCAAAGCCATAGTTCATGATGGTATTTAAGTCAAAAAAATACCCGCCTAGGCGGGTATTGAATCTACAATCCTATTACAGATCGTAGCGTGGAACCATGATGGTTTTCATCATGATACCTTCTGGAGTGAATTGATCAGTGTCCGCACTCAAGACCGCTTTCACGATGCTTGGGCTAAAACCACTAACCAATGCCGCTCCACGTGTGTCATATTTGACAGGCACGTTGTCGCTAGCGTTCAAGTTCCAGAACACAATGTTTGGAACATTGTATCCTGCGTCTGTGAACTTACGCTTGATCATCTGCATAGCAGAGTCATCGTACTTGGCACAGGCGTCGAACTGCATGTCGCTCAAGATCAACAGCATCTTTGGCATGTCTTCTTGTGGAACACTACCTTTAACAGCTACACTAAGGATCTTGTCCATAGCCTTAACCAAGTTAGTGTTCATGTCCCACTTAGACTTAACCATTTGTTCTGCCTTTTGAACCACATTACCCTTCAGAGTCAACAGTTCTGGAGAACCACTGAATGTTAGGAATGTGTCCTTGAACGCACCTTTGTTCTTATCAGCAAGGTACAAGCCCAAGCTAACAGCAACATCCATACAAGAGAAAGAACTTCCCTTACCTGCTGGTGTGCTCATAGAGCCGCTAACGTCTACCAAAGGTAGGATGCTAGCATCGCCAACAAAGTTAGGCAGTGCTTCCCACTGTGCCACAATGTGGTCCAGTTCTGTCTTGCCAAAGTTGACGCCACCGTAGTGGTTAATCACGCCCTTCAAGACATCGTATGGGTAAACAGCACCAGCATTAACTTTAACACCTGCTTCGCCCTTTGCCAATTTAGCCACGTATTCCGCAAACTTTTCAGTATGGCGGCCGAAGGCCTTCTTGTAACGTGCTGCCGCAACGCTTGGCACGTGGTTGAAGTTGATGTTGTCCCAGTCGTTGGCACACATTTGTGTTTCAACAACATTAGTCAACGCCACAAGACTCTTACGATATTGCTTAGGAGACATACCGAAGAAATCACGGATTTCAGCGGCAATCTTGCCCTTACGAGGAGTCCACTTTGCAGCCAAGCCATTGCGAGCACGAAGTGCATCGCCTAGCATAGTGAAAGCCTTGGCCTTCAATGCTTTAGACTCGAATACAAACAAGTCGTCCCAACGACCAAGTTCAGGGATCTTATCCATCAGAACTTCTGCGGCAGCTGGATCATTCTTTTCCAGGTACTTCAAGATGCTACGGAACAGTTCACGTTCACCAGAACCTCCACGGACGTCACGAGCCCATTGTGCGACACGCAGGGCTAGATCTTTGTCTTCCACATAAGCGGCAACAAAGTCCTTAGTGATGTCCTTACCACGGCTTGCACCGATCTTGAAGAACAGATCAACTACTGCGTTGGCAGTAGATTTACGAGCCTTCATGCCATTGGCAGTACGGGCTTCTTGGTTTTTAACGGCTTCTACAAATGCGTTCATTTTATTTTCCTTCAGGTTACAATTTTAAATATTAAAAAATGCTGTATATAACCTATACAACAGGATGGTCGGAACGGTATTTTATTTTCTGCTTGCCCCCATCCCCAGTACATCGGTTCAGTTCCACAAGCCTATCGACATTCATGTCGCCTATCTAGTAATTGTGTCTGCTACTAGAAACATAGTATGTCTTTCCATGCTGTCGTCTATTCCTTGAGCGTCTATTTCTAGAATAGTATTTCTACTATGTCCTGCGACCACTTTCTATAGCTGTAGTTCAGAGTTGATGTTTTAGTTGCTGTATCCATCCTAGGATATCAAACAGGTTAGTTGTTGACTGCTTTTATTTTACTCAGGCCATCACTCTGAGCTTGTTGGTCTATTTCAATAGACACCTTCACAGCACTCGGGCGAACCTCTGTGCTCCAGCGTACTACCATAGGGTCCAACGATTCATAGTTAATGAATGTTGCTGTACCTAACCTTAAAAACTTACTGTCTAAGCATTTATTATATAGGATAAATGCTTCTATGTCAACACTTTTTTAAACTTTGTTATCCAAAATACTTGGCAGTGGGTAAGAGATTCGAACTCTTGTGTCGCTTTCGCAACCTGCACCTTTCCAAGATGTGCCAATAAACCACTCTGGCAACCCACTATTTTATCGACGTTTTGGAGCTCCGATACGTGAAGCCTTGTTCCAATCGTAATCAACTCCGTCTGGACACTTGCCATCTTTAACAGAGTCTACTCCAAACATACCACATACTTCAAAATCTGTACCTGCGATAGTTACAAACTCGTTCATATGCTTGGCAAGGTTCATTGCTTCAGCTAGTGTAAGCACTTTGAATGTTTCTTCTTTTCCTATTACTTTATACATTGTTAATTTTACTTTCTTTTTCTCTCATTACAACAATATCAACATTGGTCCCACCGACAGGAATCGAACCTGTATCTGAGACTTAGGAGGTCCCCGTTCTATCCATTGAACTACAGCAGGTTACAAAACTCTTTTTAATATTTTCTCTAATTTTAAACTTTCCGATCTTATGCTAATAATATTTTTAAATTGATCTGTAGAATTTACTACGGTATGCCAGCAATTATATGCATCAAAAATGCAACTGCCATTCTGCATACTCCACTGGTCAACTAATTTTGCATTATTTTCATGTAACAAAGGAATGTTATTTTCCTGAAAATTATTATGGAAGGCACTAGTTGTATCAGCTATCTGGTCAAAAATTTCTATTGAAACATTTTCATGACCTATAGGAGACGTTACTAATGACCAAATAGCTCCGGTACCATCTAGTCTTTGATCTTTATGTATTATATCCTTTGAGTTTGGGCCTAACCAAATAGAAAGAGTATATACATCATTGATTAAATCTTCTAAGCCCAGCATTTTTAAATAAGGTGTAGAATCTACAACACCCCAAAAATTACCAACATTTGGATTTGGATGGAACGAAAATACTCTTTTTGTAGTTATTGGAATAAAATACATAATTTTGGCCGGCCATGCAGGAATCGAACCCACACCGCTTGTTTCGAAGACAAGCATGATATCCATTTCACTAATGGCCGCAGTTGGTGCTCCAGGCTGGTAACGATCCAGCTTCTCATCCTTACCAAGGAAGTGTACTGCCTTTATACTACAGGAGCAAATCTTTTTCTTTTAAATATACTTTAATTATACAACATTATGGAAATTCAGTCAAGGATAGATGGTAAACAGATCGTTGTAAATTTACAACAGAATGTGTCTTACGGATTAATGATGTCGGGCGGGTTAGATAGTGCTGTGTTACTTTATCTAATGCTTAAAGCCTGTCCTACTGCAAGTATACAGCCGTTTTATATTGCCAAGCATGACGGATCGTATGCTTACATAGACGGCATTATTGAATACATTAACCTATTGTTCAATATTCGTATACCCCAACCTATTAAAGTAGGCTCCCCAGACATACATCATACACAGATCAATCAAGCAGGTATTAGGCAGGTGTTATTTAAACACCCCGAAATAGAAAAGTTGTTTATTGGTATTAACCAAAATCCGCCACAACCTTGGGGAGATCCTAAATGGGAATTTCCCAATAGGCCCACCTTTAACAGTAATCTCAGAATAGAGATGCCTTTTATGATGCTATACAAGACACATATAGTTGATCTTGTTAATCAATTTGAAATTCAGGCACTCGCAAATCTTACGCACACCTGCACCGAACAGGTTACCGGAAGATGTATGAAATGTTTCCAATGTAGCGAACGAGCTTGGGCATACCAAACGCTCGGATTAATAGACCACGGTAAACTTTAAGTAGGAGTATCGTAACTCCACTTCCAAGTACGACTATCTTCTAAACCCAATTGTTCACATAGCTCGTCAGTAAACGTTCCGTCAACTCTAAGTGTATATCGAAATACTGGTTCAGGGTCAACTCCGTGGTAGTCACGGTTATTGAAGAAGTAACTACGAGCGTCACTATCTAGATAAATCTTTTTCTTAGCCTTTTCGTCCCAAATAAAACTAGGGCGGCTCCCACTTGCAAAAAATAAATTAATATTGTGATCACTGTGTTCAGCCATAACACTGTCTCGATGTGTTACCACTCCGGCATTTGGATAAGTTGTAAAAAATAAAACTCGACCAATTGTCTTAAACGGCAGTTGATCAATGTACTTAACTACCTTGGGGAACAACTTTGCAGCCTCGGTCCATTGCCCGAAGTCTTGTGTCTTTTTCCCAAAATCATTTTTCTTTAAGTACAATGCAAAGAACCATGGAATAACTGCACCCATGGCGAAATAAGCATATTTGTACATTGCCTGCATTTCTTTTCCGGGACTACGATCGATAACTTCTTTAAGAGCTTCTCGATGTACGCCTGTTGGATCGTACTTGTGTAGTTGTTGAAGCATCTCACTCCAACAATCGTGTCCACCAAACCTAGCAACTTCCTCTGGAGGTAATGCTCCGTAGGTCATCCCCATTTTATATTCTTCACTCAGTGCAAGACCTTTGCAACATTCGATATGAAGTTCCTGGTCTTGACTGTGATCAATATATTTGTCCATTGACAAAATAGGGAGTCGATTCTTACCGACTCCCTTAATGCCATATTCTGTATAAGGATATGATACTATATTCTGCGTATGAAACTTTAAGGATGTGTGTTGCTGATCTTTCATTAGTCTACACTCCTAAAAGTTCGCCAATCATCAATGTTTGGTTTTTCATCTACATCATATGTCCAGCCTAACGCCTTCATCATGCGATGTTTGACTAATAGATTAGGACTACGGAATCGTCCTGTATCTTCAAAGCCCATCATTACACCAACTTCGCATACTGCACCCGAACGGCAAATGCCAGCAAAGCAATGCACTACAACATTCATTCGATTCTCTTTTGCGTGTTGCAGTAGGCGAACAAGCTCTGCGGCTTGCTCATGACTGCACTTCATAGCTTCTTCCAGTACTTCGTCCTTTTCTTCTACATCCAAGAACTCAAAGTTATGTTGTTCCTTGAACTTGTGGGCAGGAGTAGGACGCCAGCTTGCTGGATCAACAATACTGATCAGCATCGAATTCTCACCTGCTTCGTGATGAAACCTCTTAGGGATATCATCAGCGGCTACGTTTTCAATCCATGGCATTTCAATACTCCAAATGTTAATTAGCTCTTAATCGCTCAATTTCGTTTGCGGCTTCTTCTAAAAGGTTTGCAATTTTGTCGGGCTTACCTTCTTCTACTGATTTACGACCTTGAATCTGTCGTCGAATTTCTGCCCGCTTACGCAAACGGAACACAAGGCTCTGTTCTGCTACAGGTAAATGGCTTTCATCTATCATACAGTCTCCACAATATAGTATCCCGAATTAGGGTAGCGTTCTTGCAACCATTCCAACATGCCCGGTTCATTGGGCAGTTGGATTGAGTTATATTTGTTAGTAATGTACATCATGCACCTACAAACTCACTAGCACGAGCATGTAAGCCCGCATCGCCCTTGGTCATCACTGCCAACGCCATACGCTTTTCTTCTAAGTAAGTCTTAGCAAAGGCAGGATCGTGTGCCACAATGCTACGACTGTTAGAGATGAAATCGGCTAACTTGATAGTCTGTGCTTCAGCTGGTGCAGATGCAGTGTGTTCACGATCAATTGCCTTACGAACTGCACGGTTGCCGTCTTCTGGCTTTGACACATCAGTTAACCAACTTACTAATCCTGCAACTTCGGGACCGAAGTTCATGTGGATGTCAGTTAAGGTAACCCCAGTGTCTTCCACAGTGTCGTGTAACCAAGCAGCCGCAACCATTTCCGGAGTACTATCCGGAACCTCTGCTACGATCCTTGCAACTTCTGCAGGGTGAACAAAGTAGGGTTCGCCGGTATACTTACGCTTTTGCCCGACCGCACTGTGAGCAGCGATGGCAAAAACTTGGGCCTTGTGTACCAAGTCCATTCCAGTTAATTCCATAGTAAATCCTTCCATGCTACTCTCCTTGTTAATAAGTGTATATTATAGCATGGTTTTACCATACTGTCAACCGGAAGTTTTCAGCACTTTCTGTATAGTAATTTCTACTACTAAATGCTTACGAAGAAGCATGAACTTTTTAAACTTGGCTTCTACTTCAGATTGTATATATTCGTCATGATAGGGCACAGTAGCAACATCTTCGTAGGGCTCGTCATTTTCATCGAGTGCTATAAATTTCAATGTTACCATGCCCTGCTCGGGCTCTTTAAACAATTTGGCAAGTTTGTTAAACATGCAAATATTTAGTGATGACTTTTGATTTCATTGTCCTTGATCAAGCGGATTGCACGATCCATCGAGATAACGATTTCACCGGTTGAGTCCATACCTACATCCATACAACGATATTTTTCCATACCTGTAGTTCCTCCGTGTAAGTGCCCGTGAAAGTGTAATGCTCCCCTGTGCATTTGATCCCATTCAAAAATAGGATAGTGAAACATCACAATCTTGTGTCCATCATAGGTAATGTCCAAGTATTCGTGTACTTCTGCAAACGCACTACGGAATGTTTGATCCATCAATGTTTTGCGATCATGATTACCACGTACCAAAATCTTTGTACCGTACAAACGATTCACCATACGTCCAGCATCACTGCCGCTCATGAACGCTACATCACCTAAGATGTATACAAGATCTTCCGGAGACACTTTAGCGTTCCATTCTTCCGCCATTGCATTGTTCATGTATGCAACATCGTTATTAAAACGTGCTCGTGTCTGTGGACAGAAACTCATAATGTTCTTGTGTCCAAAGTGTAAGTCGCTAGTAATCCATGTTTTCATCAATACGTCTCTTTTATAATATCATATAGCTCAGCAGGCCACGCAGCCTTAAATTCTTCAGTCTTAACATATTCATTGTAGGATTTGGCTTCAAAGAAGACTTTCTTGAATACGCTCATATGCTTACCCTTAGGCAAGATTGTGAGATAGATTGATTTTGCTTTTCCTGCCATGATGTTTCCTTAAGTGTAGTAATTATATATTATACAGTCAAAAGAAAGCCCTGTCAAGCAGGGCAGTAATTACTGTGCAAACCAAACTTGCGTGAAGCCTTCTTCTACAGTGGGCTCTTCCCAGCTGGCAATCATGCTGGCAACAACATGCTCGGGAATAATCTTACCATCATCCCATCGGCTCTCTAATCGCCGCATGAGCTCCTTATGCTCGGGTGTCTTAAACACCACAGCAATATGTTCATAGTTAGGCAACATGTTAAACTTGCGAGTACGACTTATTAAAGTAGTACTGGTTTGATCCCAGATGATGTCTTTGCCTGCTTCCCGGGCTTCTACTACTTTGTCAGCCATCAACTTTACAGCGGTTGGCATGTATTCTACAAATACTTCTGAATAGGTCTTACCTTGTTCTCGAGCATAGGCTTCAACAAAATCGTCAGTAGAAACTACTACACAGTCAGGAGCCCAATCTTGTTCTTTAATCCAAGTGCTCTTACCTGAAGCAGGCACTCCGACCAATTGATAACATTTTGCCATTTATTACCTTACTTTGATATTTTTAAATTGTTGCCTTGAAATAACGATTACCCTAATATCTGCACCAAGCAGATCAATCGGATTAGGAACTTTGTAACCAACTGATTCGAACTGTTCCAAAATACTAACACATTCTTTAAAGTCTGAAGTTTTCATTAGCCATGCTTCAAAATGAATAACACTAGGCAGTATAGAAAGACTTAATAAGGATTTTAACAATGAATAGTCAACTCCATCTAAATCCATTTTTAAATATGCACTGTTTGGTGCAAGATTAAAAATTTCAACTGCGGCTTCGTTACATGTTTTTGGATTTGCAATAGGCAAATTAACTGTTATGTCAGCTCTAGTTGTTGTTTTAATTGACGAGGTATCTCCCGACTTATCAAGGTCCACTGTTATATGACTAGGAAAATTGTCACTATCAATAATTGACATTTCAACTATATCTATATTAGCATCTAATTGCTCTCTTGTCAATAGTTCTTTTGCAAGATATAGGTATACAGGAACAGCATCGATTAGTATATGCCTATCCGGATTTACTATTTTTTTTACTTGTGCTGATAGAATACCTAGCCAACACCCCATGTCAACAAAAGTATTGCATCCGTGTGCGGTGTAAAACTCTCTAATAGTTTCAACTTCTGGATAAGTTGGTTCTCTATTATACTCTGCTCTTTGCTGAGAGACTAGCACTTTCTCTAACCAGCCTGGCGTATTTTTTGGTTTTGGGTATTGATCTATTTTCATATTAATTGGAGCGGGATAGGAGAATCGAACTCCTGACTAAACCTTGGCAAGGTTTCGTTTGACCATTAAACTAATCCCGCATACCTTTCTTATTTAAGTAACCACTTGAATAAAGTACAAGGGTCATACTCCCAATATTTACCACTAACCCCAGAACCAAAATCAAATGACTTTGGATCTTTATGGTGATTGTTATGCCATCCTTGGCCCCATGCAAAAATTCCTAAAATAGGAACATTAGTTGACAGGTCTTTTAACTCGAAATTTCTATACCCGGCGGCAGGAGTATGGCCAAATAAATCTACTAGATTTTCTTGGTGTTGTGCTATGGTCATTGCAATAACAAATCCATATAAGGCTGCTTGCCAGGAAATCAATCCAACAACTAGCAATGTAATCCAAATGATTTTATTGTAGTGTTTATGTATGAATAAATGAAATGGATCTCTTAACAAGTCAACAGCGTATTTCAAGTTAACATCGGTGGGCTTTAACTTGAATATCCAGCCCATATAGGCACTCCACTTGCCGTGTATAGGGCTGTGGAAATCTTTAACTGTGTCAGCCGATGCATGATGATATCCTCTATGCAATGCTACCCAAAATATAGGGCTTCCTTGACATCCAAACATACCTAACACAGCTAATACTTTTTTCTTCCACGGTACAACTGCTAAAGCATTATGACTTATAATTCTGTGATAGCCAACAGCGATTCCCAGGCCACTAAACAGTGTCCAAAAGATAAAACTGCTCCATAGCCAAATCCAGTCATGCAGTACAAACATAGTCGTAACTGCTAGAACAAATAGAATATGTATTGGAATAGTAATACTTTTTACATGTTGACTTGTAAACATAATTTATTTTTATAAACCTGCTATTGGTGGTCTGTATTTTTGTTGCAATATGTGATGTCGTACCAGCATGTCTTGCGGCCATACTGCACCTTTCATTAATACAGAATCAAACTCTTTATATTTAGATCTTGTCAGTGCAGGAATTACATGATCAAAATTAATATCATAATGCTTTCTTTCAGGCACTAGATTTCCCCAAATTCGTTCGTGGGATTTTACATATTTTAATGGAATACTACTGTAGTATTCAAACAGCATTTTTTGCTCTGCAAAATTAATTGCATGACTCATTAGTGATGCTATACCTTTCATGGGAATAGAGGTTACTGCCGTTGCATCATTAACTACTTTTTGTAGATACCAGACTGGTCGACTAGAACTTAATTGCATAATTAAGTAACTTAGTAGGTTATCATTTTCAAAATATCCCCAGCATAAGTGATCTTCTATATTGTGATCCAATAAAGTATATACAAAGTATGCTTCATTCTTATCCCAGAAATTTATTTTACCTACTTGATCGGGAGTTACACCTGCGTGTCTTTCGTGTGAAAGCGTTAATCTTTCGACTAAACTAACATGCTCTAGACCCAGAAGTGTAATCATGTTTCAATAATGTTCGCTCTTTTTAGGAGGCTTACGAAGTTTTTCCAAATAATTACGACCTACTTTACCTGCTTCAATTTCTCGAAGTGCAGTAACGTTAAATCCGTTATTACAAGTAACCATAGGCATATGCCCACGCTTTAGTTCTCTTGCACGAATTGATGCAATTAGTACTAGATCAAAACGATTACCAACCATCTCTACTGCTGCCTGTGACGTTAAACGTGCCATGTGTTTCCTTGAAGTTAAAGTTAAAATTAAACAGGTTCTCTTTTTTACGTGCTACCACTACACCAACGTGAAGACCAACTCACGCCTAGGATTCGAACCTAGCCCCTCTTTTTTCAAGAAAGATTATTTTGATTGCTGAAAAGAACCTAAAGGTCAAAACTTACCGAGTAATAAATCTTACTAGCCGCAACCAGTAATATTTAATTCCTCTAAATGCCGGGAAATCAAATTCTATAAATGATACCGGCTCTTTGGGAATATTGCCGTATGCTTTATCAAGTGTGTCTTTCGCATTCATATAACATTCCTTTGTTGGTGGACCGACGGGGGATCGAACCCCGACCCGAGGCTTGCAAAGCCACTGTGCTCCCATTATCACTATCAGCCCAAAATGGATGCGGGTGACAGATTCGAACTGCCGATGCACCTGGCTTATGAGACCGGTGTGGTGACCACCCTACCCGCGTAATTCTTGTTGATGATTATTTTTGTGTCAGGAAACCATCCAACCCCGTGAGAGCAGCCCATCCTGTTTTCGCTTCAGCGGATGCGGAATTTGGATACAGGTCCGCACTAAATTCGTTTACATACTACTTATCTCATTGTACTCCGTATGTAAGGGAGATTCTTTTGGTCGGTGTGACACGATTCGAACATGCGACCACTGCGTCCCAAACGCAGAGCTCTACCAAGCTGAGCTACACACCGATTATCCTGGTACGTCCTGACGGGCTCGAACCGCCGACAGCTGCCGTGTAAAGGCAGAACTCTACCAACTGAGTTAAGGACGCAAAATACAACAGGCTTCGCTTTTTTTCATTTACAGTGAAATTTTTATTTGCTGAAAGAAGCCTAAAAATTGGAGCGGGGTAAGAGAATCGAACTCTCAGCATTAGCTTGGAAGGCTAAGGTATTACCACTATACGAACCCCGCATTAAATCTATTTAGTAAAACACACTAACACCGCTGGCAAAGTAATTACATTACTTGATACGAGTACCTAATGTGTTTTAATAAAGTGTCTAGCTACCTACACCACATAGGCCCTAAACTGAGCGGTTTACTCTGTCTCACGTTATCCCTTATGGTTGGACTATTCGTCTACCTGTGATATTTTCCGTGCTCCTGAAATGAAGCCGTGTAGTAGATCTCACGCACTAAGTTCGTCGTTATGGCAAGGAAACCACTCGCCCACTTTAATAACGGTCAAGTGTAACCGGGTTTTTAACAGGTTAATACTAGTTTAACGTCCTAGCAGACAGCCATTTTTTTATTGCCGTAATTAACCTAAATAGGTTTTTGAGAGACTGACTATCTTTCTTAAGGACTCATCAGGTTGTCTCGAATGAAAGAGTTTATGCAGACCTTGTACAATTCTACTGGTGTGTCATGCTCAAGAATAGGGCACTAGAATACAAGGGACTCATCTCACCGTCTATCTCAAAACTTGGTACCCCCGGCGGGAGTCGAACCCACACTAACCAATTATCTGTTGCATACGGGATATAAATCCGCTGTTCTACCATTAAACTACAGGGGCATAAAATAACAGGATCAACTTTTTATGTTTCAGTATAAATGAAATTTTTATTATGTTTGCTGAACTGATCCTAAAAACTTGGCGGTGCGACTGAGACTCGAACTCAGAACCCGGCTTTCACCGAGCGACGGATTAGCAATCCGCTCTAATACCATTATAGGACCGCACCATATTTGGCTCCCCAGCGTGGGATCGAACCACGGACACCTTGATTAACAGTCAAGTGCAACTACCGCTGTGCTACTAGGGAATATATTCTTTACTTACACACTAGTACTTGCAGTACCGGTGTCATTGGTTACGTAACTAGTACCCTGTGGACGAGGTGCGTTACGATCACGTTTTTCTGATCTTGGAACAATGCTTGCTGCCACTTGAGCATCAATCATTGCATTTTTAAAACCATGACGGTCTTGTTCATTTTTAAACTTCATCAATGCTAACATTGTTTTTGTTCGTTTACTCAACTTAAAAGTTGCAGATGTTCTTGATCTCATTTTAGTCCTTAATAAAAAATTGGTCCGGCGTAGAGGAATCGAACCTCTATTAAGACTTTAGAAGAATCCTGTCCTATCCATTGAACGAACGCCAGGTAATTGTTTGGTACGAGAGACGGGACTCGAACCCGTATGCCTTTCGACGGGAGATTTTAAGTCTCCTGAGTATACCATTTCTCCACTCTCGCATTCACCATATTAGAACACATTTAAACAGTCCTTCAACGCTAGACGCTATCTCCCCAACTAGAGGGCGGAACTGTATGTGTTTTAATATGGTGCCCCAGGTCGGACTCGAACCGACACGGATTTCTCCACTGGCTTCTAAGACCAGCGTGGCTACCATTACACCACCGGGGCAAAATACTGACTTAACTTTTTAATGAACAGTGCTGTGTTAACAGCGTATGTATTAATTATACAGTCTATTTAACAGTGTGTCAATAGATATATAAAAATATTTTTGGAAGAGCTACGGGGAATCGAACCCCGCTTGCCTGGATGAAAACCAGATGTCCTAACCGATAGACGATAGCTCCATAAAAAGTGTTAGGTGTGCTACTACGCTAAAAGGGAAACAGTCCTTACCAGTTACGGGGTGACCTATTACTTCCTAGACTATATCTAGGCCCTACTCCTTAGAGGATGGACGCCTTTAATCCCACCTTCCTAACTATAACTTGGTGGTGATGAGTAGAGTCGAACTACCACCTTGCTCCGTATGAAGGAGGTGCACTACCATTATGCTACATCACCATATGTAAACACACTAAGGTTTATTAAGAGTTATGACTATGTCAAAGAGCTCCTGGGATACCAAACCTGATCTTTTTACAGATTTAAGTATGTTTACATATGGTAGGGGCACAGGGAATCGAACCCTGATAGACCGGATCTTTGAAGTCTTAGATTTTATTTGCTGAGTTTAGCAATAATCATTTGTCTTTTAATCTGTCCCAAGCACGATCCTGAGTTTGTTGTGCCTTGCGGGCGTATGCTGGATCTTTATCTGCTTGTTTACTTGTTACTCTATCTGCGGCACGATTGTGGACCTTGCCTAACTGCTTCTGACCTTTAGCAGTATCACCGTATTCTTCTAAAGAGCCTTCTGATACACCTTGCTCTTTATCCTTCTTTGCTTTTTCTATTGCGTCCCATTCGGCTCCGGTCTTTTCACCTCGTTTTTTCTTTACAGGAGGTTTAGATGAACGAACACCAGTGTGTTGATTTATATAATCACCGCTTGGAGTTTTGGTCCAGCCCTCTGCTACTTCTTCGCTTTGGGCATTTTCAATAAGGTTGATATAATCGCGGATAGATTTGTTTGTCATAGTGTAGTATTTATGCTTCACGCTTCCAAAATCTAAAAGATTCCGCGAGTTTTTCGCGGATGTATTCTTCTGTTTCGGTATCACAAGATGCTAACTCACTATCCACCAAATCGTGAATTTTTGTCCATAATTCGTTGTATAGGTCTTGTTCATTCATTACTTAACTCCTAACAATCGTTTAGCTCTTGAATAGTTATTACCCTTTGCCGCAATACCTGCCTTAAGCAAACCTTGCCTGATATTATCAGTTTCTTTTAGGCATTGTAGTAAGAACTCATCCGAGACTTCATTTACTCCATTCCTAGATGGTTTGTTTCTTCCTCGCCAAGTATCAGTAATACTATGGCAGTTCGGACACAATCCTTCTAAGTTTTCTCTACTATTATTAGTAGTGTTGCCATCTTTGTGTTCTAGTTCAAGCGGAATCTTAAACCCCTGCCATTCACTTACACCGCATCTATTACAGCAATGATTTTGTTCTTCAAACACCCTGCGGCGTCTGTTTTCAGAACCCAACTCGGCAAACGGTGTAGCATTGTATTTGTCTAATCGTGCTTGCCTAATGTTTGCTTTCCATTGTTCTGGATTTGCCCTAACTGCTGTTCGTCCTGCCAACTTAGCAGAACGACTTTCATTTATATCTTTACTCCACTCTCTGCTATTGGCACAAGAGCGTGAGCAGTATAAGCCTGCTTTTTCGTGTTCTTTGTTACACTTAGGACATTGTTTCATATCGTACCTTGTTAAAATATAAAAGTATTTATCTAAGTACGATATAAAACAACATTCTAATGGTGAGGGTGTAGGGTACTGACCCCTATTTTACGAGTTAAAAGCTCGTTACTTCACCTTAAAGTTTCACCCCCATATGGTCCCTCCGCTGAGAATTGAACTCAGTCTTCTCGGATTAAGAGTCCGGTATGCTACCGTAACATCTCGAAGGGATGGATCGTAAGAATTGTCTTTTACGTGCCATCCAGGACCATACGGGGGTCTAGGATGACACTAACGTTTACCTGAACGTTTCATGTCGTTCTCCTTTTAAATAAAATTGGCGGTACCAGGGGGTAACGATCCCCCTCCTCAGCAGTGACAGTGCTGTGTGCGTCCATGAACACCTTGGAACCTAAATTGGTGGAGACGACTGGAGTCGAACCAGTAGTGCCTTTCGGGCGGCGGATTTACAGTCCACTGGGGTTACCAATTTTCCTACATCTCCATTAATTGAATCCTCTACACTATATGCCTATCCTCAACAGCTTTACTCGAGATTACTGTTTATTGAATAAGTTACATAACGTATGATCAAACCTCTGTGCTTGCAGAGGATTCAATTAATGGTACCCGAAGCAAGATTTGAACTTGCGACCAACGGCTTATCAAGCCGCTGCTCTACCACTGAGCTATCCGGGTAAACTTTTGATTTAACTTTTTAAAGAACGTTTGTTAATTTCTTAACATGTGTATATTATAGCAAAGTTTTGCCACTTTGTCAAGTTCTTTTTGTGTTGTATTTTTACAACATATTTGGCACCCGTTACGGATTTAAACCTTTATAATTCTGCCCTTACTCCACCCATTTGGAATATCATCAGACTTTTTAATTTTTTTATTTTCTATGCCGTTAGTAATCCACATAGTTCCAAACTGTGAGCCTTTTTCACCTTTACCTCTCCCAGTTCTTTGCCATGTTAATTTCTTCTTAGCAATTGCCTCTGGAGAATTAGCTACTGACAACGCAGTCCAGTAATTTGGATTTTTTACAGAAGAGTTTCCAAGTTTACCTAATTGGCTCCGTTCTTCAGGAGTTAATTGTGCCATTCTTGATTTTCCGCCCTTCGATGACTCGTTAGGAGTTAACTTAAAATTTTTACTATGCTTATTGATATAATCAAATCCGCCGTAGCCTCCTCGTCTTTTATTGTAAACATCTGTTCTTAATAAAAATTCTTCGTTTACAATTTCTTTTTCTCGATTAAACATAGACTCTGAAGTATCGAATGTTTCTAATATTCTTTTGGAAAAATTTTCAATTCCGAACTCTTTATATGCTTTATGAAGTTCTGAACCAGACCCCATATAACCGTCATCCATATTTTTAGTTTTATGGACTCCAACATAAATCATATTGTTTATGTTGTTTCTAATTTCGTACAAATAGTAGTATCTCATAAAACTATTTATACTTTGTGTGGGCAAGTGTGGAATCGAACCACCTAGTCTCTCATGTTCGAAAGGGCCTAGAATTTCTTAAGAGTGCGAAACCATTTCGCGTCATGCCTATAATTGGTAGTTCCTACTGGGATCGAACCAGTGACCTTCACAATGTCAATGTGATATTCTACCGCTGAAATAAGGAACTGTTGTTTGGTGGTGACCCCTGGATTCGAACCAGGATCTCGTCCTTATGAATGGAATGAAGTAGTTGCTGTATTGTATCCTTGCCAGGATCGCTTTCTACGTGTGCTACCGTTACACCAAGTCACCGTGGTACCCTAGGTCGGATTCGAACCGACACGATTCTCCTTTTGAGAGAGACGCCTCATTCCAATTGGGCTACTAGGGCATAAAAATTGGTGCGGGGTAGGAGAATCGAACTCCTGCTTAAACGTTGGCAACGTCTGGTTCTACCATTTAACTAACCACGCATTATTTGGAATCTGGGGTGAGATTTGAACTCACGGTTTTACGGATTTGCAATCCATTGCATTGGGCCACTCTGCCACCCAGACATAATAAAACAGGATACTTTTTTTCGATGGCTTGTAAGCCATTGCTCTACCATTGAGCGAATCATTCCATCAGGAATAATGTTGGAATCGAACCAACGTGTCGTTAGACATTGCTGTAAGTATCCTTAAACTGGCACTCCCCTAGGGACTCGAACCCCAACGAACGGTTTTGGAGACCGCTATGCTGCCATTACATCAGAGAAGTAAATTTGGTGGAAAGCAGAGGAGTCGAACCCCACCCGCCTCTTCAGCAGGACCTAGTTTTCAAGACTAGTCGGGGTACCAACACCCCTGCATTACTTTCCATAATTTGGTACCACAAGCTGGACTCGAACCAGCAACACAAGAATTTTCAGTCCTCTGCTCTACCATTGGAGCTATTGTGGCAATAAAACTTATTAGGGGTGACTATCGGGATTTGAACCCGAACTACCAGAGTCACAGTCTAGGTTGCTACCATTACAACATAGCCACACCTAATAAGTCTCAATTGGTGCCTCCGTATGGAATCGAACCACAATCCCCGGTTTCGTAGACCAGTGTATTATCCATTATACTACGGAGGCAAATTAATTAGTGGTCTGGGTGGCAGGAATCGAACCTGCACCTCAAGTATCCAAGACTCGTCGACTTCCACTATCCTACACCCAGATATTGAATTTGTAAGTAGTTGCGTCCCTCATATCGCAACCATTTTCCCTTGTAATAAAGCCGGCAGGGTCAAGATACGTCACTTGGGCTTTGTCCAGATGATACTCCAACTGTATTCCGATCTTCCGATCGGACGGGGATCGAACCCGCTACCTTCTACTGTTTCAGTCCTTCGAAGAAACCTTAACAGCGTGACTCTACTTGCTGACACTTACAAAACTTGGTGCCCCTTGCAGGAATCGAACCCACACACCCTGATTACAAAACAGGACCTCTACCATTAAGGATAAAAGGGCAAAAATATGGCACCCGGACTAGGGATCGAACCTAGGCTAACAGAGTCAAAGTCTGTTGTGCTACCATTACACAATCCGGGAACAAAATAACAGGATGGTTTTTGTCGCTAGACAACCAAAAAGTTTAGCTTTAAAGTTTGCTGAACCCATCCTAAAACTGGTGGAGGCCGGGGGTATCGAACCCCTCTAGACAAGATGCTTGCAAGGCAACTCCGCAGCCCTCTGCTGCCCCCATTATATTGGCTCCGTGTGTGAGGATCGAACTCACCTAATCATTGATTAACAGTCAAGTCCTTGCACCATGCTTGGATTTCACGGAATAGAAAACTGGCACCGCAGACGAGAATCGAACTCGCCTAAGTCGGATAGACAATCCGTTGCCCTCCCAGAGGACTACTGCGGTATATTTGGTACTCCGAACGGGTTTCGATCCCGCTTCTCCAACTTGAAAGGCTGGCGTCCTAGCCACTAGACGACCGGAGTATAATTAAACAGGTTGCTTTTTTACGTTTTCAATTAAAAGTTGAATGTATTATGTTTGCTGAACGCAACCTAAACTTGGTTCCTAGAACAAGAATCGAACTTGTAATGACCGGTTATCAGCCGATTGTTATACCATTTAACTATCCAGGAATAATTGGTGAAGCGTGATAGAATCGAACTACTTGCCAGCCACCCCACTTAATAAAGGCTACCGGGTTACAGCCGGCAATGGGGAACACACTCCAATTTGTTAACACTCTCTTTCGAAAGTGCTTATTAAAACAAACTGTTACGCTATGCGTCCTATTCTGATTCAGAGTCAGTAGGTACCAATTTGTTTTAATAACTAGTATTTTTTTATCCACATAAGGATAAGCCATCCACTAGTCCGCCCGTTCAGAACATATTTTAAGTGCGTTCCCCGGGCCTCGTTCCCGTAATCTATTGCACTTTGCGATCTACGACTGCTCTTGAGCAATCTCTCGCTTTCTAACGGCTTTGCTATACACCTTTGCACGTTCAAACTTTTCAAAAATCATCTTGCGAAGATCTTCTTGGGTTAGAGTGTGTTTGAGTGTAAACTCAGCTTCTCGTTGTTTATTCTTATCTGTCTCTATCATTTTTCCGATCTAAAAACAAAAAACCCCAGGGTTGTTAATCCTGGGGTCCTTAGAAGTTAAAATGTAAACTTGTTACACTTTGGTCTCCTGGGACCCCGGGTAAATCTCTGGTGTGCGATCATATGACAGACTTCCACACTCAATAGATAACCAATTGGAGGCTACAAAGCCTGCCTGTTTGGGCATCGTATTAAATTGTTGATGTCTAAAATTCGATTGCATTTTGTTTTCTCTTTAAAAACTTTCTTTACATTGACAGCACCATTACTGTCTATGTGTTAATTATACAGTTATTTAGTCTTGTTGTCAACCTCTTTTTTGCCTTTTGACAAAAAAGTTTTTTAACAACCTTTCTAACTAACCTATGTCTTTATTGTACAGTTATTTAGTTCTCTTGTCAACCACTATTTTTAAAGTGGCTAAAAATTTCACTATCTAACTTACAACCTAGTCTCTATTGTATAGTGTTTATTTAGTCTTGTCAAGATCTAGTGTTGTTTTTTAACAACATTTTTTAAGGATTACCAAAGAACCTGCTTTTAATACTTTAGTGTATCCTTGTGTACTTAACCGATGTACTGCTTCTTCTACTGCTGGCCACCTTAACGGATTACTTAACGGCAGGTGCGGCCTATGATCGTGAAAAATCATCAACCCTCCGTTTTTTAATTTTGGCAACCAGTATTCTAAATTCTTGTTTAGCCCCGGGGCATAATGATCTCCATCATCAAAATAAACATCTATTGGATCACCGTTCCAATTAAACGACTCTGTATTCAAGAATCGAGATCTATGTAGGAATATATTTGTATATTCCGATAATAGGTTACTTACTGTTTCGAGATTCCTTGGAACACCCAGACCTAATGATTTTTCTAATAATTCTTCTTTAAACAACGGATCATTGTCTCGGCCGTCATACAGATCATACGTATAAATTTTAGCAGTTGGGTTTGAGCTTGCCATAATTGCTGCACTACCGCCCAAGTATGTTCCGACTTCGACAATTATTGGATTTGTTAGTTGTGCAATTGCATTATACAATGCGTTTTTTTCTTCCAGAGTTGTTAGACTAAATTCGTGTTCTTTTGGTAACATGCCCTTATTTATGTGGTACCGTTGTTTTTATAATTAAATACAGCTATAATTTTAATACTATGAAACAACACAATTTTATCACACACGCAACATTCGGAGATATCGTTTACAGCCTATGCGTTATGAAAATGATCGGCCCGGGCGATATCTATGTAAAACTAAACTATCACGACTACTTTGCTAAAAATGTTTTAGGGTGGCCTAACGCGGGACCTGCATCGGGTAGACTTACACAGAAAGACTACGACATTGTGGCACCTTTGTTAGAAGCACAGGACTACATTGGCAAAGTTGCAGTTTGGAAGGACGAGGTAGATGACTTTCCGCAACTACTAGATCACTGGAAGCAGCACTTGATCCGAGGTTGGCAAGGTAACCAAACAGAGTGTTATGCATTAGCTATGGGATGGAACATCCATGATCCAGAAATTAAAAAGAAGCTATTACACGAGCCGTGGCTAACTCCTGTACAACCGATTCACATTCCGGGCAAGCCTGTTATTGTTAACAGAACTGGCAGACATCTTTGGGGTGCAGAAGGCGGAGAAGGATGGATTGAACAGAAGTTTATCGAAAATCAAATTGGAGAGTACGGTGCGTTTGTTGGAACACCCGATGAACATGCTAGCTTCGAAGAAACATTCAAAACAAAAATACACTATCAGAAAACAGAAGACTTACTTGAAGTTGCAAGACTTATTCAAGGTAGCGAAATGTTCATTGGAAACCAGAGTGCCGCATTAAGCATTGCAATTGGTTTAGGCAAGACCTATTGGTGCGAAGTACGTGCTGATTACGAACAGACAAAAACACCACACGGCGGCTACGGGGACACATGGTTTCCTCGTGCTAACGGCTTTTACTTTTAAGGACATATATGTACGCAGTTGTAAGTTTAAACGACGAGAAATACCAACCACTTGCTGACCTAACTTGGAATCAGAACAAGAAACAATATTGTGAGCGACACGGATACGAAGGTATTAATAAAACTGATAATTTTGTAGGTGGTATCACGATCGGTTTTGAAAAAATATTCTTTATTAAAAAACTTATGGAAGACCGTAAGGATATTGAGTGGATCTGGTGGACAGGCACAGATGCTATGATCACAAACCATACAATTAAAATCGAAGACAAGATCATGCCTGAATATGATTTGATTCTTGCTACAGACTGCAATGAGATCAACAACGACAGCTTCTTAATCAAGAATAGCGATTGGAGTCGTAACTACATGCAGAGCATCATCAATGTTATGCCAAAATATGAAAAACACTATTTCTACGAGCAGCAGGCTATGATCGACAGTGTGCCGCTACCAGAGAATAAGGGCAAGATTAAAATTGTTCCACAGCGATATTTAAATGCATATAAGAATGATCTGTACCCACACCAGAGCAAATATGATCTGTTAGGCAATGATGGAACTTGGCAAAAGGGCGATTGGTTAATCCACTGGCCGGGTACTGGGCTAGATCTTCGTCTCCAATTAGCTAGACATTTCATGAACGAAGTAGTAAAATAAACTATGAAAGACATCTTAGACCAAATTCGACAGTTCATCGAAGAAAAACAAAAGAACAAAACTTGGACTGCGGGCAAGGATTTTGTTAACTATGCAGGCCCACATTTTAACGCAGACGAATATGTTGCGGCAGCAGAAACATTACTAGGCGGTTGGCTAGTAATGGGCGATAAGAGTTTGAAATTTGAAAAAGAATTCCCTAAGCAATTTGGCAAAATGAACGGCATCTTAACCAACAGCGGGTCTAGCTCGAACTTGTTGATGATGTCTGCGTTGACCAGTAAGCGTGGATATAACTTGCCTAAGGGTACTAAGGTACTGATGCCTATCGCAGGCTTCCCTACTACACTTAACCCAACATTACAGGTAGGATTTACTCCTGTATTCTGTGATATTGAAATTGAAACACTAAACATTGATTTGAAACATGCAGAACAGTTACTCGAAGCTGATCCAGAAATTCGTGTAATTACATTTGCTCACGTGTTAGGTAATCCTCCAAACATGGACAAGGTAATGGAATTGGTAAAGAAGTACAACCTTATCTTGTTAGAAGATTGTTGCGATGCATTAGGCAGCACATATGATGACAAACCATTAGGTAGCTTTGGAGAAATGGCATCATGCAGTTTCTATCCTGCACACCACATGACAATGGGCGAAGGCGGATACGTTGCATGTAACGATTACCAGCAAGAAGTTATCTTACGTAGTTTCCGTGAATGGGGTCGCGGTTGCTACTGTGTTGGTCCTGAGGCTAACAAACTAAAGTGCGGCAGTTGCGGTAAACGCTTCCAAGAATGGATTCCAGAACTACCTGGGGAAATTTTTGATCACAAATATGTCTATGACGAGATCGGTTATAATCTCAAGCCTATTGAAATTCAAAGTGCAATGGGATTAGTGCAACTTAACAAGTTGGAAGAAATTCATGCACTTCGTAAACGTAACTATTCATTACTCTTTGAAATCTATTCAAAGTACGAAGACTTCTTTTATTTGCCACGTCCGCAAGCTAAAGCAGATCCTAGCTGGTTTGCATTCCCGTTAACCGTTAGAGAAAATGCACCTTTCAAACGTGCAGACATTGTAGACTACCTGGAAGAAAATTTAATTCAAACTCGTCCTTACTTTGCTGGCAACATTATGTTACAGCCTGCGTACTCGCACATTATGGCACCGCAGAAAGCCAAAGACGACTTCCCAGTTGCTACTCTGACAATGACTAACACTTACTTCCACGGAACTAGTCCAGTTATCACTCCTGAACAGATTGCTTATATTGGCGAGACTGTTGACGGCTTTATGAGTTTATTCAAATGAAAAGTTTAAGCCAAGTAACATCTAAGATTGACGGACAGCCAATGTTCAAGTATTTGGACATGGCTAAGGCTTTAGAAGCTAAAGGTCGGCACCTTATCCATATGGAGATAGGTGAGCCAGACTTTGACACGCCTAAGAATGTTACTTGGGCTGCTGTTCAGTCTTTATCTAACGGTGAAACACACTACGGAAGTAGTTACGGTTTACAAGAGTTTAGAGAAGCTGTTCAGTTTGCTACAGAACGTAGCAGAGGATTTAAACCCGATTTAGATCAAGTGCTGATTACGCCAGGTGCTAATATTGCTATCTACTATGCAGTATTCTGTTTAGTCGATCCGGGATTCGAAGTTATTGTTCCAGATCCCGGCTTCAGTACATATTATAGTAATATCAAAATGTGTGGTGCGGTTCCAGTTCGTGTGCCGTTAAAAGAAGAAAACGAATTCCGTATGAACCCTGATGATATTGAAGCGGCTATTACAGACAAGACCCGCTTGATTATTATTAACAGTCCGCAAAATCCTACAGGCAGTGTGTTAACCACTGACGAAGTAAAACGCATTTACGAAATTGCCAAGAAGCACGACATCTACATTTATAGTGATGAAATTTATGCACGTATGAACTATGAGCCAATTGGCTTTGCAAGTCCTAGCATTTATGATCATTGTAAAGAACATGTTATCCTTAGTAACGGTTTTAGTAAAGCGTTTGCTATGACTGGCTGGCGTCTAGGTACACTTATCGGTCCCGCAAATGTTATTGAACGTATGGCGGCACTATTACAGACTACATCAAGTTGTGTAAGTCCGTTTGTTCAACGTGCTGGCATTGAAGCTATTCGTGGCAGTCAAGAAGCAGTTACAAACATGATGGCAGAATATCGAGCACGTAGAGATTTGTTAGTTGACGGACTTAATCGTGTTAAGGGTATCACTTGTCTAAAACCCGGCGGTGCTTTTTATGTATTTCCTAATATCAAAGGAACCGGACTAACAAGTGATCAAGTTGTTGATAAACTAATGGATGCGGGTGTAGTAACACTGCCCGGTCATTGCTTCGGAGAACACGGCGACGGTTATATTAGATTGTGCTATGCAACCAGTCGTGAAAATATTCAAGAAGCATTGAATAGAATTTACAAAGCATTGGGGACAAAATGAGAGTATGTGAATGGATAGCTGATTATCTAAAATCAATCGGTGTTGAACGTGTACACGGATTGATGGGCGGTGGAGCAAGCGGACTCAATGATGGGTTCATTAAGCAGGGTATGCCTTACATTTGTTATCACCATGAACAGGGTGCCGGACATGCAGCAACTGCCGAAAGTAAGTTTACAGGCAAACTTGCTGTAGTTAATCCTACAACAGGATGTGCAGGTACTAACTGTGCAACTAGTGTATTGAACGCATGGCAAGACAGTGTTCCTGTTTTATTTTTGTCCGGCAATGTTAGATTAGCTACTTGTAGCGGACACATTAATAAAAAGAATCATATTAAAATTAGAAAGTATGGTATTCAGGAACATCACATTGTTGATACTTACGAGTCTATGACCAAGTTTAGTTACTTCATCGATAATGTTGATGATGTTGCGTATGTCTTACAGTATGCTATTCACACTGCTACTAGTGGTAGACATGGACCTGTATGGATTGATATTCCAGGAGATATACAAACTGCACAGATGCCTGAAAAGTATAAAGAGTATCAGCCTGTAGAACTAGTTAAACCATTAGCAGACTTTAGTCGAATCAAAGAAGCGATTGCTAAAGCAGAACGTCCTATTGTGTTAGCAGGTTACGGAATTCGTCAAAGCAACACTGTTGAAGATTTTGTTAAGTTTATCGAACATTATCAAATTCCTTATGTTAGTACATACGGAGCAAGAGATTACACAGCTAATGATCACAAATTAAGTATCGGTGCTATAGGTATTAAAGGTAGTCGTGCAGGTAACTTTGCTTTACAGAATGCAGACTTGTTAATTGTTTTAGGTAGCAGTTTAGGATCAAGTGTAATTGGATATGATCCTGCACAGTTTAGTCCTGCAAGTTACAAAATTATTGTAGACTTAGATATCAACGAATTAAAAAAAGATATCGTTAAAATTGACGAGAAGTATAACGTTAACTTAGAAAAATTCTTTAGGAGCATGGTATGAACAGACAAGAATGGATAGACAAATGCGATCACTGGAAAGCTATCTGGCCAGTAATGCAGGAGGAATATCGTCCAACTGATAATCAATTCCAATTAAACATCTATGCTGTACTAGATGCAATCAATCAGCATAGTTCAGCTGATGATATTTTAATGGGAGATGCGGGCAGTATTAGCTATGCAGGCCCTGTAGCACTTAATGCCAAACAAGGTCAGCGTTTTATTTTTAGCCCTGCTCAAGCAGACATGGGATGGGCGTTGCCGGCGGCTGTTGGTGCAAGCCTAGCCAGTAATCAGCCTGTAATCAGCATCATAGGCGATGGCAGTTTTATGAGCAATGTTCAAGAGTTAGCTGTGGCCAAACAACACGAATTAGATATTAAATTTGTTATATTAAATAATAACGGTTACTTGAGCATTAAAAATACACAACAAAAATATTTCAATGGCAGAGTACACGGCACTAGCGGTGAAACTGGTCTTTGGTTCCCTAGCATGAAAAATATTGCTACGGCATTCGGAATGCCTTGTGTGGATATTAGAACAAAAGAGGATCTGCGACTACACTTTCCTAACGCTCTTAAGAAAAAAGGTCCAGTTATTATCGACTGCCAGTGCCTGTCTGAACAAGAAATTCTGCCAGCACAAGCATTAAAGGATGGGAAGCAAGCCGGGCTCCACGACATGACTCCGTTCTTAAGTAATGAAGAACTTGCCCGAGAAATGATTGTTAAGATTACATGAAGATAGCAGTGTTAGGTGCAGGCGGATTCTTAGGCAAAATTATTTGTGAATACCTAAGAAGTAATGGACATACTGTATTTGCTGTTACTCGTCGAGAGTTGACATTAACTGACTATCTATCTGTACAAAAATGGCTAGAGCAAACGTTACCAGATGCTGTTGTTAATTGTGCAACTTCGGGCGGTAAGCAAAGGATGGGTGATGCTCTGCTAGATGATGTACAGAACAATTTAACTATTTTCCTAAATTTTTATAATAATAGTCAATACTTTGACAAGTTTATTAATGTAGGGTCTGGTGCAGAGTTTGATCATTCTGCTAACATAGACCTTGCAAAAGAAGATCATATACTTAATGTATTTCCCAAAGACGGGTATGGGTATGCAAAAAATACGATTTCAAGATTATGTTTAGAACATTCTAAATTTTATACTCTAAGATTGTTTGGGTGCTTTGATAGTAGTGATCCAGACTTTAGACTTTTTAAAAAATTTCTTAATAATGATCCGTTAGATCTTGTTGATCGTAAATTTGATTATTTCAGTGCTCAAGATTTTTGTCAAGTAATAGACCACTACTTAAATAATCAAGTTGAATACCGCGATATCAATTGCGTGTATAAAGATAAACTTTATCTAAGTGAAATATTAAACAAGTTCAAGCCTGTAGAGATTTTAAAAAAATCAAATAATAATTATACCGGTGACGGAAGTAGATTAGCTAAATTAAAATTAAAACTAAACGGATTAGATAAATCTATAAAGGAATATAAAGCGTTATGAAAAAGATTGTGTACGTTACTGGATGTTTGGGATTCATTGGTTATCATGTAACTAAAGCATGTTTAGACAAAGGTTGGTATGTGCGAGGCATCGACAAGGGAACTTACGCTGCTAATTGGAATCTATTGCCTGAATTAAAAAAGTATGATACGTTTACTTTTGAACACAAAGATATTAACGACTTAGACAGGATTTACGACTGTGACTATTTTATTAATACAGCCGCCGAAACTCATGTTGATAACAGTTTAGAAGAAAGCGACACCTTTGTTCACAGCAACATTAACGGTGTCCATCATATTTTAAAATTAATCAACCAAAAGAAATACCGCAGGCCTATCTTGTTACACTTTAGCACTGATGAAGTCTACGGTGATATTGATGAAGGAAGTCATTCAGAAGAGGATCTACTGTGTCCTAGTAATCCATACTCAGCAACTAAAGCAGCAGCAGACATGTTGATTATGGCATGGGGACGTAGTCATAAACTACCTTACGTTATTGTTCGTCCTACTAACAATTACGGTATTGGACAGTATGTAGAAAAACTTATTCCCAAGACTTGTAAGTTTTTAACTGTGGGTAAAAAGATTGATCTTCATAATAACGGAACTCCGGTGCGTACTTGGTTGCACGCCAGCGATACTGCTAATGCAGTTATTACTATTATTGAAGCCGGAGTAGTTAACGAAATTTACAATATTAGTGGTGCTTATCAGACAGAGAATATTAATGTTGTAAAGAAGATTCTTGAACTATTCAAAGTAAAAGGATCATATGAAAACTACATCACTCATATGGATCGTCAGGGACAGGACGTTAGATACAGTATTGACGACAGTAAGTTACAGGCACTAGGTTGGAAACCAAAAGCTGTATTTGATAAAGAATTAAAGAAAATTGTTAAGTATTACAAAGACAACTTTATTTGGTAAAGCCGTTATTGTAGTTAACATTATCAAACTCTATTAAACTTGCACGAGGATTTTTAATCCAAAAGTCAACAGCACTAACAACCTGTTGATATGGTATTGAATCATACTGTGTCCAGTTTTCAAGGAATCCCATTTTCAATAACAACATTGGAAATTGGGATTCTTTTTTTAATTTCTTGTGTTCAATTTCAATAAGTTTTTTTGCAGTAGCATAACGAATAATGTCTGGATTCGGATAGTCCGCAGCCATTGATCCGCAAGTTATAATAGAAGTTTTATTATGTAACCGTTTTAGAAAGTCGTATTGTATAGTATGTATATGTAAATTGTTAATGAACAGATCAGCAGTCTCTGCTAAGTTAACAACTTCTTCAAACTTTTCAGGCAGGTTATAACCATTTGATCTAGACACACCTACAACCTCATGACCTGATTGTGTTAAGTAATTGAAAAAGGCGAGCCCGAGCCCGCCTGTGTGTCCTGTGATTACAACTCGCATCAGCTATTTAAAACTTTTGCCACCGAGTTCATAACAGAAGCGATTCTACCAATATCACGTAACTGTTCTACAGTGTAGCCTTCGGTCTTCAATGTTTCGTAATGTGCTTTCACACAGAAATGGCATTTGCCTACAATACTAGCTGCTAAACTAAATGCTTCAAAGTTTGACTTAGTAGTTCCACCGTGGTTTGCAATAGCGTTCATACGTAGCTGTGCTGGCAATCCTTTGAGTGCAGGATCATCGGCCATTTCAACATATGGATACCACACATTGTTCTGTGCCATGATACTTGCCGCAGTCATTGCCGACTCAGCATGTACAGGTGCATCTGCTAGTAAAATGCTTAATACTTTACCGTTGCCAGTTGCAGCCAAAGCAGCCACAGCACAACCTAGGGCAACATCGGCATCTAGCGTACTTCGTACTAATACTGCATCTAGATTTAACTTAGTGTCCTTAGCATAATCAGGTAATGCACCTTTAATTGTATCAATAAAACTCATTTTGTCATCTCCGCTAATTGTTTATATCCATTGTATGTAGGATGTACCTTATCTTTCGATAGCTCCGGAATTGTCAAAATAGTGTCACCGTAACTGTTAGCAATGATTCTAACAATATCTTGAACTGACGGTTTGATAGGCGGCATAACCCACATCACTTTTTTTGCATAAATCTGTTGACGCAACAATAATAGTTCTTTAAAACTATTCATAGTGTCCGGGTCGTTAGTTCCAAGACTGATAATAACAGTGTTGGCAGATAAATCATTAACAATATTTCTATTGTTCCAGGTACGACTGTTAATACCGCTCTTAACAATAGCAACACATTCTTTACGAATTGTGCTAATGCCATGAGCGATACTATCGCCTAAGATAAGGCAATCTAACATTACAGAGTCTCGCCGCCTACTGTACGGTTGCAAGCACACAGTTCGCCTGTTTGCAATGCGTCCAATACACGAAGTGTTTCTTCTGGACTACGACCAACGTTCAAGTTGTTGACAGTAACGTGTTGGATAACGTTTTCTGGGTCAACAATGAATGTTGCACGAAGTGCGGCACCTGCTGGAGCGTACATAACGCCCAACTGTTCAATCAAACTCAACTCACCACGCTGTGTGTCTGCGAATTGATTGTGGGTAATCTTAACTAGATCACTGTGACTCTTTTGCCATGCTACTTTGCAGAACTCATTGTCTGTACTGCCTGTTAGCAGAACTGCATCACGATCCGCAAAATCACCTGTTAGCTTGTCGTAGGCTACAATTTCTGTAGGGCAAACAAACGTAAAGTCCTTAGGATAGTAAACGATTACTTTCCACTTGCCTTCAAAGCTCTGGTCTGTAATTGTAAAGAATGCATCTTCTGGTTGTCCTGGCTTAACGCCTGTGACTGCAAATGGGGCTAATTTATCGCCGACTGTTTTCATATCTTCTCCTGTGTGTTAAATGAAAAAACTTCTGTACATCTTCTGTACTGTACAGTTTATTGTACATATATTTACAATAGAAATCAACTAAAAACTCATGGTTTACCATTGTATTTTCCTATGACTGTAATAGGTTATTAAGTACCAAGTTTTAAAAATTATATACCCAGTAAATACGATTACACTACAACTTGGGACTAGGAGTAAAAATGGGCGATATTTTTAAAATTATCGGCGATCTTGGTATGCCTGTTGCGGCAGCACTTGCTGGTGGGTACTTTGTGTACTTGACTATCAAGCTGTTGTTGCAGGGCGTTCTTGGATCAATAAAAGGAATGGCTGGTATTATTACAGCACTTGATAATCGTGTTAAGACCATGAATCACGATGTTATACGTATTGACACAATCGTATCTAATGCACTAGGTCTACGTCCTGACGCAGATCGTATTGCTCGTGCAGACGGTAAAAACGATGCAAGGAGAGACTAATGTTGCACCTTGAATACAATTGGGATCTGCACCCGGACAAAATTATACTAGATGACGAACTAAACACTGATCGGCTAGGTTGGAAGGGCGGAGACATTTTTAAATTCATCAATGTTGACGGTAAGCAAATGCTGGTCAAAATGGATCCCCTAGTTGCTTTTGTTAAAGGCTTTAAGGTGAACTGCAATGAGTAAATGGAATACTTGGTATGACAACTTGCCAGAGCATACAAAACAATATTTAAAATCTCAACCAATTTGGCACGACATTGACATGTGGAAAGCTGGCATATTGGGTGCAGTAGTAGGGTTCATTCTAGGAGTAATATTATAATGGATGTCGTTGAATTAGTAAACAAATATGGCTTCCCTATTGTTATGGCAGTAGGGATGGGATTCATTATCAAGTATGTGTGGGAATGGGCCACTAAGGAAGTGAAGCCAGTTATATCAGATGCCAACACAGTGTTGATTGCACTGATTGATCGAATACGTATGTTAGACAATGACCTTATCAGACTTAACCAAAAAGTTAATACAGTATTACATCTACGTGGTAAGACCATTGAGTTTGAACGTGTAGAAGCAGAGAAAGCAATTAATAAGATAGACCGCCCTAAAAGCGAGGGTAACGAAGATACTAAGTCAGCTGCCTCAGGTGAAAGTTGATTTGAGAAAGTTTTGCTAGATTGTGAAGCCATACGACACCCTCTACGGAGGGTGATCTTATGATGTTTGCTGAGTTGCTCTGCACACACTTGACAGTAGGTATTTGATCTTCACTCTTCTGGGCTCTGTACCTTACCCCACCTACTACGACTTTTAAAGGAACTGCGGTGTCACTGCTCCTATGAGAGTATAGAAAATCTTTTCAACTATTATGACAATCCAAACGTTTCGTGCCAGTGGGCAGACGTTTAAGCATCCTCTCGGGTAGTGGATTGAAACTGCCTTCGCAATGAGGCTAGGTCAGTGGGTCACACGTCAGAACCTTGACCAACAGAAAGTTACCGGTGCTGTCTCACCTTAAGTTGCGAATAGTGGGAGTGTGAATGTAAGTGTGTAACTTACATTATACAGGTTATCCAAAATGATCGCGACCGAAATGGCGATCTATTTTGGATTAGTAGTCCTGTAGATATTACTTACTTGTGGCTATGAATACGCCGTTCCAATCAGCTGGTAGTACTTGTGTCTTTTGGAACTCACAGCGTTCTATCCACATGTCGTAGTATTTTTTCATTTGCCCGTCGAACTCATGTTTAAGTTCTTCGCACAGCTGAATAGCATCGTCCCATTTCTGCTGTCTATAACACAGGTGCATTTCATTGTGAGTCTCTTGTGCTAACAAATATTCAGCAGCAACAGTTACATCAGGATCAAGAACTGTATAGATAGCAACTCCTACTGACTTACCTTTAACAGCTAGGTCGTCGATCTTAAGGAAGAAGAATTCGTTAGCACAACGTTCAACGGTTGCACCGCCTACTAATAACAAGCATCCGTATTCTTTACACTTACTTTCAATTCGTGCCGCAGTACTAACAGCATCGCCTAGTACATCGTAACTGTGTCTAGCAGTACTGCCCATCTCACCAATGTAGCCCAGTCCTGTATTAATACCTGCACCCATACCAACTGGAGGACGTCCTTGCGGAACAATCACATCTCGGTTAAATGTATCTACAGCTTTAAGCATTTTCAATCCTGTGCGAACTGCTGTTGAAGGATGATTAAGATCTTCAATAGGTGCATTGTGTATGTGCATACTAGCATCGCCAATGTACTTGATGATCATACCATCTGCATCTAATACAGGTTGTGTAATAGCATCCATGTAGCCGTTCATTATTTTTGTAAGTCCTGCAACATCATCGCCGAATGATTCACCTAAGGGTGTAAAACCACGTAAGTCCGAGAACAGTATGCTGACTTCTTTTTTAACACCTTTCTTGATCAAGTCTGGGTTTTCTTGTAGCAGTCTAACCACTGTAGGACTAGCGTAGCCTGCAAACTGTTTCTTGATTGCCTGCTTTTGTAAGAATTCGCTTACGAATTTAACTCCGTATGCATGTAATGCCACAAGCAATATGCCACTGACAAAAGCAGTAGCATCAAACAAATAAAGATACTGGCTATAAGCATACATGCTGACAGCAACACCACCCACAGAAAGAGCAACCACTGTTCCAAGTCCAACATATACCCACCTTGTTAAAAATAATAATAGTACACCTGCTGCTAGGAGTACAATAATTTCTACACCATCTGCATAATCCGGACGCTGAATGGTTACATTGTTAATCATTGTGCCTATTACTGCGGCCTGTACTTCGTGTGGAAATACTGCACCCTTACTAGTAGGTAAAGGATTTGCAATGCCTGCGGCTGTTGGGCCCACGATTACAATCGCACCTGCTAGGTCTTTTGGAAGATTTAACATACTGACTGATTGACTGGTCTGACTCCAATCAATCCATATGCGACCTAAGTTGTCTGTTGCCACAGGACCAAACTTTGGAATACGCATTTTTTCAACGCCACCTTCAAACAGTTTGACCTGGAACGTTGTATCGCCTGCCGCTACGCGGAGTGTCTCCATAGCTAAACTAGGATATAACTTACCGTCCACTGTGACAATTAACGGCAATCTGCGATTAACACCATCTACTTCTGGCAGTGTGTTTACAATACCAATACCTGCTGCTGCGTTTTCTAACACAGGCACGTTAGCAATTAGACCTGGATACTGTATGATTTGATCTAAGTGTTCTGGACCTAATACTGCTGAGCCAGGATTACGAGGTTCGTTCTTAGTCTTTTGTGCAGGAATGCTGCCCAATACTACTGGATATTCTTTTAGAGTTTTACCCAGTTGACTGTCACCACCTGTACGATCTGATTCTGGCATGAGTACGTTGAGTACCACAAGGCCCGCTCCCCTCTGATATAAATCTCGTATAAGTCGGGAATACTCAACACGAGGTAACGGCCATTGTCCATATTTGTCTAAGCTCCCTTCATCAATGTTTACTGTAACAATGTTGTTAACAGTAGTTTCTTTAGCGGTGATTAGCGTATCAAAATAGCGTAGTCTTATACTTTCTACAAAGACAGGATCAGCAATTCTTATACTTAAAATAAGTGCCAATGTCAGCAGTGCTGTCCATGGACTAGTTAAAATTTTTTTAATTTTTGACATTAGCAGTTCCAACGACTTAATGCTTTGGCTTTTGGAGTAGGGCGTCCCTTCTCGTCTTTCATTGGTCCTTTGTTACCCGACATACGAGCACAGAAACTCTTACGGCGTTTTGCATCCTTGCTGCCTGCTTTTAATTTACTAGGCTTAGTAGTAACTGCTGTTTTTAATTTACTACCTGGATTCTCTCTACGATAAGCATTAACAGCTTTTTGACTTAGGCCGTCTGTCTTATCTTTTCTATTGACTTTATTCCAGTCTTCATTAATAAATTCGTGTGCTCTCATTGTCTTAAATCCTGCGGTGAACTGTTGGGAACATGATTAGGACCATAACTGATCCTGCTGCCCGTAATCTTTTCCAATGCAACATGCAGACTTGGTCCGGTTAAATTCTTACGTAACCATTTCTCTGCTAGGTTGTTAATAATCTTTTCATTACTTTGTGCTCTTCCGGGGCTCTTACTATGAACATATGCGTGATATGCTTCGTGTACTGCTACTCCAATATCACTCGCGGCATGACTTTCAAGATTTGGCAAATTAATGCTACCGCCCTCACCTTGATCACCTGTGGCTCTAAACATAGGAGGCTCCGAACTTTGATACACATAGTACATACCTGGTTCTAATTCGTCCTCGTCGTCTGTGACATTACCGGCACCTAGTATGTTTTTGATTGCATCTATACAAGACCATAAGGTAGGTGCAGGTTGTCTCGGTAATTGAGTAGTTGGTAACATAGGCTTGTCTTCGGGATCAAAGTCACCCCAGCGTTGCCTTAATTCCGCATCACTTGCTTCTGCTTCTAGTAGTTCTTGTATTCGCATGATGTATTTACTTTAATTTTGTATCCAAATACAGTGCTGCACCCACACTTGATCCGGCATCGCCTGGATTTTTTGGAACATAGGTATGTTTAAATGTAGATGAAAGTAGACGTTTTGCAGGCACATTATAAGCACAACCGCCTGTAAAAACGCAGGAATTACTGTGAAAAGATGCAAGTTTAAAGCAATTTTTTATCTGTTCCATGAACACACGCTGTACGCTGGCAGCTACGTCTGCACGATCTTTTTCTGCTACTTCCCAATCCCAAATTCCTTTGTGTAGATTCTTTGTTAGATAGCTGCTGACTTTTAAGTAGTTTGGTTCCCAGTCTCCAGAAGTTGCAAGTGCAGTTAGTTTACTTTCTTCTTGGACGGGTTTAAATCCCAGTAACTCTGTAAATGCTGTATAAAATAAACCGAGACTAAAAGGATAACTTTTTGAAAATACTTTTTTAAATTTTTGATCTCGATAATGCCAGATACTCACAGTATCCCACTCGCCGATTGCATCAGCTACTACAACCGCAGTTTCTGTTAATCCACTTTCATATACAGCATTTGCTGCATGACTTAAATGATGCGGCACACAGTAGATTGGAACAGATGGTATATTAAATTTTTTTAGGTAGAAGTATGGCAACTGATTGATACTAAATGCATCTCTGTATTGTCCTGCATATAGTTGTCTTGATTTTTTAATCCAAGGTTGTTCGTACCAAGCAATTGCATCTATTGGAGCATATGACAATGCACGAGCAACTATTTCTGGACATAAGTCGACTCCGCAGAGAGAGCGTTCATGATGTAGTATTTGACCGTCGTGAATAACTGCAACACTTGCATCGTGATTTAGAGCATTTATTCCTAGTATATTCATTTGTAAATGAAAGGGTCTCGTTTGCGAAACTCTTTTAATTTCTTACGTATACGCCTACGCTCTTGAAAATGACGATATAGAGATATAATAAAATTCATATCTCTATTTATTGTTGTTTAACTGTGGTGTTACATCCTGATAAAATTGCACAACTCTGTATTAGAGTAAAGTTCTTGCCGCCGCCTTGTTCTAGATCAACAGTTGCTGCACCGCCAGCATTAGTTACATCAATCTGTGCATTGTTTGCATTTGCACCATATTGATTAACTTTTACATTATGCCCGTTACCAGTCATTCTAACATCAAGGTAGTGTTGGCCTGCACCTGATTGAGTAGTAGTTAGGGTGTTGCTATCACCGTTGACTGTGCTAAACAACAATCTGTTATTGTTATTATTCTGCGTATGATTTACAGAGTTGTTATTACCGTTAATAGTAGTTTCGGCATAGTTAGTACCAATAGTATTTGTTTGATTGGTAGTAAGACTATTTTGATAACCATTAACATCTGCTTTAAGATAGTTTGATCCAATCTGTGTAAGATTTAAATTATTAGTGCCAGCTCCGTCCAAAGTTAGTTCTACTCTGTTCTTTGTGCCAGACAACGAGATAGTTACGTTATTATTATCCCCACCTATCTGATCAACATACACTGCATTGCTGTATGGTGCTGGACTATTAGCCCAAGTATTGATTCTAGTTTGTTGTGATGTTCTGCTAGAATTATTGACATAAGTACCGCCACTTTGTATAGTTTGATTTGAAGGTGCGTTAGTCTGAGTGATTGTTCCGCCTACTACTGTTGGACCGCAATCGGCACAGATACTGCCGGATGTTCCTGGATTGCTCGGAGTACCTCCTGATCCAGTAGCTGTTGAAGTTACTCCGTCATTTAGATCGTAATAAAAAGTGACTTCAGCAATCTGCATACTGTCGCAATTTAATCCACACCCATCGCCTGACTTAGTTGTGGGAAATAATATAAAATAGTAAACATAGGCATTTGTATTTGCTACCATGATTTCTGGACTTGTCCAAAAACGTTGCTCACTTAAAGTCACAGTGTCTTGTTTGATCAATACCCAATTAACCCCGTCATTACTGCCGTAGAGTTTATAGCTGGTAGGATCTCGTCCACTGAAGTCATTAGCAGTGGTCAATGTGAATTTTTGTACTACACGACCTTGACTTAATTTAACAGTAACACCTGCGTTTTTCTTATCAAAGTTCAAATACTTAGTTCCAGAGTTTCCGTCAAATGCTTGTGTTGCACCTTCGCCGGCAGGGCTATTATTACTTGTTGGATAGATGTTACTGATCACAACTGGGGAGCTAGTAGTTCTAATAGGTTGCCAGTTGACTGTTGGAGTCGGCGGTGCTGCTGTCTGTCCTGCTGCTAGTGGAGTTGAACTAGCATAGGTATAATTGTTTAAGTCTGTGCTAGTAACACTAGTATCCATATTAGTAAAACTAGCACTCGAACCGTAGCTGTAGCCTTGGGCGGTAGTAATAACATTGCCAAAGAATCCACTACCAATGTAAAAAATAGCACCATTACCCAAGGCAGTGATATCACCGTGATCGTGTACAATGCTATGCTGTGTGCCGTTGCTGTTCATTAACTTTAATCCGTGCTTACCCGGATTAGTTGTGCTGTCAAAGAATTGAAAGTATTGACCTGCGGTAACCGTTACTGTTTGAAAGTTTTTATTGTAAGGTGCAATGAAGTTACTGGCGTTTAAAGTAGTGCCGCTCCAATAATATTGTACATCAAATATTTGATTGATACCAAACTTGCCGTCAGTGATGGCACCAAAGGCATTAGAGCATAACAGTAACAGTGCTAGAAATATTTTCTTCATCGTTGTGTTATAGTAATAATAGTATTACCGCCCGAATTTACTCTATTACTAAATTCAATACTACCTTGAATTTGTGTAATTAAACTATTTTGAGTCAACGGAGTAGTTACACACTGTATGTCACTGCCGTTGTCGCGGCATAGACCAATTTGTCCTTCATCCTTAGTTACAATAATACCGCTGCTTCGTCTCCAATCTGGTAGCACACTGTCCACATCGTCTTTTAAGTAATCTTCATCTAGCCCACTGCCTATAATATCAAATAGACTATCTAGAAAATGATTTTCTAGAAAGTTACGACTTAGTCGATCTTGAAAAAATTGTGCGTTTTGTTTTTCCAAGGCATTTTCGTCTAGCCCTGAGAATTTTAAAAAGTCAATATCTAGCAAACTTCGTTGTTCGTAATCACTGCGTCTAGTTTCAGTTAGTTCTCTCGGCGGACTTAAAATAAGAATATTGCTGATAGCATCTTCGGACAAGTTCAATATTACTGGGGTCCTAGGAACTTGACTTCTACTGGCCACAGTAGTTGCTTGAAATGCCTGATTCATTATGACTTGACCAACATCTGTTTCAACAATAATAGTGCCCACTACACAGTTGCTGTTAACTTCGTCTCTGTTACGTACTGGTTTGTCATTGGGACAACTTGGTAACAGAATAATAGTGCTGGCCCCTACTTCATCTACTGTGGCGGTAAAATCAGTACCACGAACTGAGATAGTAGCAGTAGGTGTATTAACGGCAACGTTTTGCGGGCTGTTCTTGGCAATTTGTCCACTGGCATATCTAACAGTGCCCAATGCAACCTTAACACCCAGCTTACCGGATTTTGATTTTGGATCATAAACAAAGTCGTCGATTACTAATCTCGAATTCTCATTGACCTGTACTCGAGTCTGATCTTCGAATGTTATGCCTACCTTGCCCACTGCTGTTTTCACAGAGTCGTTCATTTCCACTCCCGTGCCCTTGGCTCCGGTCAGTGTGGCATTCTTCCGCTGTATACTGGGAGGGGTGTTCAGCAACTCTGTCACTGTTCCGATACTGGCTTGACTGTTCAGCGAGGTACTGATCAATAAGCCTAATAAGATTAAGCGACATAGTTTCATTTCACACCTTAATTACCAGTGGTAATGCTGTATGTGTTTCCGCTTCCTGCTACAGCAAGATTAACATTGGTATTGATACTACCACTCTGTACAACTGTGGTATTGTTATTTGATCCATTGATATTCAATGTTGCAATGTGACCATCGGCACCACCACCACTTTGGGTAATGTTAGTTGCGTTACTAGCACCTAATATAGTTAAATCTACTGTGCCTTTTGCACCAGTTAAATTTAACGTAGTGTTGTTTGCAGTTCCACCAGTCTTATTAATGTTTACACTAACTTGATCCGCATTGATTGTAGCAACGATTTGATTCAAGTTGCCGTCTGTTACAGCACTAAAGGTGTTGTTAGATCCTAGCATATTAAGATTGGCAATAGTATTGTCACCTGTTTGATCAATAGAAACAGTGTTACTATTTGCAGTACCCTGTTCGCTATTGTTCATATTGATTGTACCAATACCGTTATTACCAGTTACTCGATATAGAATACTAGTATCAACGCCGCCACTAGCTGTGGCAGTTACAACGCCTAGATTTAAAATGTTACCACTACCAACTTGTTCAACAGTCAAAGTTACGTTGTCGCCTTTGATTTTTGACGGGGTAGTGTTGCCCGTGCCCGTGCCTTGAATTCCTCGGATACGGTTTGTTGCACCATCCTGTAGCATGGTGATAACAGAGTTGTCGCCTGTTTGATCAATATAGATACTATTGTCTGCTGCGAAAACTTGTGAAGCGAACAACATCACGATCGCTGTCATTACTTGATTTAGCTTCTTCATATATTTCTTCAGTTCTTTTGAAACTGCTCCTTGGGGTGTTATTTGTTGCTCCCCGATTTACTTGGCCCTAACTTCTTTGCTTCCTCCAGCATCTTTCTCGTTGCTGGGCTGTGTCGTTGCGGCTGTGCCTTGTGGGGCTCTTTCGCTTTCGGTGTTCTTTTGAACCAACTCATTTTTTTCTCCCTTATAGTCCCAAAGCCCTTTACGAGCTCCTTCTTTAATAAGTTCAACCACGCCTGCTTCAATTGCTGATTTTACAGCATATGTTCCCGGCTCGTTTATTGTAAATCCTGCTTCACCTTCGAATGCTCTGGTGCCCATGTCAAAGAATTTAAGAGCAGTTACAGCATCGGCAGAACTGAGAATAGTTTTCTGTACAGTCACTGACGCTAATATTTTACCAGTATTAACACTCACCGCTCTTATACTGATAGTCACAACATCTTGACTCCACTGTGTTTGCTTACCGATGCCGAACACTCTAGCACCGAGGCCGCCGCTTTTTGTTGAGCTATCATAGCCCACAATACCACCTTCAATAATCATTCCAGCAAATTGCATTGGCATCAAAGGTTTAGCACTTGGCCCCTCATACGCTTCACGCATCTGTCTAATGATTAATCTTTCTTTGGTTAAATTATCAAGCCCTACACGCTCAACAACATCAAACCATTGTCCTTTGCCTACATCCTGTAATGCCTTGATCAAAAACGATTCTGCACCCTGTGTCACTGCCATTGACAAACTAGCAATGTTACTCTGCGGACGTCTCTGTCCTGTCATATCTCTAAAACTGTATACAGCCACACTCACAGGTTTGCCGCCAGCCGGTGCAGGAATAGTATCAAATTCTTTCTGCATCATTACTTTTGCTACTTCAGGCTTGTCTGCCTCCACTAAAGGATTATTTTGATGTATTGCACAGCCAGACAACAGTGTTACGATCGCCAGTGTTAATAATGTCTTTTTCATATTATTTTCCTGGAATTACAAATTGGCTTAGGGGAATATCAATAGTTGTATTAATATCAGGACCAACTACGGTTAAACGAATCATATCTCCGTTCACCAAATCAGAAATTTTTTCCCACTTGATTTTACTTCCTTGGAAGTCTACTTCACCTGAACAAGTTGTTGACGTTGTAGTGCAACCACTGTTGGCAAACATAGCTGTAGCTACGTTTTGACTAATCTGTGCATAAATTCTAGATTCTAAGTTGTTTAAAAACTTAGCTAAGTTAGTATTCTTTTTATCAGCGGCTTCTTTATCAATGGCCGCTTGGATTTTGTCTTGAAGAGCTTTACGACGAGTAGCTTCTTGATTCTCAATCGTCAAGACGTGACTGCTATATCCTATGCCGTTGAAAGCAGGACTTTTAAAAGTAAAGTCGTTTATTGGTGCAGCCTGTGCAGTCATCGCAGACAAGGCCAGGCTGAGAATTAAAAATCGCATCCTAAGTCCCCAGTGTAGTGTATTAGTATTTACTAGGGTGGAATGAGAAATTTAAGCAGCAGTTTATTAATCTAGATTAAATTCCTGGTTTAATACCAGTTTGTGGTGCGGGAGTTGTGCCTAGTGTACCTTTAGACTGAACTGGTGCACCTATTTTAGGTTTGCTTACTGCTAGTGCAGGCTGCTTTGGTGCCGCTACAGTGGGTTTAACCGCAGGTTGTTTTGCAGCTAATTTATTAACAGGCTGTGGCTGTTTAGCCTGTTGCTCTATGTGATTTTCAATATCAGCAATGTTTTTCAGCAACGACCCCATACCTAACATGTTACGAATAGATCCATCTTTTAATTGCGATGTCAAATCTACTAGTTTACTATTAGCATCTTTTCTTCCCGGAACATACTTCTTTGCAATACTGCCTACCGGAAATCCGTAAATTGAAATATTAAAAGAAGAAGCTCTATCAGATTCTGTAACGACTAATTGTAATTGTTTTAATGCTTGATAAAACGCTGGACCAAAATCTAGTTCTTTAAAGGCTTTCTTGTCATCAGGATCTAAAATAACCATTTCAACACCTTCTTCGTGTCTAGTTAAGTGATGCAATAATCCTTGATAAACATCTTCAACTAAATTTGCCTGATCAGTCGCTGCCCTAGATTTCAGCTGTTTAAATGCTGTACTAAAGGCACTACTAACACCGTTGTTAAAGTTATGTTCCTTTTGGTCAGAAGTATCGCGTGTACCCGGGCGAATATCGTAGAAATATTTCTTTAGAGTAGGTGGCAAAGTTACACCCACAGCATTGAAAAATTCACTAACGTGTTCAAAATTTGCACCAGTAACTTGTCCAAATTGTGCTACGTTTCCTGCTTTAATGCTTAGTAATCTCTTTGCAGATTCTTTGCCGTCGATTAAAATTTTTAAATCTACTTTAGTACTGCTTTGATTTTCTTTCTCGCCACCATCGCTGATAACGTCAACTTTGTTTTGTTGAGGATCATTTGCTGCTTCTTGAATAGCTGCCTGTACTCTTTTCGAAGTATTTGCATATTCAATTGCAGTTCTAGCACGTCTTTCAATCAATGCGATCGACTCAGCAGGTACGTTGTAATCTTGTAAAGATCGACCACGACTATCTTCGTTCAACCAAGCATAAAACGCTTTCTTATCCATAAAAGGAATTGACACTTTAAAAATAAGTTTATCTTTTCCTGCGGTTGTTTCGATATAGCCTTTATTACGAGCAATCTGTTTGCCCATAGACACTAGTTGCTGTTCTGTTACTGGCTTGCCGCCTGATGCAAATTTTGCAGCTACTGCACATCCTAATAACGCTTCGGAGATATTGCCCATGTTAGGCTTTAGTTCTCCCTTGATTTTTTCATCTTTAAAAATGCTGTTAATAGGAACGTTTTCAATAACTCTTCCAGTTGAGTTTCCGTCCTCATCAACTTCTGCTACTGAAAATTTAATTTTTGCGGCGGCGAAATCTTTTTGATCCCAATCTGCAACAGCATCTCCAACAGCCTGTCTAACTAGTTCGGGATTTTGGATAATTCCCTCAAACCTGTTTCCTTTTGGAAATTCGAAAGCATATACTTGTTGATTTTCTAATCCATCAATGAAACTATCAATGTATTTCTCTTTCATCCATTCGCTATTGGTCATCATTCCTTCTTTAAGAAATGATCTTGATTCTTTTAAAAATTCACGTGCTCGCATAATAAGTTATTTACCAATTTCAGGGAACAGCACTTGATCAACAAACTGCCGAATAGTTGTTTCTGGAACGCCCATTGCAATCATACTGCGGTACACATGCGGATTCTGTTTCTGATTTTGACAGTAGTAATTTTGCCGCTCAGTAACATCAACTCCGTTAATCCTGTCTCCTATATTATGCAGGTAGTAATCTAGGGTTTTAATCCCTAAATCAACAAGATTATCTAATTCTGTTTGCTCACTGATGTTGCCCGCGGCTACCATTGCAGGACTAAAAATATTGCGGGCCCATTCCGGTAGTTCGCGTTGTTTATTCCAGGTTATGCTACTGGCAGTTTCTTTAAACCATTCGTGCATATAATGACTGTCGTTTACAAGACTAAAGTCGTGAAACGCACCAGTAATCTTATTCTTACCACAAACGGCATCAAATCCCCAAATAGGACTAGGATCGTCTACGTGTGGGAACACTGTTGCATGTAGAATATATATTCCGTGTGTTGCAGTTTTATCTACTACTTCAACGTGCCCTCTACGGAACAGGTTGCTGTGGTATACGTGATTTTCCCAGTCGTATTGATCTAAGCTAGGATCTTCTGCTCTGTAACCTGCATGTTCCATCATAGACTGCATCGTTTCGGCACACTGCCGCATCTGTGTCCATACTGTGCTCATTGATGTACTCCTATCTTAGGAAATAGGCAGTCCTGTATAAACACACGAACGTCTTCTGGATTTAGTCCTAATGCAGTCATCACCTTAGGAGTGTGGGGATTCTGTCTTTGATTTTCACAGTAGTAATCTTGCGAAGGTCCGGTGTCTAATGCAGTACCGTTAGTTTCACCTACAGCACTAATATAATGCTTCAAGTTATTAATAGCAGTAAAATACAGTTGTTGAAGCTCCTCTGGATCATTGACATTTCCTGCACTGATCATACTGGGAGTAAAGATACGTTCTGCCCAGTCTGGTAAACGTCTAACTTTGTTCCATTCTAATTTTTGTGCTTCGTCTGCAAAGTAATCTAACATAGGATGCTCAGGATCACCTGCAGGACTAAAGTCGTGAAATGCACCTGTTACTTTGTTTCTGCCAGCTACTACATCGAACCCAAAGATAGGTGCAGGATTATGAGTATGCGGAAACACACAACAATGCATCATCCAGAGACCTCGAGTTTCTCTAGCATCAACAACATCTATATGTGCTCGGCGATATAATTTACTGGTCCAGACTTTGTTGTACCAACTAAATCTTTCTAGGCCTGGCTCTTGTATTTCTGTTCCACTGAGATTGAATTGTCTTTCAAACTCAGTTTGTATATCAATTAGACTGTTCCAGACCAAGCTCATTGTTATATGACTCCATAATTTTGATAGCCCATTCAAAAGCTACATTGGCTTCATCGCCCATGCTGTCATCTAACTTAGCACGAATGTTAGTTTTTAATGTGTTAGCATCTTCAAATTCTAAATTGCGGTGTGGACCTGGAACAATTTTCTTGATCATTTGTCCACCAAACATATCTCCCATGTGCCACACATATAAATGTGCCATAATTTTATTAGGGTCTTGACTGATGCTTAAAATATAATTGTAATAATCAATAACTAATGATCGATATGAATGACGAGGATACCCCTCATTCATATCGTTGTAGTCCATGTTTAGATAAAATGCTCTACGCAGATCTGGAAGATCTCCTAGCAATCTATTAGCACCTGCTGCTCCTTCAATTGCACCGTAAAATAATGACTTCTGTAAAGTCCAATCTGTCCATACTTCTCTTGGTAATGTTTTTGCAAACACTGCCTTCATAAAAGGTGTGTGTTCTGCTCTATCATGATTTTCTGCTGTTAGTTCTTTAAGACTCATTTAATCCTCGTAACGTTCTAATACTGCACAAGCGGCCCTGCCACCAAATGCAAAATTATTCTTTATCGCATACTTAGCCACTATTGCGGTAGCCTTAGTGGGGATATTGATTCCTACATCAATTGGGTTAATTAAATTTACAGTAGGAGGTGATATTTGATCTCGTAGTGCTAACACAGTATAGATAGTTTCAACAATCCCACTGGCTGCTAATGTGTGTCCAATTTGACCTTTATTTGCAGTCATTGTAGTGCCTGGCAATAAGTCACGCATAGCATAGAATTCAATGTCGTCGCCTGCTTTTGTTCCAGTAGCATGTGCATTAATATAACCGACATCTGCTAACTGTATGCCTGCTTGCTTTATTGCTCTGGTTACTGCTAATTTTGCAGCATCACCATTTTTATCCGGTGCAGTATCATTATTGCCACATGTGGCAATTCCTACAGACTTGATTATTCCGTAAATCTTTGCACCTCGTGCCTTAGCTTTATCTAACGGTTCGACAATTAGTGTGCCAGCGGCTTCTCCTACTACAAATCCTGATCTATCTTTGTCAAAAGGTCTACTTGCAATTTCTGCTGGTTGTAAACTTAATGCACCGAGATTTTGAAAGTAGTATACTTGGAAGCCTTCAATCGGTACATCGGCACCTCCCACAATGACAGCATCGAGATCGTCATTGAATTCTAGTTGCTTAATAGCATAATCAAGACCAGTCAGTCCAGTTGAACATGCAGAGTGCATCGAAGTTGACCCACCGTTACATTCGTATATTCTAGCAATCAATCCGCTAATGTAATCCGCAGTTGCCTGTATTACTTGCCTCGGGGAAACTCTCTCGCGACCATCTTCTAGTTGCCGCATCATGTATGCTCTACTATGTAAACTTCCGCCGGTGGTACTAAACACTACTGAAACATTTTTGCTAGTAAGACTGCTGTCTCTGATAGCATCTCTAGCAGTGTGCATTGATATTTTAACACACGGATCCCAATACTGGTGATGTCCTCCGAATTCTGTTTCTTCAAACGCAGGCAGCGGGCACGGTGCCCCAGAAGAGACAATTAAAGATTTATGTGTTCTTGGAAATTTTGTTGGATCATCTTCGGGCCACTTGATTTGTTTAATTGCAGTTTCCCCTGCTAACAAATTCAGCCAATTTTCCTGTACGCTTGCTCCAAGACCGTTGATAATTCCCATTCCGGTAATGGCGTACTGTTTCATTCTTCTTCGATCCTTACTGCTAGCGGCCAGCCATTTTGTCTAGCAAGCATTGTGCTTTCTACACCTTTTTGCTCTGCGACTTCATATGTATAAACACCGGCAATACCTGCACCTTGTTCGTGTACCTGCATTGTTATTTCCCTTGCCTTTGCCTCACTGTGCTTAAACACATGCATCAACAATGCAATGACAAAATCCATTGGGGTGTGATCATCATTTAGTACAATCACTTTATACATGCCGGGCGTTATAATGTCGAAATCTTCTTCAATATCAACAATATCTTTGGTTTTGGTATTTGCCATATAGACTTTCTAAAAAGGGGGCCGGAGCCCCCGGGCTTACTTGATGGCGATCAAGCGAGGCTTGAGTGCTTCAGGTACTACTCGTGTAAGTTTAACACGAAGAATACCGTTTGTCAACTCTGCATCGCCCACAATCATGTAGTCTGCCAGTGTAAAGCTTCGCTCAAAATCACGAGCAGCTAGCCCACGATGTAGGTATTTGCTAGCATCGTCTTCTTTTAACCGATTGCCTTTAATGGTCAGTAGATTTTGATCCACTTCCACAGTAACGTCCTCTCGATCAAAGCCTGCCACAGCGATTTCGATCTCAAAGTGATCGTCATCGTGTTTCAGAACATTGTACGGAGGGTAGTTGGTTTGTACGGAGTTTGCAAATCGCTTTTCAACATCGTTAAAAAGGCTGTCAAATCCAATAAGTGCTCTGTTTAGAGCCTGAGTGTCAAATCGTGTTAATGCGTTCATAGTTTTCTCCTTAATAAGCAAGAACGTTTTGGGCACCATGCCCATTTTGTAGAACCCTAACGGCGTCCTACAAAATTATTTATCCCGAGATTTTCGAGATTTCTTCACAAGTGGGCGAATAATTTCCGCGATGTTGCACAGTAATACTGGCCGCCTTGTTTGCATATATTATAGCTTTTTCTATATCTTTTGTATATAGATATTCAGTAGTTAGGGCGGCTAAAAATGTATCTCCGCAGCCACATACATCCATAACTTCTACTCGATTAGTTGGGTACCTGACCCCGTTATACTCTGCACCCTCGTCGCCTTTAGTCACGATCAAATTAGTGGGTTTACTCGTTGCAAGTTTGGATTCTGCATCATTAATCTTAACATAAACTCTAGGGTCTTGTCCAAAGAATGCTAGATCTTTTTTCTTAGTATCAATGAATACCGGGCACTTTGACATTTCGACTAGATACCTAATAGATTCGTATGTTAGAAAACCCTTGTCATAATCCGATATGATAATTGCATCATATTCATGCGGCGGGGAGAGAAGACGTTTGCTCCATGGAGTTAACGAATGCTCCTGATCCATTCTTAATAAATGCTGCCCAGATTTTTTGTCAATAAACCTAGTTTTAGTAATAGTTTCATCGTTGCTAACAAAGTCTGGGTTAACGCCTAGTGCTACAAAGTTGTTGAGTACGTTAGCACTCATACCGGCTAATGAGTATGTTTCTACTAATTTGAAAACTGGCACAGGTGCTTCGGGACTCAGTCTATCAACCGTGCCTATTTTATATTCATCTATACACCTATCACCGATCAGCAATACGTTGAATAATGTTGGTAGTTGAGTAGTCTCCGACTCTGTCATAATAAATTACTTCTTTTGAATATTGGTGGGCAGTTCCAGTGCTAGATTTCCAGTCACTGCCCTTTACATAAATGTCAGGTTGCCAGCCTTGCATGATTTCTATCAACTCTTCTTTAGAGTCAAAAAATAATACATAATCAACAGCTTTGAGATTTTCTAAATGAAATTTACGATCCTCTTGATTATTAATAGGACGATCTGGGCCCTTTAGTTCTTTGACACGGCGGTCAGTGTCAATGGCAACTAACAATACATAACCTTGACTCTTAGCAAAGTTTAACAGTTCAATGTGCCCACGATGTAAGATATCAAACGTGCCATTAACCATTACCCGTTTCATTTTTGACTATCACCTTTGCCTACACGGTAGTTGTCTTCTACGCTGTCAGGAGTAGAAACTTCAATAACTGTACCAGCTTCGATACATTCTAATTGATGCGGCATGCACGGTGTATTATGCCATACTGCACCTTCACGAATTTCTTTTTCGTGCAGCTCGGCAGTGTTAGTGTCAATCCATCGAACAATAAACTTACCTGATTGTATGTACCAAGTTTCCTCTTTGTCTTTATGGAAGTGCATACTGAACTTAGCACCTGCGTTAAAGTTCATAAACTTACCGCAGTACTTGTCGTTAGTGGCCCAGATAAATTCTGAGCCCCAACCTTTTGGAACTAGACCTTTTAATTGTGTCATGTTATTTTCCTATTAACTTGATATTTAATCTTACACCGTCACCTGGATAGTTTTTTACAACAGTTGCCAGCTTCACTCCAAACTCTAAATTTTGAGCGGGCAGAAAATGGTTTCGTGTTTCATTTTTTTTCCATACGGCTGATTGTTGAAGATCAATCAAAGGTATTGACATAGTAATACCTCTTGAAAATATATGGTTATTATAGTCTCCTCGAAAACAAAAAAAATGTACAACTTTTTCTATGTTATTGTCGACGGCAATTTTATCTATTTCATTAAACCATTGCTGGTAAGCCCAAAGATGAAAATTCTCGCAAATAATATATTCATAATATCCCCTTGCTGCCTTAATAAAATTTTCTGATGGACTCTTTACCCCTAATGGATTCCAAATATCTCCAAGCTCAACACTTTTTGTATTGAGGGACAATGCATCGTCATTAGGTATCCTAAATGGTTCTGTGTGACATACTACTAATACCTTAACAGGATTAATAAGTAATTCGTCTAATAATTTTTTTCGGGCTGACCACCAACTTGCCCCGCCATACCCTTGCCCTCTAGGAAGTTGATCTTTTTCAAATTTATTTCCTGTTAGATGTAAAGTAAATATCTGTGGCCAATCGACGGGCATAGTACGTTCTGCACAGAAACTATCCCCTACGATTAATATATCGTTCCATTCATATGTCATAACTCTTTGAACCGTCTAATATCTTTATGTTTTACAATTATAAAATTATAAATTTTGTCTTGATATTTAAGGGGCAAGTCTAAGTGGATGGTTACTTCCGGACCAGTGATATGATTAATTAGTCGGTCGTTTCCTACAGTACCCACGAAAGGAATCTTATGCCATTTACCTATGACACGATCTCCTATGTCATATGTATGTTTGTATCCAATTTTATTAAAGTAATCAGTTTGATTGCCCATCTGATTCTCCAAAAATATACTCTGCCATTTTACGCTCGGCAGTCTTTTCATCCTTCATAGCACAGTCAAAACAAATCTGTTCATCATTTGGACCATAAGGGCGGCACTCTGCAATTATGCCGCACAGTTCACAAGCCTGGTCTGGCTCGGGTGCAATAAATCCACGTCCGCTCATTTACCACCTGCCTTCTTTAACAAATACATAGTAACCTCCGGACCGTCAACTTTGACTAAGTCGCTGGGATATTTGTTACTACCAGTATACCACTTACTTGGGCCATGCCCAGCTTCCCAAACTTTAACCATCTTTGGATTAAGTTTCTTTACCGTACCCAATTCTAAACTATTATGACTAGGATAGCACACAGCATCTCCTACCGCTAACAATTTACCTAATTTATCTCTATGCTCGAGCGGTACTTTTGTTGTTTTCTCTGCTGCCATCAGTGTGTTCCATTTTCTTCATCATAAATGTAGTAACGACCTGCTTCATTATTCCAATGACGATTGTCATATAAGTTAAAGTTGAACGTATATCCTAGCAAGCCTACGTCAATGTTTACACCGGCGTGATCTGTACGTGTAGCAAGTTTAAAACTAAAGGATAAAATGGTACTATCCTTAAACACTTCAAGTTCGATGTACTTGTTAGGGTGCGGAGTATTGTAAACACGATTCCAAATGTTCGTCCAACGCTTGCTCCAAGGGTTGGTAATATTAAAGCAGAAATAAATCATTCGTCGTTTTCCTCTTGCAGTTGGTCTCGGAATAACTCTAATTGTTTGATTAGATTGTCAATGCCGCCTGCATTTAAAGTAATTTCGCTGTAGCCCATAGCAAAACTAACTCTGTTGTTATTAGTCATTCCCAGCCGGTAATAGGTCATAGCAGGCTTTTCTTCTTTAGGCGGCACTACTTCGGGTACTGGAAAAGGAATCACTTTTTTCATATCATTGCCAATCTTTTCCATATCAGTAGGAGGCGGAACATCTGCCCAAGTAGGGTATTCACGACGACCAATATTTTTAAACCATTCAAACATTTACTTACTCCTTACACAACGGTAGTTTTCTGTCTTCAATCCAAGCTGACGAGCAGCATCTTCGCACATTTCTTGTGCTGTCTTTTTACCCATACGACCTTCTTCCATATGAAACTCACCAAGCGGCCGCCAATCATGATATGCCTTCATAGATCCGCCTCGACTGTCGCTGGCTCCTACTACAGTCCAAATTAGTAGAATGTAAATCATACTTCCACCTTTTCAATACACTGTTCCACATCCTGTAGGATACGCTTGAGTTCGTCAATGTTGATTTCAAGGTACTTAATTGCTACTTTATCAATAACACGGCGGGAGTTGAGATTAGACAGCATGTATTCCTTGCCGGCGATTGTGTTACGCAGGTTGTCTGCTACGGTTTGGATGTTCATTCTTCAACTCCGAAATGTTGTTTAATCATTGTAGCACAACTATCAGCCGTTGCTTTAGTTTTGCGAGCCATTTCACCCGTGTTAGTGATTGTAGCCATATTAGCAACAAACTCGCACTTACTGGTACATTCCCGAACAATCAACTCGGCGAACTTTTGATCACATCGTTCCCATTGTTCTCGAGCCTCATACAGTTCGCCACGATCTCGTTCTTCATTGGATACTAAGGTCCAAGCCTGTTCTCTCAGTTGTCGAATTCGTTCGTTCATATCAATCTCTCAGTGTGTGTTGAACATATGTTATTATAGCACAAAAGAAAAGGGCCGTCAAGGCCCTTGTTCTTCTTATTGCTTAATCAGCGACCGCTAATGTTACCCAGAGCAGTCATGTTGCTTGGAACAACAATGGTCTGTACCTTACCGTTCTTGATACCTTCGGAGATATTCAATTCAGCCTGTGCCCGCATAAACGCAATGCTACTAGTTGAGTTGTTAGCCAATGCCGCCATACGACGTGATTCAGCTTCAGCAGTCTTGACTTCAATTTCCTTCTGTTTCAACTCATTCTTGGACTTAACCAATTCGTTAGCACTGGCCACAACTGAGTCTGCCGGAACTACGTTACGAATCAATACCTGACTGATAGTAATCGAACCGTCCAACTTTTCTTCAGTAAGGTTGCGAATAACTTCTTCTTTAATGAAGTTTTCCATTTCGCCTCGATTATCAGCCATGTCCAGAGCTTCGTACTTACGTGCGGCCTTGTAGATAGCATTACGAGCGTTCTGAACAATGTAATTATACATCACGTAGGTATCGCCCTTGAACTCTGCGTGGAAGCTCTTGTTCTTAGTCGAATACAGTTCTGCTACTTGTGCAGGGTTGATGTTGTAAACAACCACAGCATCAAAGTCCTTCATTGTGCTGTTATCTTTGGCAACGGGTGTCATGTCGTTGAGCGACACGTTAACGTCCTTGATTGGAAACGTAAGGATAGTACCAATCAAACTTTGGTTGAACGAACCTGGCAACAGCTCACCCGGCTGTACCTGCTTGTCAAAACCAACTCGAACACCAACTTCGCCAGTCTCAATTCGAGTACATGCACTAGTCAATGCAACTGCGGCGATAACAAAACCCAATTTAATCAAACGATTCATTTTAAATAACTCCAGTAGAAAAAAGAAAGAAACAAACACTAAACCCAAGAACAAAATACAGTGGCCGAAGCAACACATCATTGATCATATAAGTCCTTAAAAAATAATTACAATTCCAAACATTAGCAACATTGCTATTGTTGCACTAATTATAGCATACATTCCTGTCTTAGTCAAGAACAATGCCTGGGCACCTGTCATCTTTTGGACTCCGCGAATGCCAAAATAAATCAGCACCGCGAGAACCAAAAAGAGTAAAATTACTCCAATCATTTATCAACTCCGAGTCGGGAAGGGCCACTGTACAGATTGTGCAGTGAAGGTAGTTCCTGGAGGAGGACTTACCTTACCATCTGCGTTGCGAGTCCAACCTGCCGGAGTAGCAGGTGCCTTGGCCTGATAACGCCAGCGTTCTGGAGCACCGTCATCGCGATCCTCACAGCCCAAATTGTAGCCGTTGTCGTAGTTGTCGTAGTCCTTACCAACATAAGTGTTGTGATAGTCCAAGTTCATAAAACCATTGCTATAACCCTTCTTAAAGGCACTGTCGCCAATACGCACTTCCGGAGTAGCCTGCGGTGCTTGAGTAGTACCGTTGGCATTGCTTTGGACACTACGATCAAAAGCCTTGTCTGGGTCAACGTTCAGTTCGCCGATAACTTCATAGCGGCAAGCACGACCTTTGGCATCGTTGTAGTCACTTGGAATGCTAACAACATCGCGTGGGTTGATCTTAACGATCACAGTACGCTCGCCACCAAAGTGACTCAGGTAACTCATACCGCAGAAGTGCAGGCCAGTAGAGCAGGTTTGATCCTTGTTGTCGTCAACTTGGTTACGTTCCATCTCCACAACACAGCCAGGTGCGTTCAGCATGGTATTGCTGTGTACGTCCATAAATGTGTCACGCACTTTCTTGTAGGCAAGGAAGTGACCGTCTGGAGTGATTGGCAACTGATTCTTTTCCAAGAAGCCATACAGTTCAGTTACGGCTCGTTTGCTAGGGTTAGCATACAAGTTTTCCATAAAGTTAACCATTGGCTCAATTGGAAAGCCTTCCTGCAACATTTCGATCATGCGTCGAGCAAGACCAGTGTTGAGCACTTCGCCCTTCCAGTACAGAGTCTCACCTTGGATGCTGACATTGCCGGCACCGTAGTTCAACACAACCTTTTTGGGTTCGATGATGTCTTTAACAGTATCCCAATCTCCAGCCTTAATGGCATCGAGCACCTTTTGATAGGTAATATGGGTTTTGGAAACAGTGTGTGACTTATTTCCGATTACAACAACAATGTTTGATCCTTGGATCAAGAATGGATAACTCATTTTAAATGCCTTTCTTTGCGTCAATCAAATTAACATATTCAGCAATATCGCTTGCTTCAACGCGGTAGGTGCTCAACTTACTCAACAACGGATACCTACGGTTCACTTCGTCAACTTCTTTCTGATACTTGATCACAAGTGCTTCTGGGCTAAGGTTAGCAGTAGGAGCAAACTTGCGGAACAGTCTATCTATATTATAGCGGTTTCCTTGAAACTTGTCAACCTTTTCAAACACTGTGACCAGTTTTGCGTAAGGACTATTTGCATCAATTTCGCCAACAATGCTACGGTTATTGTAACTAAACAGGTCTGAACGTTCCAAACCACTCTTAACCAAACTCATCAACAGTTTGGAATTGTCCTTGGCGTTCAACTTGTCCACAACATAGTCTTCGAAGTTCTTCCAGTTTGGCTTCTTCTTGATATCTTCAATGTCGCTCTTACGAACACCGTAGATCTCACCGTTGAACAAACCACTCAGGCTCTTAACATCGTCATGCAATTCCTTGCCACTAGTATAACCTTTGGCACTCAGCATAGTGAAGCCGCTCAATGGCACATAGTAGTAGGTTTCTGTGTCAACAAACTTGCTAGTATCACCAGCGGCACGCCAAACCATATCTTGCTCATCACGACGATAGCCACCACCACCTCGACGTTCCAACTTGAGAATTGACACATTCTTGCCCATGTTCTCACGTTCACGTTGCTTCAATGTACTTGCGGCAAAGCGTCGAGCAGTAGGCGGTTCTTGGATAGCGGCAAAGAATGCTGTCAAATCCATATCCTTACTCTTGTCTGCCTTTTCCAAAATCCAGATAGCACGGCTGTAGACATCGCAACCGACTTCCTTGTAGTGGTAACGAGCACGTTCGGCAGCACCTGTCTTCAAGTCGTTGATGATAAAGTGGCAAGTGTCGTCTACAGGAATCTGCCATTCTTGCCAAGTGATGTAATGACCATTGGCATCTTTAGCATTGTTAGCGGCATACTCAGTAACACTCTTGCCTGTGCTGATAACCTTAGCATGACGGCTTTGCGACAACAAGCGGATCTGAATGTTCCAGTCCTTGGCAAGTTCTTCAACTTTGAAATTGAACTTCTTCAATCGGTTCCATTGCTTGTCATCGTAAGTAGACAGTTGGGTGTCCTGTACATACTTGCTCACAGCCGCAGTCCACAAGCGGTGTTCTTTCTTCTTGTACAAGAACACAGCACGGTCCCACAGGTTATCAATAGCATCTGCTTCTTTAGCCAAGACCACAGTCAATGCGGCATTGAGTTGTTCCAACTTAGATTTGATAGCGGCAATAGTTGAAGGGATGTAACTCAAACCTTCACGGCTTGCTTGGAAGTCCAATTCGCCAATACCGAAGTGGATTTCCAACCCACAGCCCAACAATGCCCGCACATCAGCAGGGATAGTTTGATCAGCGGCAGGGATATCGATTGGGTAAGCAATATTACCCATAACGGCTGTACTACCACGGCCACCTTTGACAGCATGAACACCTGCGATGATATCGCGGCTTTCGTAGTCAATCAAGTCAAAGCGGAAGTCGTTGTTACCACTGACCACAGGCTTCAAACTGAAGTGTGTATAGACTTGACGTGCTTCTTGACGGAACTTGTCAAAGTCATAACGATCGTTGACTGAAAATTTAACTTCAACACCTGCTGGCTCGTCAGTAACTTCCATCATCATCAGTGCAATGCTGGGCACACCTTCGCCGTTGATGAACGCAGAGTAGATACCTTTCTGGCCATCCTTGATAGCGGTTACTGTGAAGTTATCCGTGTAACTAAATGGTGACTTTGAGCCAAGACCAAGAGCACCAATAAAAGCATTAGAACCAGTTTTAGTAGATTCGAAGTACGTTGTATAAATGCTAGTAACTTGTTCATGTGTCAATCCTGTACCGTAGTCGCGAATAGCAAAGTGCGGCTCCAAAGCATTTGGAAGATGCACATCAAAAGGAGTGTCTGCTTTACCTGCGGCCACGTGTGAGTCAACTGCGTTGCAACTCAATTCACGGATGATAGCACGGACCTTGTTGGCGTACAAGCCACTGGACAAGATGCTGAACGCTTTGGCAGAGTTGCGAATACGGAATTCTCCAATTTCTGCTACGTTAGAAACAATGGCTTCGTGTTGTGGAGCATTGTTGAGAATCATTTGAAACCTTTCAGTAGTGTGTCTGTATGTATATATTATACAGCGGTTTTACCTGTTTGTCAACCACTAATCCAATTTAGTTATGTTTAATTTTTTAATTTGGATAACTTCGTTGATATATTTTTCCAATTCCGAAGCACGAGTATCCTTAATCCATTCACTAAGTGCTCGGATTTCAGCACATCGTTTAACTTTAAAATATTTGAGCACTTGCCGTTCAAGCCAGCGAATTTCCTTTTCGTCCCCTATCCAAGTTGCTTCAAATTGAAAAGCATAGTCCGGACCCACTGCCTGCTGATAGTCAGCATTACGAGAATCTAAACTTTTTGCAATTCCAACTTTTGAGCTACACTTTCCAGTGTATTGTTGAATAGGCAACAAGGTTTCAAAAATGTAAAGATTATAGGACACGGTTAGTTGCCTTTGAAAAGTCCACACCTGAAGGAATAAGGATACCGGATTTGGGATTCTTTTTATTCCACATATACGCTAGTCCCAACATGACCTGATTGTTGTGGTCAAGTGTAACTGTGCTCATGTTGGCAACAGGATCATATGTAACTTCTGAAAAAGCTTCTTTAATAAAGTCGTCTGCCATTTCGATAATTTTAAATTTATCTTTCAACATTTCTGCTAATTTGTCTTGATTGGCAACAGACCATTTATTTTTACGAGCATGTTCACGATGCATAAGCAAACCAAATGCGGCACTCAAGCAAGGGTCAACTGTTTCGTCTTTCCAATTACGTTTCCACCAACGCATTGCAGTTTCCAATGCGGCACCAGTCTTGTCCAAATTCCACAAAAAGTGGATATCATTTAAGTTATGAATAGACATTTCGGAAGTGGCATTTTGTTTAACTTTAAAGCCTAATGGGGCAACTACATTATGAATATCAACTTCTGGAGATTGTTGTTGCACTACTGCAATTCGATAAATGTCAAACTTGCTAGGCTTCTTGACGTTCTTAGAGTTAAGACTCAGGAAGATTTCTCCAGCAATTTCCATTGCCAATTGCAGAGTATCTTCAAAGTTACCTTGGTCTGGGACATCTGCAATTTCAAAAGGAATATCAGTTTCACCACGGATAATTCGAGCCACACTAGTATGGCCGCTGTCTGCCGGCAGTACAATGGATCCATACTTTGCAGGCATCCGAACTCCCTTTCCACTGCGGGCACATGGCTCAAACCAATTTATAACAATGTTTGAAACGTTATTAGCATAGGTGTTACGTTGGAACATCCAATGGGTGAAAATTGAAGTAACAGGAACTAGTTCGCCCGAAAAGCATTTAATAGCATAGTTATTGTACTTGCCGCCAATTGGGTTTGAAATTTTGTGCTGAACTAGAATCTTAACACCTTCTGCAATATCCACTAGAGGCACTAGCTCATTTGGATAGTTTGCACCCATTTCTTCAATGTCGACTGTCTCACCAATAGTAAATTGATGTTTAAACTTTGCTTTGAATGCACTCATTTGTTGTTGCATTAAGAATTGTTTATTGATCTTTGCCATACGGGCCTCTGTGTGTTAATATATGTATATTATACAAGAAAAAACCAGTCCTGTCAAGAACTGGTTTTTATTAAGTTAATCCAAATTATGGATTAAAAAGCGTCCATGTAGTTGTAGCTACGATCTTTAACCTTGCTCAAAACCAATTGTACGCCTTCCGAATTGGCAAAAACAAACTTGCCAGATTGGCTGTCAATTTTCTTGATATGGCTAGGATCAAACTTAATGTTGTTCCAGTTCCAATCAAAGTCGCCGTCTTCGTCCTTTTCGTCTTCGTACTCTTTAACATGGACGCTGACTTGTCCTTGAAGAGGGTTACCGCTCCATTCAATTCGTTCCATGTCAGTTTCCTTGACTTCTTCGCCGTCCTTGATAACTTTCATAGTGAACTTATTGCCCGAGTCAAACTCTGGCTTGACGTTCAGCATACGCAGAGCATCTTGAGGTTCTTCGTTGTAGCGATTCATTTCTTCAACAACTGCTTTCAACATGTCAAAGTTAAATTGTGCAAACAAGCTGGCAATTTGGCACAGCTTTTCAGCGTGATGCTGAAGATCTGCTTTCAAGTTGTCGGCACAATACTCCATAATGAAGCCAGCATCCAAACCTTTGTAGTCCAACATGTAGTACAATCGTCCAGGACGATTACGCATGTGTTGGTCGATACGCCACTTGTCGTTACAAGTCAACACAAACAATTTCTTAGATGGAAACACACCATCTAGCAAAGTCAATGCCTTTTCTTGGTCATCGCTATCGTAGACCTTTTCAAATTCATCAAACAATACCATACAAGGCTGTTCAATCATCTGCATGAACGCATTGAACTTGTCACCGACCCATGGGGCATTAATAACAATGCATGGAATCTCCATACGCTTTGCGGCTTCAATGGCCAAGTTCTTAGCCAACAGTGATTTACCGGAACCCTTTTCACCTGCCAGCATAACACCAGTAGAGGCTGTACGATCCATGAACGTATTCAAGATACGATCAGTGTTCTTGTCCAAGTCACCGTAACGCTTGCCTTTGATCTCGAAAGATTCAATGTGCTCCAGGTATAGAGGACCATCCATGGGCATCTCTTTAACCACGTAGTTACCTGCTGGCAATGTATCGTGAAGGTCCATAGCTTCTTTTGTAGAAACTCGGAATGTATTACCAGATTTTAGAAAATATGACATTGTACTTCTTTCAATGTGTTGTTGCTATGCGTAAATTATACAGTAAAAACAAGGGGTTGTAAAGCCCCTTGTTACATCTTACTTGCGAGCGTTAGCTCGAACTTCTTCAAATGTGTATTCTTTTTCAAGAGTACCATCCCAGAACACTGGCACTAGAGCCTTGGTCCAGCCTCGGTCAGCCCATTGCTTGGGTTCATCAACACTGGATACATATTCTCCAGTACCGTTGGTCCAAAGTGTAACACGACCCGCCTTTGACTTCTTACCGGGGTCAGTAATGGGGTCCTTAACAACATCAAACCATTCGGTTTTAAAACCTGATCCGAGATCACCGTCTTCGACCCAAACATCTCGACTCATTGCACTGCACTTCATAGCAAACTTCTGAGTATCGCGATCCACGATTTGAAGCAGGGCACCTCCCATGCCAAAAGCAATGTTATCGGCACTCCAGCCCATGGCCATAAAAGCACCAAGGATACTGCGAACAGTAAGTTCGTTGATGCCATCACCTTGAATCAATCGTACATTGTTGAGTACTTTGAAGCCCTTGCTATTGGTTGTGTAACCAAACTTGCTACCAAGGATCTCAATCAACTTGCGGTTGACTTCAACAGGATCACCACTGTCAGGACGAATAACAACAGTGGCACCACTATCGATAACCTGTTGGTGAAGTTCTTCGCCCCACAGCTTAGAGGCTGCGTTGTAGATATCATAACTATCACTGACAACAGCGAGGATAGTACCGGGACGAGCGAATTGAGTGAGCATGTTTCTGTAAGCATCAACTTCTCCTTCACGACCCCAACTTGTTACTGTGCTGTGTTCCATTGCTGGGATACTAAAGCCAGCGATGCCGGCATTGTAATACTCACGAGCAAACAAAATACCACTAATAGTATCAGTGCCCATAA